CCATCTACGTTTTTACGAACTTCCCAGAGATTACCATCGTTGCCTACTTTTTGATAGCCCACTGTAAATAAAGTGGCACTTTCTGTGGGAGATGGTCTCATATCAGAGGTTTGCGAAGGCTGAGAAGGAGTCTGCATCTGATGTTTCTGCAACTCTTTCTGTAACAGTTGAGTTACTGATCTCAGGTAGTTCGTTTGTTGTTCCGGATTCTCTTTTATCAGAGTCAGATACGCTTGCCAAAGACTCTCCATGTCGTGGTTCACTAACGGTACTGGTGGTTGTTCTGGTTTCATCCTTTGTGTCATCTATGATTACAAAAATTCTAGCGGTGGTCTCCAGGTCTTTCAGAGCTGGGTGTTTACGGATAGTCTGAATCTGTACATCAGATGCTTGGTACTTTTCCTGGATAGAACCAAAACCCAGATCATCTTTCTTAAGCCATGTGTAACCGTTGTCTAGGAGTTCTTTGATAGCCGATACGCCAAGCTGTACTTTTTCTACTGCCATGTTCCTTTGTTTTTGTGTATTACCACGTGATTTTAAATTGAGGCCCGTTGTTTTGTTCAATTATTCTGTTAGCCTCGTTAAACAGATTGTTACAGTCCCACTGCGTTTTAGTGTAAGCAGCTGATGCGGGATGAGATGCCTTTAGTATATAGTGACTCTGTGTAATACAGCTTTCCAGTTCCTGAGCTTTTTGGCCAAGCAGGACGAATATTAGCCCGGAGTTAGTGAAACTCAGCATGTCTATTACATACATGATGAAGTCATGCCAGATATCATAATGGGATCCTACCTTGTCTACCTGGCAAGTGAGTGCTTTGTTCAGCATGAGCACTCCCTGGTTAGCCCAGCGTGTGAGATCTGGATCATGATCTACTATCTCACCCGGGTATACCGTCTTATTGATAGCACTAAAGATCTGGTCTAAACTAGGCTGCACCTTACCGGTGTTACCACATGAAAAGGCAATCCCGTCTGCTACGCCCAGGTATGGATATGGATCCTGTCCAATGATCACTACTTTAAGCTGGTCTACAGGACACTCTTCAAAAGCTCTAAACACTTGTTTAAGTGGAGGAGTAAACCGTTTACCGGATTCTCTTTCATTGTACAAGACTTCCAAGATTTCTGTAAAATGTGTACTGTTTATAAAAGATCTTAGCTTAAGAGCCCAGCCGGATGGCTTCAGTCTTTCTATAAGTTTTTCCTTAATTTCTTTAAGGTCTACAGTTTGTGTCATAAAAGTTCTCTATTTTTGTAGGATAACATTATACCCTATGGCTAATACAGTTACTATGATGAAAAAGGATGCTGTCATCAACATCCAAATTGGTACTGGCTTTTTGCAAAGAATGCAACAAGTAGTTGCAGGTCTTGCTTCTGAGCATACTGAGGAAGAACTTGATGCTTTTCACGAACTTGTAAAAAAAGGTCAAACCGAATTTTCTGAAGAGTGGATGGATCACCTTTTTATACTTTCTGCTTTTGTTCACCTTGTTGAAAAAGAAGCTATAAGTCAAGGTGCTACTTTTGAAAAAGAAGTTGATACTCCTAGTACAGAAGAAAATTAACCTGTTCACCGATTTCTTGTGCTGCTTGTATAGCTAAGGAAAGTTCTTCTTTGGAACATTCTCCAAAGCTTTTAGCAAGAAAGTATTCTTTTCCTGCTACTTCCCTTGCTATACATAAGCCAGCTTTATCTTTTACAAGAATCTTCATGTTTTCTACAGTTTCACCAGTATGCATAGCCAGTTGACGTATGATTACGTGTAATTTAGCTAGCTGAGGAAGTGTGCCATCTTCGTGTTGTATTTCATAGAAACACTCCACTATACTACCCTCTGGTATTTTACTGATATACAGTTCCATCTGTTTAGACTGAGCACTGCTTATCTGTTGTAAAACACCATTGCGTTTGACATACTTACCTGTAAAGTGATGTGTCATGTTTTTCAGTGTTTACTTCATGATATTTGATTTTCTCGGGGTCCAAATCTTTCAGAGCTTCATTTACCCACCGTTCATCCACTGTATCTTTGTAACATAATATATGTACAATAGCAGTTTCAGTTGGGTTTAACCTGAGCAATCTACCTATACGCTGGTTGGATTTTCTTTCATTACCATATGCATGCATAATGATACCAGCTCTTAAGTTTGGAATGTTTATACCCTCGTTAAGTTGAAGAACACAAGAAAGCTCATTGATCTCTCCTGTTTTAAACTTAGCAAGGTTCTCATCTGCATCAGGGTTTTCTGAATGCACAGAATATTTACATATCCTGTCTGCCTGTGCTTGGGTGTTGCAGAAAACAATACATTTGTCTTCTATCTCATCAAGCAGATACTTTGCATACTTTTCTTTGGTTTGGAAATCCATCATAGTCCTCATCCTCATTACAGATGATATCTGTTCTTGCTTTTTAGACTGTGCCTCCATAATACGCCTGGTCCAGTATTCATAACTTTTCTGCTCAGAAGTATAAAACGTACCGTTTTTACCTTTTACAGGAAGTGTGTTACTTTTACCAATAGGCATTTTATGCACTATGATCCTATAATCATTTAAGATGTGATCATCAACAGCATTGTCAGTAATATATTTATACAGTATAGGACAGTACATTTGTACCATCTCTCCTTTTTCTGAACGCTGATATCTCGGAGGCGTACCGGTGAGTCCCAGTATTTTTCCTGCATATACAGCTAGAAAAGTATGATGTCCATACAGTAAGCTGTGACACTCGTCTAGAACTACTACATCATATTCATGAGGATTGTACTTGTTTAGGGACAGATAAGTTGTAAAGTCTGTTCTTTGCAGCATTGCCGGATCTATACCAAACCTCACTGCATCATCTTTCCAAGATTCAAAGATGCTAAGCTTTGGAGCAACAACGAGAGCCCTCTTAAAAGGACCCTCGTTGTAGTAATGCTCCAAGTATCTGAGCCCAATAAGAGTTTTACCAACACCCATAGAAATGCCCAGACCGCAACGTTTTTGTTTGATTGCAACCTGCAGGGCTTCCTGCTGGATTTGGTCTCTTTTAGTCATTAGTCAAATACTCTTTGTACTGTGTTATCAAATGGATTGAACTCCACCTGGTTATACGATCTGTAATCACCAGGAGCAAACACCATACGATCATGCTCATCATGGGTGAGTATACCCATACTGTTGAGCATGAAGCTGATGCTGTTGTCTGTTTGTTCAAACTCAATGTCTGATTTGGACTCCAGGATGTGTTTGTGTCCTACGATCTCACCCTCTCCGAGGACGATACGTCTTGCTTTCTTTTTTTCCATGTGTTTTAGGTTTCTGAATACATTAATGATAAATACTGTTCTTTGCTGAGATGGTAGTCCATACTTTTAATGGTAGACTGCTCACCTCTTTTAACCACGATAATATCACCCTGGCGATAGATGCGTTCAGGATTTTCTATATCTATACGTATAGTCCATGCAATAGCCTTAATGGCATCATACTTAGTGTTTTCATCACGTGCCCACCAACCGTTAGCATCTGAAGCTGCTTCCAGGGGTACATATAACCAATACTCTCTACTGGTGGTAGTACACCAGCATCTTACTGCATACACCGGTCTAGGTTTACTGCCCCAACGGTCCGTTACAAAAAGCTTTTCACCAGGCATTTCATAAAGTTCATATACATCTTCAAACTCATACTCGTAAGGATCGTTGTTGCTGTCCCAGCGGGTACGTTTTTTCTTGATGGTCTGCTTGTCAAGCAGTGTAGGATCAAGTTGCTTGAACAACTTTTCTACACCAATAGCATCAAAGTAAACCCTACGGTCTTCTGTATTTTCTTGCTTAAGAGCTTCTTCTACAGTGACCAGGATGATACTGTCCCACATTTCTTTTACAAAGTCCCTGAAGTCATGAAGACTTTCATGTGGGGTGACGTCTCTTTCAAAGTCACGGAAGTCTGTTTCATATTTAGTCTTCCATAAACGAAGAGCAGTGGAGAGGTCATACCCCTCCCTGCCATTTACTATATACTGTTGCTTGCTGTAATCAATACTCATCTTCTTGTGTTATAAGTTCTAAATAGATGTCTTTATCATGTGAGCTGTATGTACCAATAGAGAGTTCTGTAATAAACGCTACTAGGTTATCATCTTCTTCTTTGAACTCAATACGGTTGATACGATCATTTTGCCACACATTGCGGTATTCTGTAGCATTAGGAAGTTTTTGATAGGAAGCAATAGCTTCTTCCACCTGTTCTCCCAGACTTTCTTTAATCTGTTCTGCCACAGCTGTGTGTGTATAAGTGAGAAAACCATTGCGGAGGATAAAAGCTATGTCTATGATAGGCTCGTCCTGCTCAATGTTGTATTCTATAGCGTCAAACCAAAGATTCTTAGGGACCGTGATCTTGATAGAACACTCATAATTGTAGGTCTCATCTTCACTGTAATAGTCTGTACCCACAAATGCTTTTTCATTAACATTATAAACAGCTTCACCGCTTGCTTGAAACTCACCAGCCCAGGATCCATAATCCAACTGGTCATACATCCTGTCTATAAGATTAGAAATCACATCGGTTTCTGCACTATCTGTTACTTGTTCACCGTCTATTTTAAAATACACCCAACCAGAGTCACCACCACCTTCCCAGGCTATTGATAACTCATGTCCTTTCTCCACCATGTCGTCACACCAACTAATCAAATCTTGGGTTGCTACTAACTTTGTTGTCATCTTCTAAAGTTTTTTCTGTTACGTAATCAAGTTTCTTTTCTGCTATTTCCTTAAGCAGTTTTCTACCTTCTCCTGGTTTAAACATCCAACCTTCTACGGTCATGTTGTCCAGGTATTGTTTTATAGTGGGGATAAACCCTATATCTTCTTTGATATGCTGCTCACCAATAAAGCGGACAGGAACATTCTTCCCGTCTGAGTTAGTGATAACAGTTCCAAAGATTTGCTCACACCAGAAGATGCCTTCTGCATGGTGTCTGAGTGCACGGTGTCTCATGTCTGGATAATGAGCTTTAGTTTCATCAAACCAGTCATGGATCTTTATATAATCTTCCCACTTACCTCCGTATGTTTTAGCAGAGGACAGTGCATGATGATACGGGTGGCTCATGCTAGAGTTGATTTTTAGTGAACTTATTTACTAGGTATTCCTTGATCCATACACCCAGAATGATCAGCCATGTAATAGCTGCCAGTGGCCAGGCAAGGAACCATACCATAGGTAATAAGTAATCACCATCTGTTTCCAGTTTTCTAACAAAAGAGTTTATGAGCCAATATATTAGCCCAATGAGTAAATAAATAGGTAAGATCATTCTTGTTCTTTTAATCTGTTTTCTGAAAATCCCAGTTCTTTAGCTTCAGCTGGGTTGAGTTCTATCCAAGTATGACAATTACGACACACTGCTAACCACGTGGAAATCTTAAGATGATTTTCTCCACGACCTGCTTTATGATGTACATCGGTTGCATCTTTTGTACACCCAACCAGTCTTGCTTGACAGATTGGATGTACAATAAGAAATGCAGCACGTTTTTTACCATACTCATCCAGAGTTTCTCTCATCTTTTTAGAAATAGGAGAAACTTTTTTAGGTGGGTCTAGTTTATACCAGCAGTCTTTACAATACTTTTCTTTACCATGGGATTTCCATATGTGCTTAAGTTCTTTGCACCCTGCACATTGTTTGAGTTTAGCTTGTATCATGCTAGCTGAAAGAAGTTTTTAGGTAGCAGGTTTTCCTCTATGAGTTTAGAAGCTACATCCTGTTGACTTAGACCAAGTTCTTTGAAAGTGTGTGATTCTTTACTATCACGGTCATAGCCTTTTGTGTCTACCAATATTTTAGTAATAGGAGAGTTTGGGAACAGTGTTAAAAGAATAGAGTCAACTCTGTTATAGACAATTTCTTGTTTCCAACGATTAAGTATTCTCTGAGTTTTGGCATATTTAGCAAGAACACGAGCTTTTTGAAACTTAGGCATAACTTTTACATCTTCTACAGAGTAATAGCCAAGTCCATATACAGTTTCTGCATATAGTTTTTGTTGGATCTTATTAAATGCCGGTTTTTCAAGTTCTTGGTAACGTGTACGCCCCTGAATCTGAAGTTCTTCTACTTGAAGATTTTCATAAGCTAAAAACTTATGTTTGTTAGCATCTCTAAAGGAGATAATTATACCTTTAGAGTTAGCAGATGCTGTTTTGTGAGGGTTGATACGCATAGGTCTACATTTAGAAGGTTAAAGTTAGAGAACTTGCTACAGTTCTCCAAATAGTCTACAAAAAAAAGACCCCAGCCTAAGCCAGGGTCTTTATATAACTGTATAAGATTAAAGGGTGGCCACTTCAGCATTATTTGCTGTAGTCATCCTGCTAATCACTTTAGAAGCAGCTAACACTTCACGGATTTCTTCCGTATTAGTGTGCATAATCAGTTCATCCTGAGCATTGTCATTGGATGAGTAGAATGTCTGACGATAGATAGGTTGATCACCTACACGGCAGATAACACCGGTTTCACCTGCAACCTTAAGATCCCTGTCAGGGTTCTCAGGATTAAAGGGATTATGGCTTTCTACTACAATGATTCTGCCTGGAAGTTCCTGGCCTTCTGTAAAGCCAGCTTCTACTAGGTCTTTTACAGTGCCTTTGATTAAAGCTGAACGCTTGGTGTTTCTTAACCAACCATTTGCATTAATTACTGTACAACCTTGTTCTACACGGATATATCCGTACTCAGGGTTGTTCTGAGATACTCCAATAATGTTTCCATTCTGGTCTGCGGTGACTCTCACTTTAGTAGTCATACTTTGTTGATTTACATATTAAAAAAAATACCCCAGCTGTATTTACAGCCAGGGTAACACGTTATAGAAAACTGAGAATTATTCTTCCTCAGGTTCAAAATCTAAGTCAGGATCAGATAGTTTTGTTTCTTCAGGTATATCAATCAAATCTTCTATTGCATCTATTGGATCAACTGATGAAGACTTATCTTTTTTGCTTAGTACGGATCCAAACCATGGGTTTTCTAAGACTTCTCCGTAATTATATGCAATAAGATATTCAAGTTCTTCATCAGACATTTCCAGATACTGTTCAGTACTGATTTCTATTACCTTCCCATTAGGAAGTTGGTATAACATAGGTAGTGGATATTCTTATTAGTATAAAAATAACATCTACAATTAGTTATACAAAATATTCTAAGGTAAAGTCAGTATCATAGAGCTATAACTATTTTTTACCCTGTCTGTTTATACCTGCTAACTTCTTTTTCCAGTAGGCGTTGGTTTTATTTATGTCTTCTTGTCTCTTGTCAAGCTTAGTTTTAAGTTCTGCAACTTCTTGTTCAAGTTGTTTTACTCTGGAGTTACTAAAAAGTTTTTTCAACCAATTCATATAGTTATAAAATAAAAAAGGGACCACTATGAGCCCCTTTAGATTAAGTAATAAAATATCAGACTAAAAGTTAATCTCTATGTGATCTTTAGAGATGTTTACATTTTTAGCCTTTCCGGATACCTGAACAGATACCCCATTTACAAGAAAATTCATTCCTGATTCTGCAGCAACCTGTATTTCTTTTTTTGACTCTGCAACAGAGCTTACACTTTGTACATTTACAGAACCAGTAGGTCTTTTACCTCTTACGTCAGGAAACTTTAATCCTTCTTGTTTAAACCTGTTCTTGTAATTATGTACAGAAGAAATAGCAATATTAAAATGTTTAGCTATATCTTCTGGTGCAACACTGTTTTGAACCATCACCCTCATTTGCTGAATGTCATCCAATGATAGACGTTTGTTAGCCATAAACTATAGTTTAATGTACAATATTAATACATTTTCTATAGGATGACCGAGATTTAAGCGGTTTTAACCCAGCTTATCTAAGATCTTTTTCTCCAACCTTTTGTTGGAGATCCGAGCATAGATAGCTGCGGTTTTCATGGTAACACCTAAAAGTTCTGCTACTTCTTCAAGATCAAACCCATTGTCCATCAGTAACATAGCAAAAGAGTGCCTGGCTGTGTGCACTTTGATCTTACGATCTACACCAGCCATTTTGGCTATGTCTTTGACATAGTCTCTCATGTTCTGTTCTGATATGTTAAACGGGTTGTCTCTACAAAATACCAGTATTTCAGATAGTCTGCTGTGCACAGGTATGGAGACCAGTTTTTTGTTTTTTTTGGTCTTTAGTAATATCCGTCCAGCAGATACCATGTTATCATAGGAGAATTTCTTAAAGTCACTGATGCGGTAACCGGCATAACAAGACAGCAGGAAGTAATACCCGCTCATTTTCATCATAGGTCTGTTAATAGCATCACAGACTTTTTTAAAGGCAGCTATTTCATCTTCAGATAGATATTCAGGTATACCTTGTTCATATACAGGAACAACATAACTTTTATACCGGTCTTCTTTGATGAGCCCTTGATTTTTAGCCTGTTTTAAGAAACCTTTGATGTTCTTCATCTTTTTATGCACAGTGTTATGATGCATCTTTTTAGAACGAAGATGTTGTTCGTACAAGTTTAGCCAGCTTATTGAAATCTTGCTAAAATATAAGTACTTGTCATAGTCTTCTAGTTCTCTTCGGATGTCTTCATATACATCAATGGTAGCGTTAGCTTTTTTACCCCGCATTTGTTGTTCATACTCTGCAATAAAGTCCGTAAAGGTTTGCTTTGAAAGAGCTTCACCACGCACAGCTTTCTGCAGCATTTCCAAGCTCACATGTTGTACATCTAACAAGTCTAAAAGATTTTGTTCTATCTCTACAACTTGCTTATTTAACATAGCCGTAATCTTGGTCTTGTGAGGATGATTGACTATTTCCCGTCCCTGGAGCTGCTCAGGTCGTAATTTAAAGTCAGTAGAAGCATAGGCATGCATACGGTTAAATACTACACGGATAGCTAACTTGTGAGTGTTATCTTTATCTGCTCTAGCCTGCAGGTAAGGTTTGATTGTATATCCCATACCGCTAAGCTAAAAATTTACAACAGTTTTTACAACATGTTTACAACACACAGGCTAGAAAATACTATAATGTGCTAGTTTTAACTTTACGTAACAGGCTGAAAATGAAGAAAGCCCCTGATTATCAAGGGCTTTCTGCGGACCGGACGGGACTCGAATGTTATTTCAAGATGCTTATCCAGCTTATGTTTCAGTGTTACGACTATACATTTTACAACTGGTTTACAACAACTGTTAAAACTTAGGGTTGTCACCCATAATCTTCTGTTTGTTGTAAAACCTGGTTCCACCTACACCCACCCTGTACATATCAGGGGTGATTCTGCCTTTACTTACATACCCTATAAGGGTTATTTTTTTTATACTGAGCAGCTCACATACTTCTTGTTCTGTGATCCACTCTTCCTGGGTTACTAAAGCTTGTTTTACCAAGCGTTTTAGCTCAAGCCAGTCTTTACGGGGTACAGTTACAAAGTCGGACATATAACAGTTTTAGGAAAACTTTTTATAAAGACCGGTAAATCTTCCTTCAGCAGCATTAGTGCCTTCAAACTTAGGAATATCAAGTAGCTCAATATTATCTATAAGCTCACCGTCTTCATTAACTTGCTTACCTTTTCTCAGTATTTCTTTAATAGTAGTCTGAACACCTTCTTCAGACTCTATACTTATAATCAACACTTCTTTTTTTACGGGAAGCTTTTTCCAGCTAGACATTAGTTCTTCTTTACTGATATTTTTGGTATCAGCTTCACGCAGCCAAGCTTCAGAAGCCCAGGCTACAGCGTTGATATCAAATTCTTTTCTTACTTTATCAGCTATCTGAGGAACAACGTCATCTACAAACTCATCTTTGCCTTCTTCAGTATCCATATACTTAGATGGAATAGGTACATGAACAATTGCACTTTTACCATCTTCTTTGTGCACACCTAGCAAAGTGATAGAGGGGTTTAATCCGCCTGATTCTATAAGGATTTTAGTTATCAGTTCAAGATAACCATCCTTCATACTGTTATACTCTTCTGTAGTCATAACTAAAATGCTGCGTCATTAAACGCTTTATGTGTCTTCACTGCTGGTTCAAAGAAGAACAACTGGTTTTCTACGTATGAGTCTTCCTCATCGTTCACCGGTATATGTTCTACTTCTACAAGCAGCTGCGACTTGTTAATAAATTTAGTTATTGTACCAACACGCTTTCTTTGTACATACAAACTATCACCTTCATCATATGCACTGAAGTATGCAGGTGCAACCGGTGCATTACGTGCATACTCTGTACGACTGCCGTCTTCGTTAATACGGAATATGTTGTACATATCAGCCTGATCACCTTGTACGTTGAAGATGTCTTTGAACAAAGCAGGATCCTGCTGGTGGATGTTGACTTCTTCCACTACAGCTTTTACCAGGTCCATCGTGATGATCGGAAGTTCTGAGATCATCTTGATAGTGCAGTCACGCAGGTATGTATGAATAAGTTTATCATCCACTACTTCCATGATGACGTCAAGGGTCAGGTCTGTGTAAGACTTAATGTAACGGATGCGGCTTGGACGCTGTAGCATATTACGCTCAATGCTTAGTTCATTAGTAGTGAGCAGAAACATCTTGCGTGTGTCTGTTCTAAATGCTCCATCCATTACAGAAAGCAGAGAGTTGTCGTATTTGTTATAGATTTTCTCGTACTCATCTATAAAAATAATTACGTCCTGCTGTATGGAGTTGAGAAAACTTACCAACCCACCATAATGTTTTTGTACCAATATCACGGGTAGGTTAAGCTCATTACAAATCAGCTCAGCGGTAACGGTTTTACCAGTGCCTTTCAAACCATTGAGCAGTATACCCATGTTACTAGTAGTGTTGTCCCAGCTTTTCTTTACACGTTGTATAAACTCTGTCTCTACGCCATAGATCTTATACGGGAAAGAAAACTTGTCCTGCACATGATCAAGGTAGAAAAACTGATAGGGTTCATTATACTCCAGGCGGTATACACCTGGTTCAAGTAGTTCTTGTTGATGGCTGATTTCTGATAACCGGTAACTATTACCGGATTTTGACCAAACATTGTTCATACGGTGATTCTTTGAGTTTCATTATTAAGATGGTCCACTACATTTTGTAGTTGGTCTATATGACCAGGATTGAGTATAAACTCATCCCATGCTCCATACTTGGATGTATATCCAAAAATATATTTGACACCATACTTTAACCTATACCAAAAAGATCTTTTGATAAGGTGGACGTGTACATATGCTTCTGGTCCATAAAGTGGATCAGTTGTTTTATAAATCACCATTTGGTGTTCTGTACTGTTACAGGAACAGATTAATATAGACTGCATGTTATTGATTTACAGTTTTGCAATAAGGACACGTAGGAACGCTTTTCTTGTTCTTAAAAACGGTCTGCGTAAACCGTTTACGACAATTTCTGCAGAGGATCCACTTGGGAATTATTTTCGTCATCATAGACATCCATGTTACAGTTTTCTCCCTGGCAGCAGGGACCAATATTGTTACCACACACGGTACATTGTATATGACCGTGTACTTCTACTTGATAAGTGGGTCTGTTACAAATAGGACAATAGTTCATAAAATATTTTTAATGATTAGAAAAAAAGACCCCAGAGTGGAAACCCCAGGGGACGATTTATACTCCTTATTCCAGGTTAAGCTGGTGTGGAGGTGGTGGGAATCGAACCCACGTCCAATAAAGAAGACAACAAGTAAAACGTCTCACATGCTTAGTACTGACTATTACTTGTCTACTACCGTTAAAGTGATAGTACAAGGTTCATCTGCACCGTAAGAGCTGACCGTATTATGGTCCGATCCACCACCTGGTTTTAGCTATCAAGTGTGAAACCAGGAAAGTCCACTATACTTGCTCTTTCTGTTGCCAAGCCGAGCAGGCTCCGTAGGTTAGGCAGCGATAGCTACTTCACCGAAGAGAGATGCAAGAATTGCATCACCTTCTGCTACACGGTCAGACTGTGTCATGCCGTTTATTGTTTGCAGTTTGTTTAAGGACCACTTCTACCAAAGGTCCGCATGTTTACTTGCCTCTCGCTCTACTGTCGAAACCAGGCACCCCCATATTAGTGTATCATTGACTTATGCTGTATTACAAAAGCTTCATCAGTGATGAGATGAACTGTTTTGCTTCTGGTGTTGTACACATTGTAAGCGTTGATTCTTACTTCAGGGAATACACCATACTCTGAATTAACTGTGCGGTATGTATAAGATCTGCCTACAATGTCACCTACGTATTCAATAATAGGAGTGCCCATGCAGGTTGCTATCACTTTATCACCTACATCAAATTTGTAAGGGTTTTTAAGATCTGCTACGTCTTGAAAGAGTGTAGCTAATAAATCCTTAAGTTCTTGTTGCTGTTCTTTGTTCTTAAACATGTTTGGTCTTTTATGGATTTTAAAAACTGTTAACCAGGGCTGGGTTCCAACCAGCGTTCATACCACAAAGGGGTGCCTATTCTCTTGGCTACCTGGTTAATATCTTCTTTTTACTTTCTCTACGCTGTAGTCCCATTCACTGTCACTATCTAGTTTGAAGTAGTAATGACCACCGCTTTCTGTAGCCCGCAGCCTGTGTGACCACAGTGCAGTCTTCTTGAGTTCATAGATGATGTCTTCATTTCCAGACCAACCAAGCGTGTGTATCTCTAACAGTCCATCTTCTTCACGGATGGCATCATCATAAGTCCAGATGCTTTTGATGTAGTCTATGAGGCCACGGTAATCCATATACAGGTGACCGAATTTATATTTGCCCTCATCTTCTATGAGTATGTGCCAGTTCTTTATATAGTCCAACGCTGCCTCTGTAGGATAACCATCTTGGTCCATCAGCGTGTCAGGATAAGGGAACGATATTGATTCTAAAGTATCAGACATATTATACTGTTTTATTGACTGCTCGTCTCCCCTGACAATATTTGAGGTAGCTCAGCCCTCGAGTCAAGGAGACGGGAGTCATACTCTTGGTTTTATACACAACCAGATTAACCCATGGTGTGATCCGGGGAGCTAAAAATGACACTCTAACTTATCCAACTTACAAGTGTCGTGGCTGTCCTCTCAGGATGTACATCTCTGTACAGGGCCTTTTTACTGTCATACAGTGAGAGTAAGGAATAGACCGTTTGCACTGTGACGCCAGATACCAGGTGATCAGCCTGCCGTTAACAAGTAACGATACTTGACCATACGGTTATCATACCGTTTCTCATCGTCTAGATCCAGACTATCCGTAGATAAGACGGAACGTAAGTTTTAGGAAAGCAGGAGATGGGTGCGTGGACACCTGCTTTTACAACTGGCATTACTATCCGATTAGGTACACCTGTACCCAGTCCCAGTTAACCTAAGAAGATTACCCGCACTTAGGATTTTGACTACCTTCCTTTCGGTACGTAGCTTGCTCATCCATATGCAGGTTTGTTGCAGAGGTGGGATTTCAACCCACGTCCTCCGGGGAATCAACCCAGAACTCTATTCTCGCGGTAAGGATGACGGATTATCAGTTCCGGTCCTCTGCTTTCTGAGCTACTCTGCAGGATCCATGTTTAAGGCACACGGTAACCAAGCCTATAGCATTTATGCAGACAATGAAAGTTTTTTACGCTCTCTATAGTTGTATACATCCAATAACACTTTGACAAAGTCTTCTGCTTTGGGATAGTCAAACAAACTCACATGACGGATCTGCAGTTTAGCCATAAACTTTTCCCAGTTAAAATCTTTACAGTTTGAAAGATGGATGAGTGCATATACAAAAGCACGTCTATTCCAACCTTTGTAAAAAGTGCTGATTTCTCTGAGGTGAGAAAGCAAGCTTTTAGCTTTGTTTTCATGCATGACAACAAAAGTTCCCTCTTGAAAACCTCTTTTAGTCATAGAACCAATCTGAGTGTCTTTGAGTGTATACTTGTTTTCTAATATGGAACACAATACACCATCTTTAAGCTCAGGAAACTGTTTCTTGTACTTTAAGAAGATTTCATAATTAGGATTACCCTGCTTAGCATGGTATTCTGCAAAATCAGATGCTATCCAACCAGATCCGTTGTTATTGAGCTCAAGCATGTCAGAAGCTTTATAACCACTATCTGCTATTGTGTATTTAACAGGAAGTGCTAATGTTTTACATGCCATATAACGGTGCTGACCATCAATAATATTACCTTTTTGATCAATCAAGACAGCTTGTAAATTGCCGTTAGTTCTTGTGATACTCTCTTTAAGTTTAGTAAGCTTATGAGGTTTGATAGTTCTGTTCAAAGGATCAAATTTGAACATGGAATAGTCAGTTGTTAATCTGACTTCTGATACTTTTTTATTCATGATATCAGTTTTAATGGATTAATGGTTAAAAAATTAAAAAAGATTAGTTGTCTATCCCAGGGACTACGTTCAGTAACGTGGGCAGTCTTAGTGAGTATGAACCGTTCGTTTGACGGAGCTCTATCATCATGTCGTACTACTGAGTCGGAACTGGTCGGAGGCCGAACAAAACTTAATAGTAGGCTCCTGGGATCAGACAGACTACATTGACTCATCGTAACAGACCATGCCCCTGGAGGACTTAGTGGTTTGAAACAATCGGTCAAAGAACTTTATTTGAGCAACACAGTTATTCGTGTTGTCATGACACCATTAGGTATTCTTCTAATAACACCTTTTTGTTCAAGCAGCTTGAGATTACGTTTTACTGTGGGTGGTGTAATACCTAACTCAGCGGCCATTCTGTTTACGCTTACAGTTAACTCATTAGTCAGACCATCTGCATATGTAGATAAGTAAGCATACAAAGCTTTTACAGTGGTATTCAGTTCAGGATCAGACATTACAGCTTTGGATACCATACCAAACCCACCGGCTATCCGTGGATTCTTTTTCACAGAGTTAACTTTTAAAAGTGTAGAACAAATGTAGAACTATTTATGAGTTCTACAAAGAAATAAAGAAAAAAATTAAGGAGGTAACTAAGTTACCCCCTTGTATTTTTAGTCAAAAAGCCCATTTATGAGCCCGTCTACATCAAAACTACTGTCATTGCTACCCTGAAGAGGAAAACCAACCAGTTGCATGTATTTAGAGAAGTTGTACTTACTCTTTTTTACAAGCTCGATTCTTTGTACTACGTTTTCTTCTGTCAGTTTACCGTTAACATCATCTTCTATGTCATCATCTTCTTCTCCTTTGGCTTTGTCAGAAGCTTCTTTGAGTTTGTGAAGAAGTTTTAGAAGCTGAATCTTCATGGCATGTTCAGAATCTTTGTCGTTTTCCATTTGCCACTGCATAAAAGCAGAACCGGCCATTTTGTGATACATGTTAAACTGGAGAAGAGTAATTTCATACTCTAAAGGATCGTGTGTCATACTAAGCACACGTTCAAGGTCCCCGCTGACGGTTGTCAGTTGTTTGGGAGTCTCATCTCTGCTTGGAAAAAGCTCTATGCTCTGCAGAGAGTTTGCAAAATGGCAGAAAAAGATTCTTTCTCTGCATGTAATCATAGTTTCACGAGAAACACCTAATGCTCCGTGAATTGTTTCTTCATGGTGGTTAAACCGATGGTTTTGTAAAATCATAACTTAAGATTGATGGATGTAAAAAAAAGATCTTATAAACTATACCTGCCTTAACGTAACGAGACTTAACTAACCTATACCCACCTTACCATGCCTACCTTAACTGCCGTAACAAAACTCAACGAACCCGTTCTGACGTAACCCCACCTTGCCTCACCTCAACCGTAACTGCCACACCAAATAACAACACACCGTTACACAACGCATCGTTCCATTCCGTACCCGTAACTGCCGTACTATACCGTAACGCAACACACCGCACCGAGCCTCACCTCTCCATGGGGAACCTCCACATACCGTAACTGCCTTACCTGAGCATACCGCAACTTACCAAGCCCCTCCACGCCTTACTTCTCCGGAACTGCCTTACCATAACAATGATTACCGTTACCCACCTCATCTTACCCGGCCTCACCACGTCTCACCGTATCAGGAAAATATTAGTTAAGTGTGTCAATAGCGGAAGCTATCAACGTAGTAGTTTGAGAGAGTTCTTTGTAAATAGCTAGTTTGTTTTTTAGTATCAAGAGTTCTTTCTTGGTTCTCATCTTGATAAAGTTGATGTCATCAGGACTGAATGTCTCTATGTTCTTGTACTGGTTACCAGCTGGTGTACTGATCACTTCATATACAGCAATGTTCTTAGGCTGTCCGTCAGAGATGATCTTCACCTCAATGTTGTTCAGGATGGTACGAGCCTGCTGTAGTCTGTAATGCTCTGCTGCCACTGAATCATTCCACTCAAACAGAGAATGAAACAGTGCGTTCTTGGGTCTTGATGCGTTAAGTACATTCTCGGGAGTTAGAGAGCCATAAAGGCCCTCTATTCTCTCGAGTTCTTGTACAGCATCATTGATGTCAATACCTTTAGCTAAACCTGCTAGCTTCCAGGCGTAATCTTTGATTAACTGCATGTCTATTACATTTTAGAAGTGTCTTGTACATGTGAGTCAAGTTCTTGAGCAAGTACAAACCTGCCATAGTTAAACTTACCTTTCTCAGGTCTCATCTCACCAATACCACAGCCGTAACCGGCTGCTTTTACTAGTTGGTGGATTTGGTCCAGGGAAAGAACACCAGCGTTGAACTCAATAGTCAAATTAGCTGACCACTCAGGATATTCAGGACGGAAACGGATATCTGCAGCACCCATACCTACACGGACCATGTCTCTACGTAAACGGCTTTCACCATAGATACGTACAAGCTGTGATTGTTCATCATCAGCTTTTACAAAGAAGTTGGTTTGCGTGTCTTTCATGACCATGCCGATCATCTTGGCACCACGTACCATAGCTGCTTTGAAACCTGCAGCTGGGAAACCTTCCCAACCATGTTCACTGTAATGTTTTGCATTCTCAACATCTTCTTCTGGTACCTGTATCTCATGCTTTTTGTTCTTAGCACCACCATTACGGATGCCTATCATCATGTCAATGGCTTTGTTACTAAACTTGTTTACAATAAGAGGAGATACACCTGAGATAGGAATGACTACATGTTTGATGTCAAACTGTTTGATCTGAACTGACTTGTTTGCTGTTGCCATACAATTGGTTTTTGAAATTTTACACTGTGAGGAATAAAAAAGGAGGGATTAAAAACGGTCCGACAGGCTTACGTGTTTAACGTGGTTGCCTATTCTGATTGTAAATTCAGAACCTCGTGCCATAATGGACACGTTTAAGTCGGCTGACCATTTACTGAAAGCTTCCATGTCTATAGGTTGCTTAGCTTTCATATAGGTTTTAACTTGTTGTGGAGGCTGTGGATCAGCAAGACCCAGTTTTAGGAGGAACTTTTTCATATAGAATATGATTTGGTTACACAAAAAGGTGGTTGCCCCTTGATATAACATCTCAGGGCAAACCATCCATATTAAATGTTTTACTTAACTCTTTCCTGCAGGATGTACTGTCTACCAGATACTCTGATGGTGTCACCAGATCTGAATGCTGAGTCAGCTTCAATGATTTCTATCTCATCTGAGACATACCTGTTTAAAGTGCTCTCACTGATCCAGGTGTAATGAGCTCTAAAGGGCACATCACGCTCAGCAGCTGCTAATTGAGAAAGAGGTTTCCTGTTACCGGATTTAGAACCACATGATACCAGCAGTATTGCCAGTATGATGATAGATAAGAACTGTTTCATTTGAATAATGTGTATGTTTGGTTATTAATTATTGGTTATCTGCAATGAAAATGCTGTCCAATACACCAGTTTTATGATATGGTACAGCTGCCACTTTACGGCCAAAACTGTATATCATTAGACTATCATCTTCAAGAAATAACTGATACTCACTAGTTTCAGTGAGTGTCAGGTTTTCATTACGCTGCCACCTGCCATCAATCAAACCCTGAGCTATTTCTTCAGCGTACATATGTTCGTGGCGGGTTCCGTTAGGCTGTCTTACGGTAAACATGGGTCTTTCCTCATCTGATTCTTCTATAATGAGTATAGAGTCATCATTAATGTCACAAGAGAACAGAGAGAGCATAATGAGGCATAAAACTGTGATGGTAGATTTAGAAAAGTTCATTTTCGGTTTTTTTTCTGTTATCAAGATAAACTATCAAGTAAATAGTGGCTGCTAGATATCCTGCAATACCCGTAAAAATCAGAAAGGATATTTGACCAGTGTCTAGATTTTCAATCTTGAGAGGTATTGCTACTAAGATTGTTGTGGTCAAACTGTACATAAGTATACAGATTGACAAAATGACTTTTTGTTTCATAAACTAATTATGATTTTGAGATTGAGATAAGAATGCATTAATACGAGGTAGATGATAGTCTAGCTCGTTAAAGACAGTGGGATGGTTGTCTCTTAAATACTCATATTTCACTCTCTTAAAGTGATCATACACATCAGCCCATTGTCTGGTTCCTATTACAGTTTCAAACATTTCAGGTGTAATAGCAATCTCAAAACCTATATCACGTTGAGAGCTTTGGAAAACAACAGCTGTCTCGTCATCGTTAAAATTTCGGTACTGGATCCACATGGGATTTTCACTATCAGACATGCCTATAACCTTGTATAGACACGTATGTGCTTCCAAGTTGTTAAGGAACTCAGCAGTTACGTATTGTATAACTTCATTTACAGTCATAAAATCAGTTTTAAAGAATAAAAGAAAAGGTAAACCAGAGCTCTAAGGCCCCAGTTCACCAAAAAAATCAGATTAACTCCAGGTAAGACTGTCTATTATAGCATCTTGTTCTCTATCCCATGCAGTTTCAGCATCAGAAATAGAAGTAAATAGATGCATAACAGCAAAACTATCTTTACTGTCTTCAATAAATCTTTGAACATTTTCTTCTCCGGTTACTAAACGGGAGATTCCGTGGTTCCATCTTTGGAACGCGGCAACGTAAGTGTTGTTTTGCATAATAAAGTTTGAAACTGTTGTTTATTAATCACCCATATCTACACAGTAGATGAGTTTAGAGCCATGGGACACCATAATAGTGTATGAACCGGACTGATTACGATACTGTTCCATCCAGTCGTCCAGTGCTGGTGGAAAGACACCTGCGTTCAGCCATCCCATGTGTGTATAGCCTTCTTTTGAAAGAACTTCTATAATTGTTCTGGGATAGTAATCGTCACGGTCTATTTTACCTGCTTTACACATATTTAGTGTAAGCGGTGTGTAAGGAACTGAAATGCAATGCATATGATATGTGATGGTTTGATGACAAGAAAAAGAGCTGGTGGTTTATGTAAAATGGCCCAGCTTGCTCAAGGCTTGGGTTGAAAACTGCCAATTGCTTGGCTAGATACAATCGGTACATAATAGGTAATAAGAAAAATCTACCACCTTACCTGTTACATCATAGAGACTATCCGATTTGGTTTACACCCAGATATCCCTCCGTAAACAGGAGTTAACAATGAGTCAACATATGTCTACCGTCTCGAGCCGTCATATGACGACCCACTGTGAGCTGTATCTGTAGCTCAACAGAAACCCGGTTACAATACTTCTGTGCTCCTAACAACCGGGAAGCTCAGAGAAGAGTTAGAACAGCTAACTACTGGACAGTTATATAGACCTGACAACTTAGTAATATGTTATAGCCATTTTATCCGCACGCCCTGGCTATGTCTGGGTTTAGAAGAATGGTAAAAGAGGAAGAAAAGAGGTGTGGGTTGCCTATCAACCTCACACACTCCCCTTCTATGTCTTAATTAGTAGCTAACAGTGCAGTATACACCAAGACGTGAGGTAGTATAACGCACTCTCTTGAGAACCAGCGTGTTAATACGCTGTTTCATGTAATGATACCAGTTTCTGAACAGAGTGTAACTCTGAAACAGAATTGTTCTGACTCTTTTCATCTTAGATGATTTTGGATGGTTATAAGTATAGAAGTAGAAGAAGAAAAAAAAGGGTGTATGAACATGTAGCATGAAAAGGAGAACCGTGGCTTTGTGCTCACGGCTCTCCTGAGTAACGTCCAAAAGAAGAGCACCCTTAGAGGGTTGCTACTTCTTTCACGTTCTGGTTGAACACCCAGTAGCTATCGTAGCTGCCTTTAGCCACGAATAGCGGTGATGACAGGTTCACCTTTTCTGCAAAGTAGAGTCTGCCTGCAACTGTGTCTGCAAACATTCTACCTGTACCCTTGATGACCTTGATGCTGTCAATGCCGTTCATTTCTTTAAAAGCCTGCAATGAGATGCTGTTCAGTGGAGTTTGTTGTGTGCTCATGTTATAAGTTTTTAAGTTAACACTGGATTTAAGGGGGGTGCGGAGCTCAGGTGAGTGAGGCCGGGGGTTGTAAAGGGAGAGGTACCCACATCCTCTACTACCCATCTTGCCAGTACACCAAGGGGGGGGTTAGAAGCTCTAGAAAATGACCCGGGGGAAGAGCTCTCGTGGGATCACCCATGATCCCTAAACATAGTATAGAGTAGAGAATGTATTATATAGGTATGTAAAGGGTATCACCAGTGATCCCTTGGAGAATATGTTTTGGTCTACAGAATAGTTCTCTATATCTTTGTATAGAAACATAAATCCTTTATAGTATGACAGACATGCTCATCTACACAGATCTTAACTCCCTGATAGAACTGTACAAGAACGATGACCTTCCTATAGACCAGATGGCTTTTCCGTATAGACAGCTTAGCGGGACCACCGCCTGGGTGCATAGAGACGAGCTCAAGAAGCAGGTGGCTCTACAGGATGCATATCCCCAGGCAAACACACAGAAGGCAAAGAAATGACCGATGTCACCTTTGGTGTAGTGATAACTGTCTACCTTTACACTTACGCCTGTTTAGTTACTGTATGGTAACTAGATAACATCAAAATGATTTTTTTAGCTAAATCAAGAAATTTAGCATAAAGTGGTTGTTTTTTTGCAGGTTAACTAAATGAACTACCACTATGCTCGCATCTTATTTAATGAACCAGGCCTCAGAGATGTGGGGTAAAAAATGGAGATCTGCTATCATCTGGAATCTTAAAGACGGACCTCTGAGATTTTCCCAAGTAAAATCAAAACTTCCTGGTATATCTATGAAGGTGTTATCAGAGACACTAAAAGACCTGGAAGATTATGACCTGATTGTAAGAACACAATATCCAACTATTCCGGTAAAGGTGACCTATGAACTACATGAAGACACCAAACCACTTATAGAAGCTCAGGTTCTTTACGTAAAGTGTCTAAAAGTTTATTTCTACAAGCACCAACATCAGTATGAATTTCCCAATTGGGTTTTAGAAGCTCTTGAAAAAGAGCAGGTTTCCAACAAGTAACTATCTCACCCCTCTACATTATTCGTGCTGTCTTTTATACAGAAAATAAAAGACGCACGTTTTTTTTGTCCCTGATGTTATACACACAGGGTGTATAAGTATATAGAACTTTTTAAGCTCTACAATATAAATTTGTAGAGTTTAAACTTATTAAGTATATTATAAGTGTACCCCTATGGAAAATCAAGAACAACTATCGCATTTTAGAGAAGCCAAAAACAAGTATGGTAGGGTGATCTACGTACCTGTAGTTGATGTAAGAGATGGTATGGCCGAGCGTGCTCTGGCTGAACAGATCATCAAAGCAACAAACAAGTCCAAGTACATAGTGTACAACCAATACCATGTTTCTAAGAAAAACCAAACCTTATGACAAACACTGTACACAAGTGCAAGATCTATTGCCACAGTATAGATCCAACCCAGGCAGACATATTGGGAATGTCAGATGACACCGGTAAGTGGTTGCCCTTTGCTTTCCATATGGATATTGTCATAGCCTGTAAGCTAACTACAGATGAGGATGACAATGAAACATTTGGATGCACCAGCATCTTTACAGAAAACGGTGACACGTTTATTCTGGATACATCTTACAAAATCTTCCAGGACCTATTTCTCAAATATCATAACGTAGAATCTACAACTGATCCGGAACCAGAACTCTAACCTATAAAAAACCAAAATATGCAAGAAGAAAATGTACAAGAGCAGCAGTCTGCCACACCCCCTACAAAAGAAGAACTAATCCAGTTTTTTCAGGAACAAATTGATGTAAAGAAAGTGCAATACGAGCTCCAGGAACTGAACACCAAGCTAGCGGTGGCCAGGGCTGAGGAGCTAAAGGCATTGTCTTTTATTTCTCAGATGACCAATCCTAAAGCTCAAGGATCTGAGTATGAAGGTGGCACTCCACACACCATCACCCAGGAAGACATGGATAATAATCCGGAACTGGCAGAACAGGGCATACAGGTGGGTGATGAGGTGTTGATTCCTCAAACAAAAGAAAAGAGATCACTGAAGAAGAAATAAGTAATGCAAACGCTTTACAATCTAAAGGACATTAAAGAGTCTTTTAAGTTTGAACGTGAGCATCCCAAAGAGTTGCGTTGGGATGACAAGTACAAAATGTACATGTTGACCCAACATGGTAAATGCCAGGGTGTTTGGCTCAGGGATAAAACTCACGGACTGGTTGCTGAAATGATTGTAAGCTGGGAGAGTGATAACATCCTGCACGCAGACAGTATAACAGTGTTACCAGAGTTTAGAAGAAAGGGTTTAGCTACACAGCTTATAGAAGAAACCCTTAACTGGGCAGAAAACATGGGTTTTGAATACATGGTGGGTGAGGCAAGAAAAGGCAGCTCTTGGAACGTGTTTGAAAACCTTGGTGCGTCACCTCTGTTTGAGCACAAAAACTGGAACGGTACGGGAGAAACGTACATGTTTTTTAAAATGAAGATTTAAAATGGCAATAGTAAATCAGGTGGATAAAAGAGTCAGAATGAACCGCTGGGACATAGTTAAGTACCAGCTGATGACTCATTGCTACCTAACAAAAATACAGGTGAGTGAAAATGACCTGGAATGTCTCACCCTTCTTGCCATCAATGGGGAACAGGAGCTAACCAGCTTTTGTAATGTAGCCCATGATGAAAAGATCTTTTCTTCTACGCAATCCGTAAGGAATTGCCTTACCAAAGCAGAAAAAAAGAACTTGATAAAAAAAGAGGGTAAGAACAAAAAGAAGATCTACATCAATCCGGAACTCAATGTTCATGCAAATGGTAACATTTTGCTTGACTTTAAATTTTTAAGTGTTGAAACCAAGCAAGGCTAAAGACTTTATTCCTGAGGTGGCTGAGGAAACCGGCTTGTCAGAAGATACAATAACTGCTATAGTTAATTTCTATTGGCAAGAGGTTAGAAAATCACTTTCAGGACTTAAACATAGCCGGGTTCACGTCACCAACCTTGGGGATTTTGTAATCAAGCACTGGAAGCTGGATGAGAAAATTACCAAGCTGGAACGCTTTGAAGAAAATAACAGACTGAAAGGTCTGCAGCAAATGACTGCTAGGTTTAAAACAGTGGAAACACTGTTTGATCTAAATGCTCTAAAGTCTATTATGGATGAGGAAAAGCAGCGTGCTGAATTTATAAAAATGCATAAACGTACTTCTTATGTCAACAAAAGAGAACTTAATCAAGATCTGGAAGAGCAAGAATCAAATACTTGAGGGTATAACCAATAGTATTTTTAAAAAAGAGGATGTTGAGCAAATAGCAGAACAAAGAATTGACATCTGTATGGCTTGCTCTTTATATGATGAAAAAGGAACAGGATGTATGGTGCCCGGTACAGAACCATGCTGTGATCAGACTAAAGGAGGTTGCGGATGCTCATTGAAATTTAAGACAAGATCATTATCAAGTGCATGCCCTTTGGACAAATGGCAAGCAGAAATGACCCAGGATGAGGAAGATAAGCTAAACCAAAAACTGGGACTGTGATATGGCTGTAGTGTCAAACAATGATAGTGTCATGCTTGAAGTGGTGCACTCTGTGTACAAAAAGAAGGTGAAGTATGAGGTGATGCCTGAAGGTGAGTTGTTTCCTCATGAAAAAGAAGTGCTTCATAAGCAGATACGTGTAAAGAAATGGTTTAAAAAAGAAGCCATAAGCAGTGTGGAAGAATACGTTACTTCTAAAAATACTATAGCCAAAAACCGCTGTATAGTTTTTGATAAATATTCCGGAAGGTTTTATGCCACATTTCATCAGCTCAACGAGGTGGTAAAAACACTAGAACCCCAACCCTATAAAAACCAAATTGGATTCACCTATGATACTAAGGTTTACACCACAGGACCACAAGTACACCAGCATAAAACCAGAGGATCAACAAGACTGGGTGTCGGTGACAAGCTTTATCGGAAATTTTAAACAACCTTTTGAAGCAGATAAGATAGCAGAAAAATCCGCTAAGAATAAAAAAAGCAAATGGTATGGTATGACGCCTCAGGCTATAAAAGATGCCTGGAAAGCAGAAGCCAACCGTGCAACTACACTAGGTACATGGTACCACAACTGCAGAGAACAAGACTTGTGTGCATTGGAAACAATAGACCGTTCAGGTGTAACGGTTCCTATTGTAAAGCCTATTGAATTAGAAGGCGTCAAATACTCCCCTGATCAGAAGCTCAATGATGGAGTGTATCCCGAGCACATGGTTTATCTGAAATCAGCAGCACTTTGTGGGCAGTCAGACTTAGTTGAAGTGGTCAATGGATATGTAAATATTACAGACTACAAGACTAACAAAGAAATCAAGAGTGAGGGATTTACCAACTGGGAAGGTATTACTACCAAAATGCTACCACCAGTGCATCATCTTGATGACTGCAATCTTAATCACTACACACTGCAGCTTAGCCTGTATATGTACATTATTCTTAAACACAATCCCAAACTAAAGCCTGGAATACTCACCATTCATCACATTATGTTTGAAGAGGTGGATAAGGACAAGTTTGGTAATCCAATTACTGCCTTGGATACCAACGGTGATCCTATTGTAAAAGACATTGTGCAATATGATCTGCCTTATATGAAACAAGAGATAATGTCACTACTACATTGGTTAGAAGACAATCGACATAAACTGAAACCCAAAAGCTAATGAAAGAACCCAATCGTGTACGTAAGAATGAAATCAAGTTTGGCGTACAGTTAAATGAAGAGCAGAAAGAAGCCAAACAGTTGATAAGAGAAAATCAAGTGGTGGTGATTACAGGAAGAGCAGGATGTGGTAAGTCATTAGTTTCTGCACAGGTGGCTCTGGACTTTTTATTCCAGAAACAGATTCAGCAGATCCTGGTTACAAGAGCCACTATAGAAGTGGGTAACTCCCTTGGACTCTTACCTGGTTCTTTAGAAGACAAGTTTAATCCTTACTTGGAAGCATTCGTAGAGAACCTTCAGAAATGTGTAGACAAAAACCGAGTTGCACAGATGGTCAGTGAACAACAAGTGAGTGCAATGCCGGTGCAGTTTATTCGTGGTAAAACCATAGATGATGTACTTATTGTAGAAGAAGCCCAGAATCTGACCAAAGCACAGATGCTGGCTATTCTTACACGTCTTGGTAAAACAGGAAAGATCATTATTAACGGGGACAATGAGCAGAAAGATATTAAGGATGAGTATAACGGATTGTCTTATGCTATTGAGCTTTCTAAAAAGATCACAGAAATAAAGTGGATCAAGTTAAAAGAAAACCATAGGTCTGACCTGGTAGGAAAGATCTTAGAATACGAGTATAAATGAGAGTGGTGTTTGACCATATCAACGGTTTTGGAAAGGTGAGTGACCAGGATTTCATTTACTCCCAACCTTATGGAGAACTGGAGCCAGGTGAATCAGCCGAGCAAGCACTTGAGCAGGGATGGATTCCCTGGGATGGATCCTGGTATAACCTACGTTCGGTAAGGATAGATGTTGCTTTATACAAACCACATGAAACTACCCGCAGGCTGGCCAAGAAAGTCCAGTGTAAGTATAAAAAGTTTGAGGACAAACCTATCTACAGGGAGCTGTATCAGAAGTATTGTGACTACCACGGGTTTGAAAGAACGATTACCTGGGAACAGTTATTTACTGGTGACATGATTGCCTACTACGTAGATGAAAACATAGTGGGTTATTCTAACATTGAACGATACGGATCTGCACTGGTAGCTACGCAGTTTGTCTGGGACTATGAAGAGCCCAAGTTATCTCTTGGAAAAATTGCCCAGATGTACGAGTGTGAAACCGCAAAATCTTTAGGATGCACACATGTGTACATACTGGGTGGATATGAAGAATGTTGTTTGTATAAATCAGACTTCTACGGGTTTGAATGGTGGACCGGAAGAGGATGGCTTCAAGACAAAAAACTTTATAAAGAACTCTGTAAAAGAGATGAAAAAGCGGTGGTAAGTTATGACGATATATGAACCTGTGAACCGAGTAGAAGTGAGTACACCCAAAGGTGATGGGATCATCTGGCTTGTGACGGACTATGGACATGAAACAAACACTATTTATACCGTGATTATAGATGCTACCGGTGAGTTCTGGCAGTTTACACACCAGGACATAAGAGCTAAGAAGAACATAACATTTGGAAGAACATGATTAGATTATTTGATATACAAAATGGAAAGGTGACAGCTTCAGAACATTGCTATACGCTGAAGTTTTTAAAGGATATTATGGATGAGTATCCGGATGAACATTTACGGATATATGCGTATCTGTTTTACATGACTTGTCCTAATCCTGATCTTAATCCATTTTTTGATGTACCAGAACGGGATAAAGAGGAAATTATTTTACAAGAGGTGGATGCAGATTTTTCTACAGATGATGAACTAATCACACATGCTATAAAAAGATGTAAACAGTTGTATGAAACTCCAACATATAGAGCATATGAAGGCATTAAAGTGGCTTTGGATAACATGGCCAATTTTATGAGAACTGAAACAGTAACATCTGGACGTGACGGATCAGCCACCGCTATTTTAAGAATAGCTGAACGATTTGACCAGGTGAGGCAATCTTTTAAAGGTGTTTATAGAGACCTGATGGAAGAACAACAATCACAAGTAAGAGGAGGACAAAACCTAGCATATGATCAATAACCTACATCACTACAGAGCAACTGTTACACGAATTTTAGATGGAGACACCGTAGAATTAGTAATTGACCTGGGCTTTACGGTTCAATGGAAATCTACCTGCAGACTCTTTGGTATTAACACTCCAGAACTGACAAGCAAAGACCCGCTAATTCGTGCTAAAGCACTAGAAGCAAAACAGTATTTGATAGACAAGCTACCGCTAGGTGGCCAGGTGTATATCAAAAGCCGTGAGCTAGATAAATACGGAAGACCACTAGCAGATTTATATTATGCTGCAGAGTTTAAACATATTAACAAAGAGCTGCTTGACCTAGCACTAGCAGTGAAAATGTAAGGTGGTGGAACTGGCAGACACGCTACCCTGTCTCGGTGGTGCTCTCTTAGCGGTTTTTGAACCACGGAGAGTTTGGACGTTCGACTCGTCCCCTTACAGCTTAACCAATTAAAACCATACACATGGAAACGATGGATTTCGGTGGAGCTATCAAAGCTCTGAAAGCAGGTCAGAAAGTAGCACGTACAGGATGGAACGGTAAGAATATGTTCCTGACACTGGCAGGTGGCTACTCCATTCCTAAAGACAAACTCAGACCAGGTACGCACATCACTGCTGAGTTTTTAGAAGCTCGTGGTGTAGATGAGATGGTCATCGTACCACATATTGACATGTGGACTGCTCAAAACAACTATGTATCCGGTTGGCTTGCATCTCAGACAGACATGTTAGCTGAAGACTGGATAGTAATAAACTAAAGCGGATAAAACGTGCAGTAGCCGCAGGGGTCCTAGGCCCCACTGCACTCCATTTAAAATCCCAACCTATGAAAAATGAAGTTTACACAGATCTTGAACCGTTTTCTACAGAACACCCTAGTGGACCTCGGAGTGCTCTTTACGATTTTGTCTTCCATTTTAATCCTTACACTAGCCTCTGGTCTGCTATTCATCGTGATGATTATCTGCAGTATTGGAGTGATGGCAGTCATTCCCGTGTTATTCGTAGTAAATCTGTTGATACTCTTCAGGAAATTATTATAAAGACAGGCGGAGTGTTGAGTAAAATAGAACAGTTGACCCGTGAGCAGTAACATTTATAAAGAGGTTCCTACTTACGACAATGGTCAGTGGACAGTTACTACGTTTTATACCCGGGAAGAGTTCCGGGATTTTGTGTTGTTCCTGTTCAAAGAGCCTGGTCAGTATAACTTTGATGAAACCACCCGGATCTTCAATGCAGAAGGACGTAAGTTTCAGAAACAAGGATACTATTGTAATGCTCCTATTAAGAGTAAGGACTTCATTGCCTACTGGGATGACCAAAAAAACAAATGTCGCAACGGTATTATTGTAAAAGGAAACGGAAACACCTGGTTTGTTCCCAGGGATTACTATATGTGGCTAAACTTTCTTCCCATCTATGACAAGGAAGAAAAACGTTTTGACTTTGCTAAGGTGAGAGATGCCCAGTATCACATGGCACTCTATGAACACCTGGCTGAACTGCACTACAAGCATGCTGTTATTTTAAAGAAACGTCAGATAGCCTCTTCTTATTTCCATATGGCTAAGCTGATCAACCAGTGGGTGTTTGAAGCAGGTTCTATTTGTAAGATTGGTTCTTCTTTAAAAGACTACATTAACGAGAAAGGATCCTGGAAGTTTCTCAATGAGTATAGAAACTTCTTGAATGAACACACTGCTTGGTATAGACCAGCAGAACCGGACAAAGTGTTTGCCTGGGAACAGAAGATCAAGGTGCGTATAAATGGTCGTGATACATATAGAGGATTAAAGAGTACCATCAACGGATATTCATTTGAAAAAGATCCTACCAATGGTGTCGGTGGACCGGTTACTTACTTCTTTCATGAGGAAGCAGGTATTGCTCCTAAAATGGATGATACATATGGATTCATCAAACCTGCACTGAAATCTGGTCACATCATTACCGGTCAGTTTATAGCTGCAGGATCTGTGGGTGATCTGGACCAGTGTGAACCGATGAAAGAGTACATCATGCACCCGGAAGAAAACGGGTTTTATGGTGTAGAAAGTAGTTTATTAGATAAGGACGGTACGATTAGTATAACTGGTCTGTTTATACCAGAGCAATGGAGTATGCCTCCTTATATAGATGATTATGGTAACTCTAAAGTGGAAGAAGCTCTGGCTGCTCTTGATGCACAGTTTGAAAAAGCTAAGCGTGATCTTGCACCTGAAGCTTATCAGTTAGAAGTATCACAGCATCCTCGTAATATAGAAGAAGCATTTGCTACCAGAAAGGTGAGCGTGTTTCCTCCACATTTACTTAGTAAACAACTGCAGCGTATATCAGATAAAGTTTATCCCGTAGAATATCTTGATCTGTCAAGAAATGCAGAAGGAAAGATTATTGATAAACCAAGCAGAAAGATAGCTATATCAGAGTTTCCCATTTCTAAGAAGACAGAAGATAAAGAGGGAGTAATATGTGTGTATGAACGACCTGCTAAAGATCCCACGTTTGGTATGTATTACGCTTCTGTGGACCCAGTAGGAGAAGGTAAGACTACAACTTCAGACTCTTTATGTGCTATTTACATATACAAAAACCCAGTAGAGGTTATTAAAGACCATGGTAATGGACAAATAGAAAACCATATAGAGCGTGACAAAATAGTTGCATCCTGGTGTGGGAGGTTTGATGATCTTAACAAAACCCATGAACGGCTGGAGATGCTCATAGAGTGGTATAATGCCTGGACAGTGGTCGAAAATAACGTAGCCCTGTTTATCCAGTACATGATTTCTAAAAAGAAGCAGCGTTATCTGGTACCCAAGGACATGATCTTATTCCTAAAAGACATTGGTGCCAACCGCAACGTGTTCCAGGAATACGGGTGGAAAAACGTAGGTACTCTGTTTAAGGGAACCATCCTGTCTTATGGGATTGAGTTTTTAAAAGAGGAGCTGGATCACGAGACCAAAGCAGATGGAGAGATCGTCAAGACTATCTATGGGGTGGAACGTATACCTGATCCTATGCTTTTAAAAGAGATGCAGGCTTATCAGGATGGTGTGAACGTGGACCGGTTAGTAGCTTTTTGTGCCCTGATAGCTTTTGCTAAGGTACAGCAGTCCAATAGAGGTTTTACTAAACGTGTAGAAGTTACAGATAAAAAGTTGGATAACTCCCAGAAATTTAGTAAATTAAATTGGGGGCCTTTTAGACACATGGGCTCTTCTAAAGGAAGGTCTATAGGTATGCAAAAACCTAGAAACCCTTTTAAAAATCTTAGTTAACCTATGGAAAACACCAGTTTGCACACCCAAAAAGTGGCTATTCTCAGTCGTCTTGTAAAAGAAAGCTCTCTCACCCTGGAGGAAGCTTTGCTTCTTTTAAAGGATGAGGAGATAGAAGATACACCTGTGCAGGTTTCTCCTTCCTGGATTCCCGTAACATCTACACCTTACACCCAACCTTATTTTGGTAGTGTAATTTCGCCTTTGACCGGTAGTTCAACAGGAACTGTTACTGTTAATACTAGTGGCTCCAACACAACCACTACGTTTTCTCTTAATACTCCTACAGCTGACCTAAATAATTAAGAATCATGCAGATATACAATGCTCTTGACCTCAAGGCAGGGAAGAAAACAGAGTACAACAAAATGGGTACTCTTACTCAACCTATTCAATTCCTTCCTAACTCGGAAAAGGATGAGGAATGGCGTGCATGGAATCTTGACTGGCTTGAATGGCAAGGTATGAAACAGCTCAGGCGTAATGCCCGCAGGCTGATGAAGAACTACAAGCTGGCAAAAGGTATTATAGACAAGACCGATTATATTGTTGAAGAGGATAACCAGATGGCTGATCTTATTGATACTCTTACCAAAGAAGATCAATCAGCACTGGAACTTAAGTTTTACCCTATTATACCTAACGTAATTAACGTTTTGTGTAATGAGTTTTCACAAAGGGTATCTAAGATTATGTTTCGTGCTGTGGATGAGCTTTCTTATAATGAGATGTTAGAAGCTAAAAGAGCTGCTATAGAGCAGGTTCTTTTACAGGATGCTCAGAGAAAGATGACTATACAAATGCTTGAGCAGGGAATGGATCCTGAGAGTGAAGAAGCACAACAAGCTTTTGCTCCTGAAAGTTTGAAGTCTTTACCAGAGATAGAACAGTTCTTTAAAAAGGACTATCGTTCTATGATTGAAGAATGGGCAGCTCACCAGAAGAGAGTAGATGAGGAAAGATTTAAGATGGATGAATTGGAAGAGCGTGCATTTAGAGATATGCTGATCACTGACCGTGAGTTTTGGCATTTCCGTATGATGGAAGATGACTATGAGATTGAGCTTTGGAACCCATTGCTTACTTTTTACCATAAGAGCCCGGACGTAAGATATATTTCCCAGGGTAATTGGGTTGGTAAAATTGATCTTCTGAGTGCATCTGACATCATTGATAAGTATGGTTGGATGATGACTAGGGAACAGCTGGAAGCAATTGAAACTATTTATCCTGTAAGATCTGCGGGTTATGCTGTACAGGGATACCAGAATGACGGCACTTACTATGACCCTACAAGATCTCATGAGTGGAATACACAAATGCCATCTCTTGCATATCGTCAGTTTACAAGCTTGTATGATACCCAGTTTGGAACCGGTGATATTGTAGAGTGGATCCTTGCAGATTCAGAAGATACTATTGACTTTGGTAAACAGCACCTACTTCGTGTTACTACAGCATACTGGAAGAGCCAGCGTAAAGTGGGACACTTAACTAAGATTACTGAAGAAGGTGAGATCATACAAGAAATTGTATCAGAAGACTATAAGGTCACTGATAAGCCTTTGTATAATACAACTTTATATAAACAAAAGACCAAAGACACGTTAATTTTTGGTGAACATATTGACTGGATATGGATAAATGAAACATGGGGTGGTGTAAAGATTGGTCCCAATAGACCTGCTTTTTGGGGACAAAATAACCCTGGTGGTATTAATCCAATCTATCTTGGTTTGAATGGAGGAAAACCAGGATCTATTCCATTCCAGTTTAAAGGAGATGCAACGCTTTATGGCTGTAAACTTCCTGTGGAAGGTGCTGTATTTGGTGACAGGAACACCCGCAGTATTTCACTGGTAGATCTGATGAAGCCATTCCAGATAGGCTATAACATAGTTAATAACCAGATTGCTGACATTCTCGTAGACGAGCTTGGCACAGTGATACTTTTGGACCAGAACGCTTTACCACGTCACTCTATGGGAGAAGACTGGGGTAAAAATAATCTGGCCAATGCCTATGTGGCTATGAAGAACTTCCAGATGTTACCGCTGGATACTACCATTACTAATACAGAGAACGCATTAAGTTTTCAGCATTATCAAGTACTTAATCTGGAGCAGACACAGCGTTTGCTTTCACGTATACAGCTTGCTACTTATTTTAAGAACCAGGCTTTTGAAGTCATTGGTTTGAACCCACAACGAATGGGTCAGCAAATGGGTGTACAAGACAGTGCAAAAGGTCTTGAAATGGTGCAGTCTGCATCTTATGCTCAGACAGAGCATTTGTTTATACAGCACTCAGATTATTTAATGCCACGTGTACATCAGATGCGTACAGACCTGGCTCAATACTATAACTCTCGCAAGCCTTCATTAAGGCTTCAATACATAACATCTGCAGACGAGAAAGTAAACTTTCAGATTAATGGTACAGATCTGCTTATGCGTGATCTAAATATTTTCTGTACTACTAAGGTTAACTCACGCTCTATAATGGAGCAGATGAAACAGTTGGCTTTAAGTAATAACACAACTGGTGCTTCTATTTATGATCTTGGAAATATTATTAAGGCTGATTCTATAGCAGAGATATCACATGTGCTAAAAGCTGCTGAAGAAAAAACCAGAGCTCAAAAAGAAGCCGAGTTCCAGCAACAACAACAACTCCAGCAGGAACAGCTTGCTTCTATGGAAAGACAGAAACAAATGGATCTGCAATTTAGGGCAGAAGAAGCTGAGAAGGATCGTCAAAAAGATGTTACTGTGGCTGAGATCAGGGCTGCTGGTTATGGTTCTACTATGGATATCAACCAAAACCAAGAATCTGACTATATGGATGCTTTGAAAGATATTCGTCAGACCGAGCAGTACCAGCAGACTATGAACTTTAAACGTGAGCAGGAAGTCAACAAGACTAGCATGAATCAGCAGAAACTAACGCTGGATCGTGAAAAACTACAGGCTCAAAAGGAAATAGCTGATAAGCAACTTGAGATAGCACGTGAGAATAAAAACAAGTATGACGTGCAGAAATCTAATAAGAAAACAAAATAAGTCTTTTTAGTTATAGCTCTATTATACGGTCCTTAGCTCCTAAAGCTCTACAAAACATAAATTCGTAAGGTTTAAAGTTGTATATTTTAAATGTAGAGATATACAACAAAAACCAAACGTAATCTATGGAAAACCAAACAAATGTACAAACATCTGTACAACAAGTAGATCTTGATATAGACAGCTGGTTAGGAGCACCTGGAGCTGACAGTATTGTTACTCCTGCAACACCACCTGCAGGATCAGATTCTAAGCCAAATATTTTTTCTGCAAAAGGTACCGATCTCAGTTTTTTGGACAAGGACGAAGAGGATGCTGATGATAAAGATGATGAAAATCCAGATGCTGCTTCTAAAGGTCAGGTTTCCCGTGAAACAGTAGATGAGATTGTTAATGACCTGGATGACGAAGATCAGAATGATGCTGAGAGAAAATCCAAAGGTGGACGTCCCAAAACTGAGAAGTCTGGTCTTGTGGAGTTTTTGAAAAAACGTATAGAGTCAAAGGAAATGTTTGCCTTTGATGACTTTGATGAAAGTAAACAATCTCTGGATGATTACTTAGGTAGTCTTGCAGAAAAAGATATAGAAGAACTGTGGCAGGCTAATATGGATAACCTCAAAAATGAGGTGGCTGCCAAGACTCCACAGGAGTTTTTTGAATCTCTTCCGGATGAACTTCAATATGCTGCTAAATATGTAGCTGATGGAGGACAAGACCTAAAAGGACTGTTTAAAGCTCTTGCTCAAGTGGAGGAAGTTAGAGAGCTAGATCCTACCAAAGACAATGACCAGGAGTTTATTATCCGTCAGTATTTGCAGGCTACACAGTTTGGAACTGCCGAAGAGATTGAAGAAGAGTTAACCACTTGGAAAGATCTTGGTGTTCTTGAAAAGAAAGCTAAGCAGTTTAAGCCAAAGTTGGACCAGATGCAAGAGGAAATTGTGCAGGCCCAACTGGTAGAACAAGAAGCTCGCCAGGCTCAGCAGCAGGAAGCAGCACAGGCTTACATGAATAATGTATTTGAAGCTCTTCGTCCTGCAGAAATCAACGGGTTAAAACTTGATAAAAAAACCCAGGCTCAACTATACTCTGGTCTTACTCAACCTCAGTATCCATCTATTAGTGGTCGTCCTACAAACCTGTTAGGGCATCTTTTAGAGAAGTATCAATTTGTTGAGCCTAACTACCCACTGATTGCAGAAGCTCTTTGGCTTTTGTCTGATCCTGAGAATTACAGATCACAATTGGTAAAAACTGGTAAGAATGAAGCTGTTGCTCAAACAGTAAGACAGTTAAAAACAGAACAGTCTAGAAAAAATACCAGCTCACCTGTTGAAGATAACGATGATCCAAGGCCACGCAAACTTACAAGGCCGGCTAACATATTCAAACGATAAGCTATTTATTTTATTAACCCCTTAAATCCGATGCCCTATGGCAACCCCAGTTCTTAACAATGGTATCTTTCTACGGGATACAAGCTACCAAACTAGCTCGCACGTAGATTCTTACCACCTTTCTAACCTGCTTAAATCAGCAGAGCCAACTGACCTCGGTCCAGTTGACCTGTGGGCTATGGCACAAAAGGTAGAAATGCCTTTGTACCAGATGTCTTCTTTTGGCGGAAAGAACGTAATCTCTGTAGATAACGCACGTGGTGAGTACAAATGGCAAGTGCCTGTTGCACAAGATCTTCCTTATATCGTTGAAGACATTGAGTCTGCTAACGCTACTAAAGGTATTGACGGTCAGTCTTTCAAGATCAAGATCAACAAGCGTTCTTTTGGTCATGGTGATATCGTCACTTATGACAAGTACAATGGTGTTGAAATGTACATCACTGCTGATGACATCATCCCTGCTGGCGATGGTTTCATTTACACAGTTCAGTTGGTGAACAATGACAACGCTAAGTATTTAGACAACAAATACCTCAAAGTTGGAACTAAAGTATTCCGTAAGGGTTCTGCCCGTGGTGAATACGGTGAAAGGTTCTCTGACTTGGGTAATGTATCAGCTGGTTTCCGTGAATTCTACAACTACGTTGGTGGTGCAGAAGCTCACGTACACTACAGCATCTCTTCTCGTGCAGACTTGATGTTGAAAGGTGGAATGAAAGCTGACGGAACTGTTCCTGTTATTGAGATGTGGAGAAACTTCGACAAGAGTGTTGATCCTTCTATTTCTAGCTTGGAAGACATGGCTTCTAAGATGGGTAAAGACTATGTAAAGAAAGCTTACCAATCTGGCCAGTTGTCTAGAACTTTCTTGACTACTTTGGAAGCAGCTCATTTGACTAAGATTGCTAACGACATCGAGACTTACCTTATGTGGGGTCAAGGTGGTAAAGTTAAGCAAGACGGTCCAGATGACATCAGACTTTCTGTTGGTCTTTGGAAGCAGCTTGACAACTCTTACAAGCGTATTTACAACAAAGGTTCTTTCAACCTTGAGCTTTTCAAATCTGAGATCTTCAACTTCTTCAACGGTAAGGTTGAGTTCCAGGGTCCAGATCCTAAGCGTCAGTTGATTGTTCAAACCGGTATGGGTGGTATGAAGCTTGTTAACGAGGCAATTAAGAAGGAAGCTATCAACAGCGGACTTGTTATCAATGCTTCTGAGATCGGAGCTATCACCGGTAAAGGTATGGATCTCAACTTTGGTTTTGCATACACTCAGTACGTTATTCCTTTCTTGGCTAACGTTAAGTTTGTATTGAACCCAGCGTTTGATAACGTACACACTAATGACATTGAGAACCCAATCATTGACGGTTTCCCATTGTCTTCTTACAACTTCATCATTTTTGATATCACAGATAACACTAACGACAACATCTTCATGTTGAAGCTTAGCTGGGATAATCAATTGAAATGGTTCTATCAGAACGGTACCATGGATTACATGGGACGTACTCAAGGATTCCAGAGCTCTGGTAACTTCAACGGTTACAGAGTGTTCATGACTCAAACAATGCCTGCTATCTGGGTGAAAGACCCAACCAAGGTGTTGAAGATCGTTATGAGGAACCCAATCACTGGTGGATCATTCTAAGATAATAGTCTAAATCCGGGGGAGCCGTAACTCCTCCGGATGCGGACTTTCACTTAAAACCCCAAAACTATGCAAGCAATTATTGCTAAGCTCCTCGGAGCTAACCCTAAGACATCTATTCTCGGACTTTTGATTGCAGCCCTTGGTATCGTTCACGAAGCTTTGAAAGCTGGTGAAACTGATTTCATGAATATTGCTATTGCAGTATTGATGGGTGTGCTTGGTCTTAAAGCTTCTGACGGAGCTAACAAGTAAAAAAGTAACAGTACTCAGAAAGGATAGCGGCCACCAGCTTAGCTGGCTAAAACACCCTCACTAGTCTGAGTCATTTTACCCCTCCTGGGATAGTATCCCCGGACCGTACCCCGCTTGGATCTCAGTATCCTGGCTCTAACCTGTTGTACGCAAACCGTGATGATCACACGGAGAGCTTGCAACTCTCAACAGGTTCAACATGAGGTCGCAGATTGCGGCCACTAGTTCAAAAACCAAAAAACCAAACTATGAGTGTAACTATTGTAGAGAAGTATCCACAGAACAAACGTTCCAGCATTGCTATCAGACCTTTCTTTGATCCAATGGTGGACAATATGGGACTTCAGAAGTATGGCTTATCTCTTTTTGATGGAGCCTTTCATGAAGAACCCATCACTTGTTTAGAGATTAATGGTATTAAAAGATACGTTACCGGCCTTAATGAGTTTGCTCCTGAAGTAAAGGATCTTCCTTTAGAAGAACAGGAAGCAAAGATTAAACAGATTAGAGCTGTAGTAGCAGAACTTGAAAAACAACTTGCTGCCAATGTGATTGATCCTAATGATGATCAGTTTTGGAACAAGGTGAAGCTTTTAAAACCAAACAATGATGAGTTCTGGGACAAGATAAAAATCCGTTGTGGTAACGAACCGGTATATCTAGAGCCTGAAAAAGACCCTTATGATCTCATCAGACTTTATGCAATAGACGCAGGTGGGTTTTCTATCGTAGCTAAATCTTTAGAAGAAGCACGCAGAATGCCAGTACCTCCTAAATTTTATCTGGACAAACTAGAAGAAACAGCTTCTATCCAGACAGAGGTGAAGAAACTTCGTAACAAAGCTTTGGCTGAATTACAGAAGTTGTTTGACAAAAATCAGAACAAGCTTCTTTATGTAGCTAAGGTTCTTGATCCAAACAGTGCTCAGTACAAGAAGTCAACTCCTAATGATGTAATCTATGATAACATGGATAAGTACATCAACGGTGAGCTGGTAGATAAAGACAAGCGTAAGACAGGACAAAGATTCCTGGATGCAGCTAACCTGGATATGGAAACCTTGAAGATCCGTGCTATTGTAAAAGATAGTGGCTACTTTAAGTTTATAGCTCCAAAAGCAGATGGATTTATCTATCATATGAAGACTGGTACCATGATGGGAAGAACACCTTCTGATGCTGCAGAGTTTTTAAAGAACCCTATGAACGAAGAGATCCTGATAGATCTTACCAAAGCAGTAGAAAAATACTGGAACCAGTAATAAGATATGACAAACGCTCTCATACAGATTAAGATTAAGCAAAGATTGAATAAGCTGGCATCACTGGATTATGATAATCTGGAGTGCTGGCAGATTCAGGAAGCTTTCAATAAAGCTCAGCTAGAATGGGTGCGTAGGATGATCTACGGCATGAACATTCGTAGAGAAAGTTCAGAGCAAACCACAGGTCTTATAGATGATCTACGCGTTCTTTTAACCAGTAGTAGTCTTGTTTCTGTTGATAAAGGAATCTTCTATGAAGGTCAATTGCCTGCAGACTATCTCTACTACGTAAGAGTAGACACTATGGCTAAATCTGAATGCTGCCCTGAAAGAAGGATGGTGGTGTATGAAGTGGAAGAAGCCAACATGGGAATCTTACTTATTTCTGATACAAAGGGACCCAGCTTTGAATGGGCTGAAACACTAAGCACTCTGGTAGGAGATAAAGTGAGGGTGTATACAAATGATGAGTTTGACATAACCTCTATGACACTTGTATACTACCGCAGACCAAGAGACGTAAAGTTTAATGGTTGCGTGGATCCTTCTACCGGTCAGTCAATAATTGCAGATGTTATCTGTGAATTTAAAGATGATATAGCCGAGATCCTTGTAGACGAAGCAGCAGCTATTTTGGCAGGAGATATAGAAAGTATGAATCAGTATCAGAGAGAAACTCAAAATGCACAAAGAAATAGCTAATGGCACTAACTAAGATACCTAGACCAGCTCCTATGGGCCCATGTACAGAGACAGCAGCTATGATTGCTCATGCTCAGGCACTGACTGTAAGCATACATCAGTTGCACCTGAAGATTTCAGGACCTGGATCATATGCAGCTCATAAAGCTCTTGGTAATTTCTACGAAGATTTACCCGGACTGATTGACTCAGTAGCAGAACAATACCAAGGAGCCAGGGAAAAGATCCTGGATATTCCAGCGGTAGCAGCTTACAAGTGTGGATCTGTACAAGAAGCTCTTTCTCACATGAAAGAACTATATAACGAGATCCAGGAGTTGCAGAAGATCATGCCTTTCTCAGAGATTGTAAACCAGTTGGATGAGATGAAAAGCCTTATAGCTTCTACCAAGTACAAACTAATGTTCTTACAATAACTTATTTTTTTATTTATAACCCCTAAATCTAAAGCCCTATGTATTTTCCTCATGCCTTTAGAAAGAGCTATATTCCTGCCGTATCAGGCGGATCTCTTTCGCTCGCATCAAGTGGCTCTACCGCTGCCCTCACTGCAGGTCAGTTGGGTGTGTTCAATGCTCAGTCTTTTGCAGCATTGACCTCTGGAGCAGCCACTCCGTTTATCATTGCTCAAGGTTCTTACTTTGCTGCTGACAAAATTGGTCCCGTACACGGTGGTTACCAAGAGTCAATCAAGTCTAAAGTGATCAACCCTAAGTACATCAGCCGTGTTATCAAGGTTGCTGGTAAGTCAGCTCAGAACCAAGTTGTATCTGTATCTGCAGCTGTAGGATGTGACATCGTATGTGACAAGACCTACAGACTCCGTTTGGATATTAAAGGTTCTCCTGCTCTCCGTTTCTTGAGCCACAACTTGTATCGTACTTTGGATGCTTACACTGGATGTTGTGCAGTTGATGGTCAGGTTAACTTGGTTGACCCGGCTTCTGTACTTCTTTCTTGGAAAGACCAGATTAACGACTGGCCTTTGATGAAAGATTTTGTTCAGGCTAAAGTGTTCAAGATGTCTACAGCTTCTGTAGCTATCAACCCAACTGCTGCTTCTGCAACTATCGTTGTAGCAAACGCTGACGCTGCTAGCTTCCAGGTAGGTGAGAAGGTTGTTCATGCTTCTTTGGCTGGCAACTCTATCGTTGTATCTGTTGGTGCTGCTGATTCAGCTGGTGCTGGTAATGCTAACATCGTATTGAGTAAAGCTGCTATTGCTTCTACAGACGGTAACGCTAAGATCTACTCTGAGATTAGCTCTGCTTCTTACGTAGCTGCTACTGGTGCTGCAATTGACTCAGTTGATGCTCATCTTGACATTGCTGTATCTTATGTAGATACTAAGTTTGGTGCTGCTACTTTCACTCCAACTGACTTCTACGAATTGGAGCCACTTTTTGTGTATCCTTCATTTGTAGATGAGAGCGGTGAGCCTTGTGAAGTTAAATGCTTCTCTAGTGCAGAAATCCAAGCTCCTCGTCAGGCTTCTGGTCTTGGTGAAACTGTACTTCGTGACCTTATCCTTTCTAGCCGTTATGCTCAGAATGCTTACCCTGACAGCGGACGTGTTGAGTCTTTCCGTATGAGAGAGATTGAAACTGATCCAAAGATCCAGGAACTTTCTAGCGTAGCTAACAGGAACAGCTTGTTCGATCAGGTAATGATCCTTCACTCTGTACCTCGTTTCAACAACCCTACCGGTACATTTGACAATGACCAGTATTTGTTGGTGGTGCATGTTCCTGCTGGAACTAACGTATCTGCTCTGACTGACTTCGTAGTCAACTCAGCGGTAGCTGCTGGTAACGCAGTATCTTTGGAAAGCTTCTAAGCTCTACAAAATATCCACAGAAAAACGGGAGGGTGTATGCCCTCCTTTTTTCTTTTGGACAGGTCCGCAAGATTTTGTATATTATTATTGAGAACCTCTACATATTTCTATATAAATCTATAAAGTTTACAACTCATGGCCAGCAAACATCAGTTAAGTTTAGAGCTGCCTGATACAAACAATATCAAGGTATTACGCATTTTTGACACATCTCTTTACGGAGAAGGTCTGAATGTAGACTGTGCCACTCTCAGAGTAACTGCTCCTGGTTTTAACATGCCTCGTTCTATAGAGGTACTTCCCCACTTTAATTTAGTACTTAATGCTTGTAGTCTTGGACTACAAAACACCGGATGTGGAGAGATTTCTCAGATCCTTCCTGACGGTATTTACGTTATAAACTATTCTGTTTCTCCTAATAATAGTGTGTATGTAGAATATAACCATTTGCGTATGACCCAAACGGTCAACCGGTGGTATAATTTGTTATGTGAAGTGGAGCTGTCAGGTTGTGAACCTGATGCTGATGTAAAAGAACAACTTGAAGAATTAAGACAAATAAAGAGCTTTCTTGATGCAGCTAAAGCCAAGGTGGAATATTGTCATGAAGCTGAGAAAGGTATGGAGCTTTTTCTGTATGCAAAGAAAAGACTGGATAAACTTACAGCTACCTGTTAAAACCAAACCTATATGAAAACATGTACAAACTGCGGTGCTCAAATCACTTGCGGGTGCCAAGAAAGAACAGCTTCAAACGGAAAACAAGTATGTTCTAATTGCATTACAGCTTATGAGAACAGTCTCCAAACACTAACTAATGAGAAGCCTCCTAGCCAATAAAGTCAAATATTACAAGTCTTTTGCTGATACTGTCTACGCAGACTATAAAAAGCTGCGTTATGGGATAGCTACGTGTAAACCTACCGCTGATATGGACCTGGCTATGGTACGTAAAGACATTGTAGACTGGCAGAGTAATGAAGATGATGGTGCACTTTCTGATGTGCAGATTCAGTACCAGACATGGCTACCTGTAGAATATGATGATGTATTGTATTCAAGAGGTGGAACTGGGTATATTCAGACAGGTACACCTACTACTCCTGCACCATTTGGTGTAAGTTATAATTACGGCAACGGTTCTCAAAACATTATAGAAGTTAATGCCGGTGGTTGTATTACCAGGATTAATCTTAATCCTGCTATTACAATCAACCAAAATACTGCTTTTGAGTTTACTCAAGCTACACCAGCTACTACATGGGATATTATACACAACATGGGTATTACTCCTAATGTTTTTACAGAAGATACAAGTGGTAATGACATAGAAGGTGTAATAGAAGTGGTTAACAGCAATAGGATCAAAATATACTTCACTCAGGCCGTAGCTGGTAAAGCTTTCTTATCATAACATGGCAGTAAAAAAGTATTTACACGACATTGATCTTTCTACTAACCGGTTGTTAAATGCCAGGTTAAGCCCTATTACTTCGGCAGAAAGAACAGCATTAGCATCTCTTTATAATGCTGATGACAAGGGTGTGTTAGTGTATGATACGGATGAAGAAACTTTTTACGGCTGGACAGGTAATGCCTGGGTTTCTATGGCTGGTATTTCCACCGTAGAACTTCAGCAATTAGACTTTGCATATAACAACTCGGTTACAAGTGTGGATTTGGTGTCTACTGCTACAGAGATGACTATCACTATTAACCGTCAGAATGCTCCGTCTATATCCGACTTTAGAAAGTATGCCCACATGCATACCCAGACGTTAGCTTCTGCTACTTGGACTGTAGCTCACAACCTGGGAAAAAATCCAAGTGTCTCTATTGTAGACAGTGCGGAAGAAGAAGTGATAGGAGAGGTACAACACGTAGATGTAAATAATCTCATCATAAGATTCTCGGCTGCATTCAGCGGGAAAGCGTATTTAAACTAAACTAAGAAAAATCTAAGCCATGGCTAAAAAGTTTTTAACTAATCTAGACCTCACGAAAAACCAGATACTCAACGTAGCGTTGCATAATCTGGCTTCAGCTCCTGGTACACCGGTTCAAGGTCAGGTGTATTTTAACACTACAGACAAGAAGATTTATTACTATGACAGTACTGCCTGGATAGACATTTCAGGTGATATTCGTGATGTAATAGGTGGTAGTGGTCTTACTGCTGCTAACGTTGATGGTGCAGTTACTCTTGATGTAAATGTAGATAATGCTACCATTGAGATTTCTGCAGATACTCTCCGTGTAAAAGATCTTGGTATCAGCACTGGTAAACTTGCAGATAGTGCTGTAACTACAATCAAGATTAATGCTAATGCCGTAACCTTTGCTAAGATTCAGCAGATTGCTGCATTGAGAGTACTTGGTAACATGGGTGGCGGTGTTGCTGATGTAGCAGAAGTTACTGTTATTACAGACATGGCTAATGCCAGTTCAACTACTCTTGCAACATCTTCTGCTATCAAGACTTATATTGATGGTCAGGTTGGTGAACTAGGTAATCTTGAAGGTGGATGGGATGCTTCAAGCGGATCATTTCCTGTAGGTTCTACACCAGTTTCAGGTACTAAAAAAGGTGATTACTGGTATGTTACTACTGCTGGTACAACCGGTGGTATTGTTTTCAACGTAGGTGATGTTATTATTGCCAATAAAAATGCTGCTTCTACATCATCTGCAGCTGACTGGATTGCTCTTGAAGTAAATCGTGGTCAGGCTTCCACAACTGTACTTGGCTTGGTAACTCTTGCAACAGATGCAGAAGTACAAACAGGTACTGATTCTAACAAGGCGATAACTCCTTCTTCTCTTTCTGCACGTACAGCTACTGAAACTCGTACAGGTTTGGCAGAGATAGCTACTCAAGCGGAAGTTGGTGCAGGTACCGATGACACCAGGTTTATTACTCCTCTCAAATTAGTCACTCACTTACAAGGTTATGTTGGCGGTTATGCTACAAACATTGGTGATGGAAGTGCTACATCTTTTGCTCTTTCTCATGGTCTGAACTCTTCAGACGTAGTTATATCTGTTTATGATAATGCTACCAAAGAAGAAGTAATTACAGATGTTGCAATTACATCAGCTTCAGTAGTAACTGTAAGTTTTGCTGTTGCACCGACTACTAACGCCTATCGTGTAGTTATTAAAAAATAATAACCCTGGATGAGGTTTTTAACTCAAATACTTGCAAAAGCAGGGATTACAGTAGATGGTACAGCAACACTAAATAATTTAGCTAATGCTGCAGCAGATACTGATAGATTTCTAGTAAGTGACTCCGGTGTGGTTAAGTACCGCACCGGAGCTCAACTTATGAGTGATCTTATGGACCGTATGCAGTCCGATTATGATTACAACATAGGAGGAACTAAAAACAGTACAAATAAAACTTTTATATTATCATCAAATTATATAGCTGGATCAACCAGAGTTTATATGAATGGTATACGTCTTACTCCTGGTGCTGAGTATGATTATGTTGAAGCAGGCACTAACCAAATAACTTTTACTAATGCACCAGACTCTGGTGATCTTATTGTTGTTGATTATATTAAATCCTAACCCATAAAACTATTTAAAAATGCCAGTTACACAAGTAAGAAGTAAACAGCAGTTCCTCGTCACGGACAACGTGTCATTTCAGGATCTGTATCGTCTCACGAACCTCGTTAACCCTACTAACGCTCAAGATGCAGCAACCAAAGCGTATGTAGACTCTGTTAAGCAAGCATTGGATATTAAGGACTCTGTAAGAGTTGCTACTACTGGTGCTGAATCTTACACTATTGCTACAGGTGCTGTTACACAGATTACAGGTACTACTATTGATGGTGTTACTATTGCACTGAATGACCGTATTTTGATCAAGAATGCTCCAGCTGCTACTGGAGCTGGTGCAGGTGCAGGATCAGCTAACACTTCAAACCCTGCCAACGGTATTTACGTTGTTACGACTGCAAGTCCTAACATTATTGTACAACGTGCTACAGATGCTGATGTTAGTACAGAAGTAACTGCAGGATTGTTTGTGTTTGTTACTGAAGGTACTGCAAGTGCAGATAACGGTTATGTATTAACTACAAATGATGCTATCATCTTAAATACAACTGGTCTTACTTTCACTCAGTTTTCTGGTGCAGGTCAAATTACAGCAGGTGCTGGTTTGACAAAGACTGGTAATACTATTGATGTAGTAGGTACTGCAGGTAGAATTATAGCAAATGCAGATTCTATTGATCTTGCTACAGTTGGTACAGCAGGTACTTACACTAAAGTTACCACTGACGCTTATGGTCGTGTGAGTAGTGCTACTCAGGCTACAACTTCAGATATTGCTGAAGGTACTAACCTGTATTTTACAAATGCTCGTGCTCAAGCTGCAATTACTGGTGGTGCTTCTTCTATTGTTACAGCTAACTTAACTGCAAGCCGTGCTTTAGTTTCTGATACAAACGGTAAGGTTGCTGTTTCAACTGTTACTGACACAGAACTTGGATTTGTTGGTGGTGTTACTTCTTCTATCCAAACTCAGTTAAATAACAAGCAACCGCTTGATGCTGACTTGACAGCTATTGCTGGACTTGCAGGTACAACTGGTTTACTTCGTAAAAATGCTGCAGACAGCTGGTCTTTAGATACTAATACGTATTTGACTGCTGCCAGTGGTGTAACTACATTCTCTGGTGGTAGTACAGGTCTTACACCAGCTTCTGCTACAAGTGGTGCTATCACTCTTGCTGGTACTTTAGCTCTTGCTAATGGTGGTACCGGTGCAACTACTGCTGCAGCTGCTAGGACAAACCTCGGTGCAACAACAGTAGGTGCTAACTTATTTACACTTACAAACCCTTCAGCAATTACGTTTTTAAGAGTAAATGCTGATAACACTGTATCTACTCTTAACGCTGCTGATTTTCGTACTGCAATTGGTGCAGGTACTGGTAACGGTACTGTAACCTCTGTAGCAGTATCTGGTGGTACAACTGGTTTGACTACTTCTGGTGGCCCGATCACGGGTGCAGGTACAATTACCCTTGCCGGTACTTTGGTTGTAGGAAATGGTGGTACTGGTCTTGCTACTACACCTGGTAACGGTCAGTTGTTGATCGGTAACGGTAGTGGATATGCTTTAGCTAATATTACTGCAGGTGCTGGTATTACAGTGACTAACGGTGCAGGTACTATATCAATTGCAACAACCGCATTAGCAGCTACAAACTTTGTAACTCGTGAGGTACCTACAGGAGCTGTAAATGGAACTAACCCAACATTTACGCTTGCTAATACACCAACTCTTGGAACTGAAGAAATTTATGTAAACGGTATTCTTCAGAATGGTGGTAGTAATGACTATGCTATTTCTGGTGCAACTATTACATTCCAAACAGGAGCTATTCCTCAGAACGGTGATGTTGTTCTTGTTACTTATAGAAAATAATTTGTAATTACTCATGGCAGTAACTAACGTAAGAGGTCGACAGTTAAAAGATGATGACGTATTAAGGCAAGACCTGAACACTACGGTGTCCGGGTCTGCCGTAATACGCAGAGTTTTTGCTGGTGTTAATGCAGGAATAAGTTTAGCATCAACAGGTGTAGATAGTGGTACTGGTGATGTGACTATTTCTTTATCTACTTCTGGTGTTAACGCAGGAACATATGGTAGTTCAACTATTGTTCCTATTATTACAGTTGATACTTTTGGTAGAATTACAAGTATAGGTACTGCAGCAGTTAGTGGTGGAGGTGGAACTGGAGGAAGCTCCGTTCGTTGTGAGCAAAGTTTAACTGCAACAGCTGGTCAAACTGTTTTTAGTGGATTAACTTGTACTCTTACTTCTGGTTATTTTGATGTATTTATTAATGGTGTAAAAGTAAACTCATCTAGTTTTACAAATACTACAAGCAGTATTACATTTGTTGATGGTCTTGCTGCTGGTGATATTGTTGATATAGTTAACTACGGTATATTTTCTACATCTGTAACTACTGCTAATGGTTTTACAGGTACGGTTGCTAATGCAACAACAACTCCAGAAATTACACTATCTACTTCTGTTGCCGGTATATTAAAAGGTTCTGGAGGAGCTTTAGTGGCAGCAGTTGCAGGTACAGATTATGCTGCAGCTGTTCACACTCATGTTATTAGTCAAGTGACAGATGCTGCAAGGTGGTGGAATAACTTTGGTGACAATCATGCTACCAGAACGCAGTTTGATCCAACTACTGCATCTTATGGTTTTGGTTGGAGATTTGTACAAGGTAATACTAACGGACCTGGTACAGGTGGAAGTCAGTTCTATTCTTTATATGTAGGTCTTGGTAATGACTATCCTGCTACTGGAGCTGGCTCATACGGTATGTATCTTGCCATAGATAGAAACGTAGCTGTTCCTTATTTGTCAATTAGGTATAATGAAGCTAACGTACTTTCTAGCTGGAGAAAAATTGCTGCAGGAAGAGCAGACTTTTGGTCAACTGCCCGCACGTTTACAATTGGCAACACTGGTAAATCTGTAGATGGTAGCAGTAACGTTTCCTGGACACTTGCAGAAATAGGAGCCCAGGCTGCTTTAGGTTTTACACCTGAAAACAGTGCTAACAAAGGAGCTGTAAACGGTTATGCTTCTTTGGATGCTGCTGGTAAAGTTCCATCTACTCAGCTTCCTTCTTATGTAGATGACGTATTAGAATTTGCTAACCTAGCAGGGTTTCCTGCAACAGGTGAGACCGGAAAGATTTATGTTGCAATTGATACTAATAAAAGCTATCGTTGGACTGGTTCTGTTTATGTAGAAATACAAGCTTCTCCAGGAACTACTGATTCTATAGTAGAGGGTTCTACTAATTTATACTTTACAAACAGCAGAGCAAGAGCTGCTATTAGCATGACTAATAGTGGCACATTTGGAGGAGCTACCTACAACAGTGCTACAGGTGTTATTAATGTACCAAACTATACAATTGCTGGATTGGGTGGTCAGCCCTTAGCTACTAATCTAACTTCTTTAGCAGGATTAACTTTTGCATCTACATCTTTTGTAAAGATGACTGCAGCTGGTACGTTTGCTTTAGACACTAACACATATGCCCTAACAAACCAGACTATGTTTATTGGTACCACTTCGGTTACCATAAACAGAGCTTCTGCTGCTTTATCTCTGACAGGTGTTTCTATAGATGGAAACGCAGGTACAGTTACAAACGGTTTATATACAACCGGTGATCAGACAATCACTGGTCAGAAGACATTCCCAAGTGCTATTGCAAATCGTCCTATAGTTCCTGGTGGTATTATAGCACTTGCAACAGGAGATGCAGACGCTGATATCTGGGGTATATCTGAACAATACTATCCTTCTAACCCTACTACGGCTGATGCATGGGGCATGAGATGGAACGCTCTTAATAATGAAATACAGTTTGTAGGTGGTGGTACTAACAGAGTTATTGTTGATCTTGATCAAGGTGATCTTACTGCTGCTTCATTTATACGCTCAGGTGGAACAGCTTCTCAGTTTCTCAAAGCTAATGGAACTGTAGATTCTAATACTTACTTAACAGGTAATCAATCTATCACTTTAAGTGGAGATGCTACAGGATCTGGTACCACATCAATAGCGGTTACGTTAGCCAATTCTGGAGTTACTGCCGGTACGTATAATAATGTTACGGTTAACGCTAAGGGTCTGGTTACCGCTGGATCAAACGTATCTTATCTAACTTCTTATACAGACACACTTTCTTCTGTTACAGGTAGAGGTAACACTACTGCCACTCGTATTGGTGTTGCCACCGGAGCTGCGTTAGACTTTGTAGCTGCTGGAAATACAGGTACTTGGATTGGCGGCATTACAGACTCTACAACAGGTTGGACTATAAGTACAAATGGTATAGGTTTTAAATCTGATAACACTACTTATGCTGCTATTGCCATAGCATCAGCTAATGGTCTTTTATACTTTGCAAGAACAGCACAAGCTGCCGGAACCATGAACTCATGGTTGGAGGTTAATAATGCTGGTGTGGCAAACTTCAAACTTGCCAGACCTCAGCACAACGGTAACAACCTTGCACTATTTAGTGAGATACCTACTAACCTAAACCAGCTTACCAATGGTCCTGGTTACACTAGTAACACTGGTACAGTAACTTCTGTAGCTATGACTGTACCAACGGGTTTAACTGTTTCTGGTACACCAATTACTACATCTGGTACATTTGCCCTTACTTTTACTGCAGGTTATTCTATTCCAACAACTACATCTCAGACTAACTGGGATACAGCATATACACACAGTCAGGCTACCACTGGTTCTGTACATGGTAGCACAACAGTAGGTGGCAACCTCTTAAGGTTGGCTAATCCATCAGCAGTAACATTCTTACGTATAAATGCGGATAATACCGTATCAACCCTGGATGCTGCTACATTCCGTACAGCAATTGGAGCAGGTACAAGCAGTACAACAGGTACAGTTACGTCTGTATCTGGTACAGGTACTGTGTCAGGATTAACATTATCTGGTACAGTGACCTCTTCTGGTTCCTTAACCTTGGGTGGTACACTTGCCGTTACTGCTTCTAACTTTAGTTCTCAGACAGCTAACACATTCCTTGCTGCACCAAACGGATCTGCTGGTGTTCCAACATTCAGAACTATAGTAGCTGCTGATATTCCAACACTCAATCAGAACACGACTGGTTCCGCTGGTAGTGTTGCTAACTCATTTATTGTACGTGCTGATTCAGGTACTATAGAAGGTACCGACATTTATACGTTCAATGGTTCTGCTGGTAAGAACCTGAATATTGTAGCGGGTACTAACGTAACTATTACCAAAGTTGCAGGTCAATGGACTATTGCAGCAACTGGTGGTGGTGCTGGTGTAACTGATGGAGACAAAGGAGATATCACTGTAAGTGCATCCGGTGCTACCTGGACTATTGATAACGGTGTAGTGACTGTTGCTAAACTTTCTGCAACCGGTACACCAAGCTCTACTACGTTCCTTCGTGGTGACGGTACCTGGGCTACGCCGGCGTCCGGTGGCGGAGGTGGTTACACTGTTACTGCTCATCTTACTTCAAACTATACAGAAACTGCTACATCTGGAACTAAGATTATAAAGTGTGACACTACAAGTGCTGCGTTTACAGTTACACTTCCGACTGCTGTGGGTAACCAAGCAACACTTATTGTTAAGAAGTTAGCTGGTACTAATATTCTTACGGTAGACGCTGCAGGTTCTGAAACTATAGATGGTGGTTTGACTGCAGATTTGTATGAAACACAAGAATCTATCACTTTAATATCTGATAACGCAAACTGGTTAATTATATAATTTATGGCATATAATCCTAACATAAATGTTGGACCTCTTGATGGTACAGCAGCCAACAACACTCTTGCTGAAGCAGTAACAGCCGTAGCTACAGGACCTGGTTATTCTCTAAGATATAATCCTGCAGACTTAGGTACAGCTACCAACTCAACATCTGTTGTTAACGTTGATGGTGCTAACTCAGTTACTGTTGCAATAAATACAAACACAACAGGAACTTTTATAATTGAAGGTACAGCAGATAATACTAACTGGCTGGTACTTGAAGTTTTTGATAGTGCACTAGATATTTGGGTAAGTGGTATTAGTCATACACCAACAGCAGGTAAAGTGTATCAGGTTATTACACAGGGTTATCGTCAACTTCGATTGAGAACTGTGACGACACTAGGTGCAGGAATGAACCATTTTTTTACACTTACTAACTCTCAGTCTTTTATTGGTGGTATTGATACTGGTGCAGCTCCGCACAACTTTGGTTATGCTATTCTTTCAAGATCAGGTGAATACACTACTGCTCAGACTGGTGTGGCATTATGGACACCAGGAACAGGAAAAAAGTTTGTGGTTACTGACCTGACTATTTCTACTGGCGGTACCACTGCAGGTATTGTGACTGTATGGCAAGGAGCTTCAGCTGACACTGCTTATACGGCTGGTACAGATCCTGTGTTGTTTAGAGGTGAGTTTGCTCCTTCTGCTACAGTTAGACCAGGTATGGTAAAAAGTTTAAAGAGTCCTTTTTGTTCTACAACCAATGATCATATATTGCGTGTAACTACATCAGCAGCTATGACAGTATATATTCAAGTACAAGGATATGAAATCTAATCTATGGAAAAGATAATAGAACTATTTAATAAGACAGCAGACGGTAATGGTAACGTCAACTTGATTGCAGAATGCAACGGGTATGTAGATGGTGTATTGAAGATGCAGTTTTCACGTAGTCCGTTTACTTATCCGGATACCATGACTGATCAGCAAATTATTGATGACTTAAGATATGGTGTTTACGCAATCTACTTTTAAGTATGGCAATTAGTATACGTGCAACAGGAACATATGTAAGTACTGGAAACAACAATACGCTTACACCAGCTATACCTGCAGGTACAACTGCAGGAGATATGATGCTTTGTTTTGTAGCAGGTAAAGAATATAACTCTGTGCAAACTATGAACCAAAACTGGGTTACTTTAGGTTTTGCAACAGATGGTACTGTAGCATCAGATACAGACCTGGGTTCTATAAGGGTGACAGCTTTTTACAAAATACACACAGGAGCAGAAACCAACCCTACTGTTACAGGTACCGCTAACGAAGCGGTAGGTGCTGTAATAATAGTTTTTCAAAAAGCAGCTGGTGTATTTTGGGGTGTTCCTGTTGGAGCAGGTGGTGGTGATAATACAGCCGGTACTGGTTTTAGTGTAACGGCATCTAGCAACTTTGGCATCACTACTAATGATATGGTAGTAGGTTATGCAGGTATACGTTCAGATGCAGGTACACAGTCTGCTATATCTATCACAGCAACTGGTGTCACTATGGGTACATTTACTGAGTCACCTACAAATGATTTGGTTAATACAAACCGTGACCAGATGGCAATGAGTGGTGGTTACAGACTTGCAACTGCAGGTACATCAACAGCAGCTCCTGTCTATGCGTCAACATTAGCAGCATCTCATACTGGATCTGCTTTTATGGTTAGACTTAGAGAGGTTAACTCTGATCCATGGGGAAACAATAATCCTTTTGGAACTATGGGATTTTTTGGAACATAAAAACAATAAAGAGCTACAGATATGGCAATGAACAAACAAAGACGGACCAGTAATATACTGAACATAGTATCCTATGATACTAGTGGTAATGTTACATTACCTGCAGGTTTGACTGTGTCAGGATTGGCGTCAGCTGGTTTTGTGAAGACAAACGCATCTGGTGTTATGTCTATAGATACTAATGTCTATCTAACTACTGCCGCTGATTGGTTTGGAGCCGTAACTACTGGTGGTACTCTTGACTTTAATCATGTTACTAATACAAGACCTGGTACAGGATATACACTTTTGCTTGGTAGTGCTACCAATGGTCCAGGTAATGGTGGTATTTATTATCACACTTTAAACTTTGAGTATTCTTCTAAGAATGGTACCGGTAATATATCTCAGTTTGCTATAGCATATGGATCTCCTGGTAACGACCTTAAAATGAGAGGTCGTTATGATAGTGTTTGGACCTCTTGGGTGACTTTTTTAAACAGTGGTAACTATAATTCTTACTCTCCAACACTTACTGGTGGAGGTGCGTCTGGAACCTGGGGAATTAATATTACAGGTAGTGCAGGCTCTGCTGCTGTTCTTAATGGGTCAGGTCAAGGAATAACTTATCAAGCTGGTGATGGTAGTCTTGTATATAGTTATGCTCATCTTACTACTGCAGCGGGAATATTTGCTACTAGTGATAATGCAAATGGTATTTTAACTGTTAGCAGGCATCCTGGTAATTATTATAGTCAGTTTGGCTTTAGTTCTAACGGAAATCTTTATTACAGAAACTTTGTAAACACTGCTATCAATACCAGCCAAGCTTGGAAGACTATACTAGATAGTGGAAACTCTCCGTTTGCTGCAAACATGAATCAGAATGTAAGAACATCTGATAGTGTTACATTCCAGAATATTTCAGTACAAGGTATTTCTCAAAATGATATAGTAGGTAGACCATATGCTACTTGGGGAGCTACTAGTGCAACAGGACCTGTTGTTATTAAGTTTCCAGGTACTAGTGCAAACTACGGAATGATCCATGCTGTCATTGACATCTACGAGTATACCTCAAATAATGTATGTACTATTATAGTGGGAGGTCACAACTGGTCTTCTTACTGGGTTAACTATGGAGCACAAGTTTTAGGTTTTACTGATAAACCTGTAAGAGTAGCATTTAAAGATGGACAGTATTGCATAGTAATTGGTAACTCAACTTCATCATGGTCATATGGTCAAGTTATTTTACGCAAAATAAGCAATGGTCCATTCTATCAAGGCTCGATGAACGTTAGTATAGGCTATACAGCAGCTATTGAAGCTGATAGTTACACCTGGGTATCTGAAGATCTGAGAGGGTTGAGAGTACCAAATATTATATCTGTAAATGGAAATACAGTACTTCATTCAGCTAACTACAATTCTTATGCTCCAAGCTTAACCGGATCAGGAGCTTCAGGAACATGGGGCATCAGTATTTCTGGTAATGCTGCTACAGCAACATCAGCTACAAGTGCTACAATTTTAAACAGTAGTCACTATATTCAAAGAACTGGTACATCTGGTAACTATAATACAGATTTTAGTAACACACCAGTTGGTACGTACAGATTTCTTGGTGATGCTAACGGTGTTACAAATAATCCAGGGGGTACTTGGTGGTTTGTTGAAAACTTTAGGCACATTAATCCTGACAACTCATGGGGAACTCAAGTTGCTTGGGGTTGGGAAGATAATGCTAATAGGCTAGCTACCAGAAATGTTCAAGCAGGTGCTTTTGGTTCTTGGGTATATTATCTTAACTCATCTAACTATAACTCATATGCTCCTACATTAACTGGTGGTGGAGCAAGCGGTACGTGGGGTATTAGTATTTCTGGCACTGCTGCTAATGCTAACACTCTTGATAGTATAGATTCAACTGGTTTTGGAAGAGCTTTTAGTTCTAGCTATAGTTTTCACGGGACAAATGCTTCTATTGATACTGCTACTTTTATTAATATATTAAATAGTCAAGGAGCATTTAACCAACCGTATTGGGTAGCCCGTGGCAGCTGGTGTTATGCTTGTAACGGTTTTATCAATGATACAGGTGTAGGTGCTATTCATCTAGCAGGATGTACTGTAGAGGTTATAGGTGATGCAACTAACTTTACCATACGTGTTCATACACCGACTACATCTAGTAGTGGACTTCCTAACAGAGAATTTGTGTATGTTCAAAACAGCACAGGGTACAGCCCTGGTTGGAGAGTGTTGTTTAATAATGTAAACTACACAGACTATACTGTTACAAAAACTGGTGGCGGTGCATCCGGTACTTGGGGTATAAATATAACAGGTACTGCAGGATCAGAAACATTAGCTACTGTAATGAGCAGAGGTGCTAGCTCAGGTACATACATGACATTGTCTGGAGGAGGTATTTTTTACGCAGGTCAATATTATTTTAGAAGTAATGTAGGAAGTACAGTTTATTTAGGAGCATCAACTACTACTTCTCCACCCCTTCAAGTATATTCAGATGATGGTGGTCCTGCGTTTATGTCATTTCATAGGGCAGGAGTTTACGCTGTCAATATGGGTCTTGATCCAGATAGCGTGTTTAGAATTGGAGGTTGGTCTGCAGGAGCTGACAGACTTGTACTAGATATGTCTGGTAACTTGTCAGTGCCTGGTCTTATGTCAAATGCACAGAGTTATACTGGAGGATGGTTCAGAAATAATACAGCTAACACAGGTCTTTATAACGAGAACACCACAATGCATTTCTCTTCTAAAGATAACGGTTACTGGGACGTTTCTTCTACAATGTCTGTATCATCTATCAGGTTTTTTACAGGTGGGCATGTGTATGCTGGAACACTTAGAGGATATGTATATGCTACTAATAATAATGAGATTGGATTTTTAGATCAAAGCGGTAACTGGATTTTTAGATGCCTTACTGGGAATAGTTATTTAACTGGAACATTTACAGCAACTGGTGACGTAATAGCTTACTCAGATGCTCGTATTAAAACCAATGTTCAGACTATAGATAATGCTCTTGAAAAAGTTATCAGCATGCGTGGCGTTACATACAACAGAACTGATATAGAAGATAAGTCTGAAAAAGTAGGTGTAATAGCTCAAGAGATCGAACAGGTACTTCCACAAGTGGTAACTAAGGATGATACCGGTATACTAGGTGTTTCTTATGGTAATATTACAGCTGTATTGATTGAAGCTATAAAAGAACAACAGCTTAAGATAGAAGCATTAGAAAACCAGATAAGATTTATAGTAGAAAACAAGTAAGTATGGCATTACAAAGTTCAGGACCTATCAGTTTGTCCCAGATCAATACAGAGTTGGGTAGATCTTCTACTGCAGCTATTACATTGAACACTGCTGAAGATGGTGGGTATGTTGCTATTAACAGCTGTTCTACAAACAAACCTTCTGCTACTAACCCGGCAGCCATGAGTGAGTGGTATGGATATAATCATACTGCATCTTGTGGTATATCTTGTAGCTCAACTCCTTTTACTATTGACCCACCAGCATGTGGTGTTTTTGAATCTCAACAGGTAAATATTGGTTCTGCTACTGGAACAGTAACTATTAATTATACGTATTCATTAGCATCTGGTTTTGGATATCATGAAGGATATGTATCTGTTTTTTATGGTCCCGTAGATGAAGGAAACATAGTTGCCAACACTCCTGTTTTAGTTGTGCAGTCAGGTGGGACTACAACTATAAGCGGTACACTTAGTTTTACTGCCAATGGTTCTTACCCGTATTACATTGTCAGATATACTGATTTTTACTGTTATTAAAACCTACACTTATGCCAGGAATACTTTCTCTTACACTTGCTTGTCCCGTATTAAACACTGTTTATCTTTCAGGAGATGTTATAGGAACTAACTTAGAACAGATAAGATTCAGATCAAGAATAAACTCTTGTAGTGGTACTATTACTAACACAGGATGTCAGATTGATATTAGTTATAATTGGACAGACCAGAGTTTTAACAGCGGAACCGCTACAGCTACGATTGCTGCAGGAGCCAGTCAAACCATTGTTACTCCATCAGGAGAACCTATTAGTAGTTTTAGTTTTAATAGTATTGCTTTTAACGGAGGCAGTTGTACAGGATATAGTAGTAGTATAAACGCTTGTTAAATATTTTTAATTTTTAACCTTTATAAATCTTTATGAAAACTTGGATTATTTTTAGCATGGACACTGCTCCCCAGGAAGGAGCTCTTTTAGACGTTGTAAAAAAAGTTTACTGGATTCGTCAAGGATCTCTAGTAGATCAAAACGGTAATACTTTTTACGGAGACTGTCATGGTTCAACAGTGTGTCCTTCCCCTAGTGAAACTGACTTTACTGCTTACGCTGATCTTACTGAAGCAACTGTTAAAGGCTGGCTTGATCAGCTGGTTGACGTTGAAGCTGTAGATGGGGTTATTGATGATAAAATTCACAAGGCTCAGTTTCCTGATATTGTACAGCTGCCTTTACCATGGCAACCTGAACCTGTTTTACCGGTACCACCTGCACCAGAACAGGGTGAATAAGATGTGTATATTTTTGTAAAGATCTACAATATAGATAGAATATATTTGTAGAAGTTTAAACTAATATACCCATGGAAAAAATCACCCTTAAATTGTTTGAGTTCTATAACTTAGATGCTGAACTCAACGGTGCCATCAATCAGCAGACTGGTGCCAAAATCTCTTCAGGTCTTTTGCAGGAAAAACTTCCTCTTGTTACCAAGTACTGGCTTTCAGACTTGGGCAAGAAAGTAGCTGCTGAAAAAGCTGCTATTGAAGAGCTTAAAAATGATCTTATTAAAAAATACGGAAAGGCTGACGACAAAGGTGGCTTTACCATTCCTATGCTCATTGACGAACTTGATGAAAAAGGAGAGATAGTAAAGTCTGTTAATGAAGACGGTTCTGAAGTGAGTAAAAAGATATTAAACCCTGATTTTCAAGCATTTGAGAAGGAGTTTAATGAGCTTCTTCAGACAGAAAAAGATCTGGAGTACAAAGGTTTCAAGCTTACTGAGTTTGAAAAAGTCGAAACCTCTGAAAACTACGAAACCTTTTTCCGTATGGTAATAGTAGAGTAAGCCTGCTTTTTTGATATACGTTGTCTATAACCACCTCCTTTCCAGGGGGTGGTTTTTTGTTTTTCTTGTAGAAATTCAGTATATTATATTGTAGACCATCTAAAAAGAAAACTGTACTTCCGGAGTTTACCGGATAATCCTATATTCTATGTTACCTACTAAGTCCAATACTGCTGAACAGGGCTGTGCTCCTGTATCCTCTAATTGTGTCGTATGGCAGGGTCCTGCATTGCCATGCCTAAACCTTTGCAACGGTGACACTGTTTCTGATGTAGTTTACAAGGTAGCTAATGATCTATGCACCATCAAAGATGAACTAGATCTAACAGACCTGGATCTGACTTGCCTGGTCTCTTTTTGCTCTTCTACTAACCCTGCTCCAACTACCAAGACCCTGTCAGCAGTATTGGATTTTATTGTTAGAAAAGTATGTTGCCTAAGTACTACAATAGGAGGCATCACTCCAGGGAACAGCTACACAGAACCTAACCTGGCTTTACCCACTTGTTTACAGTATCAGAATGGTCAGGGTCAGACTGTTACTCAACTCCAGCATTCTCAGTATTCACTTACCCTGGCTCAGAAGATCTGCCAGCTGAATACCACCGTGAACCAGCACACTTCCCAAATCTCTAACCACGAGACTAGAATTACCACTTTGGAGAATGCTCCAGGTGCTGTGCTACCTACGGTTACTCCAGAATGTCTGCTTACTCCAGGAACTCCTGTACAAATGAATGTTTTGTTGGACGAACTGGAAGCTCAGTTTTGTACACTCAGGGGTGTACTTGGCACTAATAACGCACTGACAGCAGCGGCTGCCCAGCAGTGTGCTAACCTTGGTGCACAAAATGCTCTTAGCCAGGCAGGTACGCTTTCGTCTCTTGCAGGATGGAATGGTAGTATTTCTAATCTGGCCCAGTCTTTTCAGAACTTGTGGATTACCGTGTGTGACATGAGGGCTGCTATAAATGATCTTAAGAATTGTTGTTCACAGGTAGATTGTACTCAATTTATTTTGAGCTACACTGCTTCTGCAAATAGCCTTCGTCAGGAGGTATACTTAGACTTTAATCCTGGTACAATTATTCCTGCAGGATTTGCAAACTGTTCTCAACTTGGATCTTTGGTTACTATATCAGATGGTGTAAATACCAAGGAGTTCCGTGTTGATCTGGTAAGTCTTGCTTCAAGCACTAACACATTCACTGCTATTGTAGCAGGATCTGGTGTAACAGGAGTTGCTTTGAATACATCATTGCAATATACAGTCACTGTAAATGGTTGTATTGTAAAAGATGGCAAGACTTGTGAAAAAGCTGTTGTAAGAACTGTGTCTGTTCCATGTCCAATTGTATCTAACGTAACTGCTAGCTTGGTATAATATGAATATAAATCTTAACTGGTCAGTTGGAGCAAGTGCTGCATCTCAGGATGTACAATACAAACTTGCATCTTCTTCAACATGGATAACTCATTCTAATGTTGCAGGAAGCATTACTACAGCTGGTATCACTGGACTTCAGGATAATCTTATTTATGATTTTAGAGTGGTAACTAATTGTACAGGAGGTACACCTTCACCAGGATCTGCCACTCAACAAATAAATATAATATGTCCTACGGTAACAACTACAGTTACTGATACTACATTTTCTTATAGTTTTTTACATATTGGAGGTTCTGTTACTTCTTATAGTGTACAGCTTTTAGATTCAGCAGGAACCACAGTTTTACAGACACAAAATCCTGCCGTTAGCTCTACAGTTACTGGAGTGTTTAGTTCTCTTACACAAACAACAGTATATGGAGTTAGGGTGACAGCTGTAGCCGGAACATTTAACAAACAATGTTCTATTGTTTATGATACTACAAGTGCTACACCAACATGTAATCCACCAACTAATCTTACAGCTGTTTTAGTAGATGAGCAACCTCCTATTCAAGAATAATAATACTATAAAATATGTCATGCGGTTGTTATAATAATGATCTTCCTTTGGTAAACTGTAATCCATGTGCAGATTGTGCTCCTTTACCTAATACACCGCTACCTCCCTGTGTAGGTGGTGAACCTTGTGAGGAGATTCTTGGCGTAGAATGTTCAGGATATACAGGACCTAATCTTCCTGCTTTTGGTATTTTGAACCAGGATAGATTGCTCACTATGCTTTTAAAGATGCATAAGGTTATTAATCCTTTGTTAGCTAATCCTATTCCTATTGTAAGTTATACAGCTACCTCTACTACAACTACTCCTATGGTAGTAAGCTATCTTGGGCTAGGACCGGTATACACTTCAACAGCTGGTGCTACAGGTGCCGGTACAACAATCACTGTAGGATCTACAACAGGTCTTGCTGTGGGTATGACGCTAACAGTACTTTCAGGAACAGGTGCTTTTGCTGCTAATACTACTGTAACCGGTATTATAAATGCTACTAGTTTTACAGTTTCACAAGCTCCTTCAACTGCTTTATCAGGCGGGGCTACTATTATAAAAGCTGTGGGAAGTAACCACGAAATCTTTACCGTTACAGTTGTTCAGGGAACACCACAAAGCTTTGAAGCTTTTGCTACATCACCAGTAAAGCTTTCTGGTACCGGAACTATTGTATAAAAACTAACCTATGTCTTGTTCAACTTTTAAAACACTTCAGGTTTCATTTGTAGCTCCAGAAATTGCTCCCGCCAATGGTTATTTGGTCAAGTGGAGAGTAGTAGGAGACACTCTATGGAATGAAGTGACTCAATATGGTAATCCTGTAACTATTGCAGGCGTACCAGCATGTTTTAATATAGAAGGTACTATCCAGGCAAATTGTGGTAATGGTAATTTTGGTCTTCCAATAAACTTTGCAGCTACAGGTGGTACTACTACTTGCTATCAGTTTACGCTTTTAAATACAGGAAATTATACATATGTTCCTTGCGGACAGGTTGATCAAACTATAACTGTTTCTAATAATATCAATTCACCTACACAAATTTGTGCAAAAGATGGTACAGTAACAGGAGGTTCTTTTACAAGAACAGTTCAATGTACTGCTTAATACTACACTATTATGGCATTTATACCAGTTACTCCTCCTACTAGTTCTAATAATGAGTGCCTTACATGCACTTCAACTAGAAGTATATCAGTTAGTTTTACTGCAGCAAGCCCAGCTCCTGCTAACGGGTATATTGTAAAATGGAAAAAAGTATCAGAGCCTATAAGTTCATTTGTTCAGGTGATACCTAATCCTACGGCATCTCCTGTTACTATTAATAATGTACCTGCTTGTGACGATATTGATGTAGTTGTACAAGCATCTTGTGGTCCAGGTTTTTCTAGTCAAGAAGTTACAGCTGTAGCAACTGGTTTAGGAGTTGCTTTAAAATGTGGATGTGGGTATCAGGGTGATATAGATAATATGAATTTCTATATTTATCCTTCTATACCTATTGATTTTACAGGAATACAGAATGGCAGTACTATTACGCTTGCTTATGATTCTATAAGTAGAATTAACCGTTTTGAAATATATAATGTAACAGACTCAACAATTACGGTATCATCAGGTTGGGCAGGTTTAGCTAACTATCCAGGTCCTTGGGGAGCATCTAACAATACACCTACTACAGGAGACATTACTTTTATATATGATAATACTAAAACCTATGTACTGAACGTACAAGTGGGTGGTGCTGATCCTAATAATCAGACAAACGATGCATGGAGTGTAGTACTTGGATGTACTTACGTTGCTCCTCCTCCAACTTATTATTATTATCAAGGAACACTTTGCAGTGGAACCACTACTGAAACTTTCCGTTCAACTGTTAATAATCTGCATACACTGAATGTAGTGGTGAAAGCCAATGCTACTTCTATGAACAATACAGTGCAGTGTTTTAATCAGATTACCAATAACGCACAGGTTAATACCAATGATGTTATAGATACATTTGCTAACTGTTTTATCTGTAATGGTAATGCAGCTTATGTACCTATTACTAACTTCTACAATCCTTGTACATTAAGTGCTACCGGTGGAATAACTGATGCTGATATATATCTTCCAAATGGTACAGTAGATGTAGCATTGGGTGTAACACTACTCACTTCTACTGGTGCTGCTCATACTACAGTTTCATTGATAGCTTCATCTAATGGAGAGATATTTAATGTAAATGAGTTTGGTCAAGTAGTAAGTTCAACTAATCAATTCTGTTAAAATAATAGTCAGTGGTTTTGTTGGTTTCCATCTGACATAACAAAGCCCCGGTGTTTCTACACATGGGGCTCTTTTTTTAACTATTGTTGATAACTTCTGTAGAACTTTTGTTTAAGTTCTACATAATAGAATTAATTTCATACACCGTATACCAACCCTAAACCTATGAATCTAATTAACCAAGTGTACGGCTCACTTAAATGGAAAAAAACAGATGAGTGGTGTGCTACAAAGTTAGGTATTTCTCTACAAAAATACCAAGAAATTAAGAGACAAATTCTACAGACAAAAGAACTTTTACAGACTGAACTGGACAACAGTTTAGTTGATCTTGCTGGTAAACGGATGCTTGATCTGATAGATGATGAGCAGATCAAGAATGAGTATATATCAGAACTGGAAGATCAGTTAGTAGAAGCCATCAACCAGCATAAAGAAAAGGTGGTTGAGTTTAGAGAAGATCTAGAAAACGGTACAGCTGAAATAAAGGGTGTGGCGTTCTCAGAACCTAAAAGCCCTGAAGAGATAATACGTATTCTTAAGATAGACACTACAAAATGGAAGCTGTCATCTTACTGGAACAAACAACACAAAGAGTATTGGTTGATATCAGCCATGGTTTCCCAGGTTAAACCAGAACCACAAGATTTTATAAAACATACATTAGAAAACTTCCAACCTAAATATGTTCCTGTAAAGGAAGTTCATATTAACACCAAGTTTGAAAACCCCACCGTTGCAATATTGTCCGTTCAGGACTTACACTTTGGTAAGGAAGGGAACCTTACCGTTACAGAAGACTTTAAGAAAGCCGTTACTAACCTGACACTTAGAGCTTACATGAGCCACCGGATTGAGAAGATCATCTATGTCTTTGGTGGAGATTTGCTGAACATGGATACGTTCATGGGGCAGACCACCAAAGGCACACCGGTGGATAATGACATGCGTGCCCAAGAAGCTTACAATGAAGCTTTTGATGCTCTCTATTGGAGCATTAATCATATTAAGCAGTTCTGTAATTTTTTAGAAGTGGTTTACCTTCCAGGTAATCATGACCGTCTAAGTTCTTACCATCTGGCTCATGCCTTAAGTAAGTGCTTTAGTGCGGAGAATGATATTGTATTTGACGCAGAATATGCAGAGAGAAAGGTAAAGGTATGGGGAGCTAACTTCTTTGGCTTTGAGCATGGAGACGTAACCAAGAAGTGGACACCGTTGGTTTATGCTACAGAGTTTCCTCTGTTCTGGGGATCCACCATTTACCGCACCTGTTATACAGGACACTTCCATTCTAAAAAGACTACAGAGTATGTCACAGATAATGAGATACACGGCTTTGCTCTGAAGCATCTTCCTTCTTTATCCAGGTCAGATTACTGGCACTATCATAACAAGTTTACAGGTTCAAAACGCCAGGCAGTTATGGAAGTTCATGACTACCACACAGGTAAGATATCCGAGTTTACCTACAATGCTTAAACTCTACAAGTTTAACTAGGAAACTTCATGGATTTTACGTAAATTATTAATGTAGAACTTGTGGCCACAAAGTACAAACAACCAGACCTAAACGCTCCCAGGTATCGCCCTAAAAAGCTAAACCTGACAAACAGCAATGTTTACAACCAGTTCGTGCAGGAGAATCCCAGGTTTAGTTCACTTACAGCTACCCAGTTCAAAGAGGTAATCAGCAGCTTTAACGGCAAGATCTGGAACAAGGTCATAGAAAGCCGTGATGGTGTGGAACTACCGGAGCAACTGGGTTATTTGTTTATTGGGACTTGTCCTCGTAAACAAGGTGATAATCCTGACTTTAGGAAGAGTAATCAATACGGGAAAAAGATCCAGAATCAAAACTGGGAGTCTGATCAGTATGTAGCTAAAATTTTCTACACCAACTTTGAAACTAAGTACCGGTTTAAGCATCATGAGATGTGGGGCTTTACCGGACTTCGTGACTTTAAGAGAACAGTAGCTAAGACCTATCCCCAGGAGTGGAAGAAATATGTGCAAGTAGATAACCTGGTTAAAGTGAGCTTATTGTTCCGTAAGCATAAGTTCAAAGACTTTAAGAAAAACGAAACTCAGAAACTCCTTGAGGAGTATGATGAGTTTAATCTGGACTAACCTATGAAGACCACCATTGGAGATGTACTCTCAAGAATCCGTTCCCAGGTAAAGGCGGTAAGGCAAGATGCTTTACTGACTGACCGGGTTATATACTCTTTTGTCAATAAGCACTCAAAGTGGTTGTTGAAACGTGAAGATGCAAAAAACCAACTGATGGGATATTCAGGGGTTCTTCAGACAATGGAGTTTGTGGAGTTGATCGAAGTAGACAAGGTAGAAGCTTGTTGCACTGGAATAAAATCTGACTGTACTATCAAACGCACCAAAAATAAAATGCCTGTGTTTATGCAGGGTTATTATGGTCCGTTAATTCGTACAGTAGCATCTTTGGATGGATCTGAAGAATTGCAACCTACAGTTCCTAGCTCTTACATTGCAATGTCTAAGAGCAAGAACTTTAAATACAATAAGACTAAGTACTTCTGGTATCTTGATGACTATCTATACTTTCCTGATCTTGAGTGGGATGCTGTACGTATAGAAGGAATTTTTGAAGATGATATTTCTGCTTTTACATGTGCTGATGATAGCTGTGTTCAAGGTTCAGACCGCTCACTAAACATTCCTGATTATCTTCTGGGTGAATTAGAGTCTGCTGTATTTAAAGATTTGGCAGGTATGTTGCAAATGCCTGTAGATCCCATTAATGATAAACAAAATGCTGCCCGTTAACTGCTATGAAAACAGAGCCTAAATACCGCACGTTTGATGAGCTGCTTAATGAGGTGGCTGCAGATTTTACTCAGTATAATAATGAGGGTATGATTGAACCTGGACAACTAATCAAAGTTGCTCAGAGAGTCAGTTATGACCTGGGTCTTCGTATTCATGGTACCAAAGAAAAAATATTAGACATAGAAAAAAGCAAGACTAAACTACCTGATGATTTCTATGTACTTAACTATGCTATGCTTTGCGGCAAGTATACTGTTTCTCAACCTGTTTTGCAGGGACGCCAGACTGAAGATATTATTCTTTCTTCTAATCTCTGCAAGAAATGCGGAGCTCCTGATCCACAATGTACCTGTGAAAAAACATACACTGTAGAGTGCAAAACTGGTGAAAAGGTATTTGTACAGGTTGTAGAGAAACGTGCTTATGAAACCAAGACTTATGAAACTTTTGAAAGGGTTGACATTAGTCCTGTAACCGGAAGACAAGATGCCTTAACTACCACTGGTAGAGCTGGTTACATCAAGAACGGATTCATTTACACAAACATAGAAGAAGGAAGGCTGTACATTTCTTATCAGGGTGCTTTAGAAGATCATGACGGAAATCTTCTTGTACTGGACCATCCTATGATTAATGAGTATTATGAATATGCTCTTAAGCAAAGGATCTTGGAAAACCTGTTTATGAACGGAGAAGATGTGACACAGAAAATGCAGTTGGTTGAGCAGAGGTTAAGAGCAGCCCGTAACAATGCTCTCACTATTGTTAACACTCCAGACTTTGCTGAAATGAAACAGCTGTGGGAGACAAACCGTAAAGCTCAGTATGCAAAATATTACGACATGTTCAAGTCCGGATACGGCTGGTAAACTACCTGCACGTGCTACCACTACGGTGAAGTTTCCAACTTACAATTGTAAACTTGTCATTACCGTAGTAGATAGTGTTAAAAAGGAAGTGGAAAAGCTATATAAAAAATATAAGATAACAGAGCCGTTTGATTTTGAAGCTGAAGGAGCCTTAGTAATGCCTGGTACGGAAACATATTATCTGTTATTAGATAATGCATTTCTGACACATAATACAATAGCTCATGAAATATTTCATGCTGCTGTAAGAATAACTGAAGACAGAGATATTACTGATGAAGAAGCCCAGGCGTGGATGGCAGGACATATAACAGAGACATTGTATAAGTTTTTAGAAAAGAAGAAGCTACAAGTAAAACATGGCTGAACAATCACAGAACCCAGGAGCTGTTACTAATTCCTTTACCAAAGGAATGGTAAAAGACATGAATGAGACTTTCGTTGGAGAGGGTCTGTGGACACATGCCCGGAACCTGGTTAATAACTCTCATGAAGGTCATACAGGTGTGGTAGGTAATGAACCAGCCAACCTGCATTGTGTTACACTTCCTTATGATCTTATTGGTGCTATACATCTTACAGATGATCAGTGGGTTATTTTTACAACAGATGATGTAAACTCAGAGATAGGTATTTTTGATGAGAGCCAATGCAGTTATGAGAAAAAGGTAAACGATCCTTGTCTTGGTTTTAAGCGTTCCCATCTTATTACAGGAGCTTCCCGTAAAAGGTTTGATTGCGAGCGTCCTGTATATTGGGCGGATGGTCTAAACCCTGACCGTTTCATGGACCTGGATAATATTCCATGGAAGTATACAGAAACAAAAGTAAATGACTGTATAGTTAAAACAATTATAGAGCCAAGACAGCTTGACTGTGAAAAGATAAGGATAGCTCCTTTGTTAAAATCTCCTTGTCTTGTATTGTCAAAGGGAAAAACCTCTGGTAGTTTACCCAACGGATCTTACCAGGCAGTAATAGCTTACTCAGATAATGGCGTAAGGTTTACTAATTACATAGGACTCTCTGAAGTGCAATCTTTGTTTACACATGAAAACGTAAGTTCATCTCTTGAGCTTACCGTGTCTAGCATTGACACCACTTATGATGAGTTTGAACTAGTGATACTTGCCAGAATCAACGGTGCTACTGTAGCAAAGAAGATAGGAAACTACTCTACTTCACAGGGTATTATTTACATAGACCGCTGGGACCAGGAGTATGAAACAGTACCTGTTGCACAGATTGTGTTCCGTGGTGACGCTTCAGAAAAAGCAGATGCTATCTATGAAGTGAACAATTACCTCTTGAAAATAGGAGACTATTCTAAGTTTAAGTTTAACTATCAACAGCAGGCAAATAGGATCAAAACAAACTGGGTTGCTGTTGAATATCCGGCTGACTATTACCATAAAGGTGGTAACAACACCGGTTACTTAAGAGATGAACAGTATGCCTTCTTTATAAGGTTTATATATAACACAGGTGACCGTTCTGATTCTTATCACATCCCGGGTCGTGCTGCAACAGCTGCTGAACGTGCAAACGTTTTTGGTGGTGATGCATTTGAAACCCAGGGATCTAATCCTGTAACAAGAGAACGCTGGCAGGTGGAGAATACTGCCACTATAGACAGTCTTGTATTATCTAAACTTTCTGACGGTGGTAAAGTAATTGCTACGGGTAAGATGGGTTACTGGGAAAGTTCAGAACAGTATCCTGCTGACCGTTTTGATATATGGGGAGACCTCTGTGGTAAAAAGATCAGGCACCATAAAATGCCTGATGTAACTATTGCAGGTGGTAACATAGTGAACCACTTCTCTAACCAAGGTCAGAACATTGTTATCCTTGGTGTACAGTTTTCTAACATTACAGCTCCTGTAGATAACCAGGGTAATATAATCAACTCTATTGTTGGTTATGAAATACTTCGTGGTTCAAGAGAAGGTAATAAGACTATTATTGCTAACGGTATGTTCAATAACATGAGAACATATCCAATACCTGGGGAAAACAGCATACAGGGATTATATCAGAATTATCCTTATAATGATCTTCGTCCTGATTCATATTTGACTAGTCAGGAACAGACAGGTACAAATGGTACTGTAGACCCTAAGTCTACAAAACTTAGTGGTTACAAACAAAACGTATTTTCTTTTCATAGTCCTGAAACTACTTTCTCTAATCCTTATCTTAATGCAAGTGAGGTTAAGATTTATCAAGAGTTATCTGGTACAGCATTGGGATCTTTTATTAATCCATACAAGCATCCTAAGTTTAAGGTATCTACAAACTTTACAAGTGTACTTTCTAAACTTCTTTCAGTTATAGGTACTGTAGCTGCAATAGCAGGAACTGTAGGTGGTGGTTTTGATCTTAAGATGGAAGCTGATAATGATACACCTATCAATCTTCCTTTGACAGCAACACCTTCATACGCAGGTGACTATGTTACTGTACTTGGGTCTGGTGCTTCTCCAATAACTACCGCACAGTTCTTTGCTACAATAGCTGCTAATGGTATTATTCTTACTACTTTAATTGCAACAGGTATATTGCCTGGTATATATGATCAGCAGTTTACACGTTTGTTCTTATACTTATCACCCAAAGTCCAATATGCTGCTCAATATAATTCCCATGGGTTTTATAACAATGGTATTCCTGCTCAAGTTGGAGCAAGACGCCGTGAAGTTGTAGACGCTATCTACGTTAAAAACAACATGCAGTCTTTTAATGCAAGGTATGCTATTAATAACATGAACCGTGCTGGATTTGTAGCTGTTGAAATACCTGAGAATAATACACTTAATAATCCTACTACTGTTGATGACAGTAGGTTTACTATTGGTGAAAAAAGTGCCACACTTAATACTATATACCAAAGTAATATTTCAGGTCATTATGGTGCTTTGAAGATAAACATGCCTTCTCAGTATGGACAGTTAAGTACAATTAAGCAATTGCCTATATCTGGAGGTTGTGTACATAACCTTTCACTTTTACCAGGTGCTAAGATGACTAGTCCTGTACTGTTTGGTGGAGATGTGTATATAAACAGGTTTACCGAAAAAAATACCATGTTGTTTTTTACAGACTGGTTACTTGGTGAACCGGATGAGACAGAGTATGATTATACACTTTATGCAGCATTACCATATCCGCGTTTTTGGATAAACAATGAGTCTAAGCATTCTGCATTCTTTAAGTTATCAAATAGTTATCGTGTACTTGACTATAGAAGCTCAGGTACATTTTATATAAAGAGAGGTTATTTCTACTTGTTTAATTCAGGTGTAAGAGACTTTTTTGTAGAGAGTGAAGTAAACCTAGCATATCGTGATTGGGATGAAGAACCAGGTAAGCGTCATTATGATCCTTACAAGTTTTCTGATTTAAATAACATGTTCCGTAGTGATGTAGTTAAGACCGGAAACTTTTATAAGTATGATTACAACCTTAGCATATCTAAGCTGTTCAGCTCACATATCACATGGGGTAATGTTTTAGGTTTGGATTACGATCCTGCAGTTGCTGAAACATGTTATGTATACAGACCATCAAGAGTGAGATACTCACTTCCTCAGCAGGAAGAATCAAAGAAGGATAACTGGAGAGTATATCTTACAAATAACTACAAGGATTTCAATGGTCCGGTTACTTCTATCAAACCCATAAATAAGACAGGTGCCTTGTTCATGATGGCACGCCAGAGTCCTATGCAATTTATGGGTGTGGAAGAACTTAAGCTTGACGGTACAGGTGCAAAACTTACTATTGGTGATGGTGGATTGTTTAATCAGCCTTTACAGTCTGTAGTTAATGCTGAAGCTTCATTTGAATACGGAAGTTGTCAAAGTAAAAATGCTGTAATTAACACAACCCATGGTGTGTTTTGGGTTTCCCAAAATCAAGGTAAGGTGTTTCAATATACAGGTCAGCTTGCTGAGATTAGCCGTAACGGTATGAAATGGTGGTTTGCTCAATACCTTCCAAGTGAGCTTTTGAAAGCTTTTCCAAACTATCCTTTATATGATAATTCTGTAAAGGGAGTTGGTGTACAGATGATGTATGACAATACCAACGAAATACTTTATATCACTAAGAAAGACTATAAGCCTCTCTTTAATGATATGATATATGACAACAATGGCTTCTATAGAGTTGTCAATGGTATTAAAACCTACTATGCTTTTAATAGTGCAGGCTTTGAGGATGCATCATGGACTATAAGCTATGACTGCAAGAACCAGATGTGGTTATCATTTCATGACTGGAAGCCATCATATATGCTGCCTGCAAAGACTCATTTTATGAGTGTAAACGGCAACAGTGTATGGAAACATAATTCACGTTGTGATTTGTTCTGCAACTTCTATGGTGTGGACTATCCTTTTGATATAGAGTTTGTATCCAGCACTGGTCAGACTGTTAACTCAGTAAGAAACATAGAATACCTGCTTGAAGCGTACAGATACTATAATGGATGTAAAGATAAATTCCACATTCTGGATCAAAACTTTGACCAGGCTATGGTGTATAATTCTGAGCAGGTATCAGGTCTCCTTGAGCTTACTCTTAAAGACAAAAGCAATCCTGTCACTATGCTTAGTTATCCACAGGTTCAGTCACAGTCTATTAAAATCCAATATTCTAAAGAAGAACAGAAGTATAGGTTTAACCAATTCTGGGATATTACTAAAGACCGTGGAGAGTTTAATGGTGTTAGTCTTCCAATGTTTGTAACAAAAGCAAGTGGTTATGACTATGCTATTAATCCACAATACGTAAACTACCAGAAATCACCTCTTGAACGCAAGAAGTTCCGTCATGTTGTAAATAGGGTGTTCTTACGTAAACTAAAAAGTGGTGACGTAAAATTATTGTTTAAGATATCTAACCAAAAACTTCTTCAATCTCCTAGATGATGAATAAGCTGTTACAACTTTTAGTAAGCACTGGAGATGTTTCTCATAAAGTGTTACCTACCTATCAGATGAGAGGAGAGGTTAGATCTATATCTCGTGGTGACATTCAGGGAGCTCCTATGCCTGTTATAAAAATGACAGCTGAGGAAGCTAAGAGATTGCAAATGCAGAAGATGGCTCAGCAGGCTATCGCTAACCAGGCTACATTAAAACCCGGTTCAAAACTTACAGATCGTGATGCTCTGTTAGAAAAGAACAGACAATATGCTGCATCAACAGGTAAAAGATTTAACCCTAACACCGGTGGTGTAAGTCCATTGTTATCTGATAACACAGACAGAACAATGAGACGTGTCCAGGAAAACATAGTTAATCCGATGTTGCAACTGGAAGGTCTAATGACTGGAGCAGGTCTTGTTGGTAAAGGAGCAGGTAGTATAATGCAAAGAATTGCTCCGGCAATTGAAAACATAGGGTTTAATACGTCACGTAATATTAGAAAAGCATTTCCTGGTTTTGTAGATAAAAGAATGAGGGCTATAGATAAAGGAAACAAGTGGAGTCAGGAATGGTACAGTAATCCAACTATTCAGCAACGATATAATGATTGGATTGAAGAATCTTCTCTGTTAAAACCAGAAGCGGCTTTATATCAAAGTCGTATAATGGACATTGCACCTACTGTTATTCGAGGTATCAATCTTGATAAGAGTTATGCTAACAGACTTAGTGGTACTATAGCCAGAGATAACTATGAAAAACTTTTAAAAGAAGGAGCTATTACTAAGGGGACTACAGATCGTTTTGGGTTTGGAAAAAATGATGTTGTAGGAAGGTATAGTCACGGAAGTAATGATGCTCTTATAGATGTATTGCATCCAGCTCTTGGTAGAAAGTTTAATACTGCTAATACTACAGTGCATGAAAACATTCATGCAATTACCAGAGGAAATGACGGACTTACTCAGAACGCTAAGAGTTTTTTAAAAGCTCCTTTTAATAGATCAACAGGTAACAAATATGATAAATATTTAACTAATCCAACTGAAGTGCATGCTCGCATTGGTGAACTCAGACGTCAGTTTGGACTAACTCCTGAAACAAAAGTAGATATATCTACTATGAATAGAATTATGGAGTTGGGAAAACAAGGTAAAACTTCTGTTGATAAAAGATGGTTTGAGCTTGTTAATGACAAATCTAAATTAAGATGGTTGTTTAATAATGCTCCAACTGTTACAGTACCTATAGCTGGTGCAGCTCTATTAGACCAAAAAAGAAAAGGTGGAGTCATTATAGATTCTCGTGGTCAATGGGCTTATCCTGGTAAACAAACTATAGTACCTACACCCACTGGGCAAATAACCATGCAGGGTGTTCCCTATCCTGTATATGGACAAGATGAAACTGGCTATGGTCAGATGATGTATCCTGATGGTGAATATGAATTTCCTGGTGAGATGGTGTATGAAACACCCATGATGAGTAAGGGTGGACAGCACGGTGGTCTTGACCGCTGGTTTGCAGAAAAGTGGGTAGATGTAAAAACAGGTAAAGCATGTGGCAGACAAGAAGGTGAGAAACGTAAAGGATATCCTGCCTGTCGTCCTTCCAGAAGAGTGAGTGAGGATACACCAAAAACAGCATCAGAACTTTCTAGTTCTGAGCGTGAGAAATTCAAGAGATCTAAAACTTCAAGTGAACGTATAAACTATCAACACCGTAGAAAAGAATATGGTGGAGAACAAACTGAAACAGATATGACTAACAAACCGAACAACCCGTCATTATGGTCCAGAGCTAAGTCTTTGGCTAAACAAAAGTTTAATGTATACCCTTCCGCATATGCCAATGGTTGGGCTGCTAAGTGGTATAAATCTAAAGGTGGTACCTGGAGAAAAGCTGAGTATGGTATGGAAGTACCTATGATGGCTGAAGGTGGTAAACCTGAGTGGCTTATGGAGGCTCAGCTTAAAGCTCAAGGTTATTCAGGAGATGCACTCCGTCAGAAGATGGCTTCTATGGCTAATGGTGGAGAACCTCAGAATGCAGGTTTTCAGGCATTGCCTGAAGCTGTTCAGGAAAAGATTATGAATAGCATGGCTTATGGTGGATATATGGGTGAAATGGCTTACGGTGGTAGTGCTCAACAAGCTGCTATTGCTATTGCCATGAAAAAAGCAGGTAAAAAACCAAAGTCTATGGCAGATGGTGGAGAACCTAACGGTGAGATGGCACTCGGTCAGATGGCTGCTGTACAAGATAAAATGAATAAGCTTCTTAAGTTTGTTAGACCAGAAGATAACTTAGATCCATGGATTGCTTCTAAGCTTGCTGTAATGGATCACAGTGCAGACGCTATTGCGGACTACATGATGTACGGTCCTGATGCTGAAGAGATGGAAGAGCAAGAAATGAAAGGTGGCGGCTATGTTGTTACAAGAAGCAACGATCGTAAAGGTAAGACTCATAAAGTGACTGGTCCTGACGGAACTGTTAAATACTTTGGTGACTCGAAGCTTGGTCAGCATCCAAGAGATCCAGAAAGAAAAGCTGCTTTCTATGCACGTCATAAAAAGAACCTTGAAGGTAATCCATACTTCCGTGCCTTTGCAAGAGCAACATGGGAGAACGGTGGACAGATAGACGAAATGGCAAACGGTGGTTATATCGGTTATGATGGAAAGCGTCACATGTCTTCTACACCCACATGGTCTGGAAACATGGGTTATCAAACTGGTGGTGAACCTTTGTGGCATGCAAACTGGAACGATGCTGAACAATCTTATGAATCTATAGATCCGATTGCAGAACAGTTTAACCAGGATGTAGCAGCTATGCCAGCACGTGCTGTATCTATGAATGTTCCTGCAAGTGCTCCTGTTGCTAAAGCAGTGGCTCGACCACGTAGCAAAGGATCTAGCTACAGTGTGGTTGACTACATGAATAGCCTAGATATGCCATCTGATTATGCTACACGTAAAGCCCTTGCAGAAGAGTATGGTATAAAAGGATACAGAGGAACTGCTGATCAAAATATGATGTTGATTTCTGCTATCAGTCAAGCAGTAAAGTCTCAGGGATCTAAAGCAGCTGCTGTTTCTACACAATCAGGTTCTGCGGACTATGCTATGAATAGCAGTAATATGCTTAGAAGAGGTTACACTGCTTCTAGTAACCCATTCATGTTTGGTGAAATACCTCAAAGACCAGCTGTAAAAACTTCTGGTGCAGCTAAAGCTGCTGCAGCTAAAAAAGTAAATGCAGCTAATGCTCAAGATGCAGAAGATGCAAGATCGTTTGCTAAGTATAAAACAGAAGATCCATATTTCTTTGCAGAAGAATCTGATCCATCGTGGGTAAAGGCTATTGATATGCCTTTTACTTACTTAAGAGATCTTGGTGCCCAAGTTGTTTTAGACCAAGACTTAATGGCATTAGGTCAACTACTTGCTCTTGGTGCAGGAACGAGGTTTATTAAGGGTAAATCTAAGATAGAGCCTTACTACGGAGGACAGAAAGCTTTGCCAAGAATGCCTGGTAAATCACTGCCTGCTCCAGCTGCCCCTGGTCCAAGAGGTCCTATTCCTGGACCTGCAAGTGGTGGATACATTAAGCCAGGAGTTCCAGGTACATCTCCAAGAGGTTTTGAAATTCCAAGTGCTGGTTTAAGAAGTCCGGGTTATCCAAGGTTTGCTCAAGGTGGACCTGTAGTGGGCGATGAAATGGAAGTAACTCCTGAACAACTTGAACAGCTTCGTGCACAAGGATATCAGTTTGAAATAATCTAACTTATGAAAATACGTATTACTAAAAAAGGTCTTCCTAAAGCCCAGATGTGGAATAGTCAGCCTGGTGTTCAAATGCAAACACCGGCTCAATCTAGCTATAACTGGATGAATTTCAGCCAGGAGCAGGTTCCTTTACCACGCACTACGGTTATTAATCCTGATGGTACACAAAAAACCACTGGTAATTTTGGTGAACCTACTATACAATATAGAATGTCTGAACAGGGTACACCTTTGAACCAGGGTAATATTGTACCTCTTAATACCAGACCTAATATAATGAAAACCCTTCAGGGAGTATCAACAGTAATGAATGCTATTTCTCCGGTGGCTGATCTTCTTGATACCAGAAGAAAGAATAAAGAGATTGAGCAAGCATACAGAGACAGTCTTGTAAGGATGGGTCCTGTTGATTATACACAGAACCGTGGTGACTATGAGATCAATACTGGTATGGTAGATCCGTATAACACAGGTGCTAAAAGTAAAGGTCAGTTTGCAGGAGCTTATTATACTCCTATGGCACAAGATGGTCTTAGTCTGGGTCCTATTTCTTTTAGTGAGGAACCTGTAAGACGTAATGTATATCAGACAGCACCTCTGGAAATAACCAGAAGTGTAGCAGCTTCTACTTATGTAAAACCTCCGGTAGTTAAAAATATGTCTGTAGAAAAACCATCTGCTGCAGGATTTAAAGATTTTATTGCAGCTAAAGAAAGCGGTGGTAATTACAGAGCTTTACCTAAGGATAGTTCTGGTAAACTTGTTTCATCTGCAGCAGGTAAATATCAGTTTTTGTGGAATCAGCATAAAGGTTGGATAAGCAAGGTGACAGGTGTTTCTTCTAAAGAAGAATTTCTTAATAACCCAGAAGCCCAGGAAAAAGCTTTTGAATACTGGGATGCTACAGTGCTTACACCTAACGCAAACAAGATTAAACAGCAATTAAGTGTAGCTGATTCTGTAGAACAAATAAAAGCTAAAATACATTTTGCAGGACCTGCTGGTGCGTATAGATTCTATTCTACAGGACAGGAAACCAGAGATGCTTTTGGAACAACAACATCTACCTATGAAATGGGTGGAGAAAATACACAGCCTATGAAAATACGTATTACACAAGAACCCATGGACAACATGGAATATGGCGGACAGCTTGGGTATGGTTTTGATTTGGGAGGACGCCGTGTTTACACTGATATGCCTGAGTCAACATCTGATACAGTAAATAATACTATTGGTCCTGTACCTAGAGAGATGGCTAATATAGAAGCTGAGAAAGGTGAAACCATGTTGTCTGATGTAGACGATGATGGTATGATGGAACACATGAAGATTGGTGGTAAGCGTCACTCTGAAGGTGGTACTCCACTAGCTGCAAAACCTGGTGACTTTATCTTTTCAGATACAAAGAAGATGAAGATTAAGAATCCTGCTTTACTTGCACTATTTGGTAAGTCAGCTAAGAGTGGTGGTTACACACCTGCACAACTTGCCAAGCAGTATGACATCAATAAGTACAAAGCCATCCTGCAGGATCCAAACAGTGATGCTGTATCTAAGAGAACAGCTGAAATGATGCTGGGTAACTACGAGAAAAAGCTTGGTATGATTTCTCTTGTACAAGAAGCCAAGAAAGGATTTCCTCAGGGTATTCCTGCTGTAGCAGAAAGCGTAATGCCTGAAGCTAAGTTTGGTGGTTACCTTGAAGAGTATCAAGTAGGTGGTAGTCCTAGGAAAATGACTAAAGCTGAATATGAAGCTGCATTAAAGAAAGGTGAGTTTAAACAGATAGGCAACTCTCGTATAGCTGAAAGAACATGGCAGGAAAAAGTAAAAGATGAGGTTCCCGGTCAGGCTGCTCAGTTTAAAATAGAAACAAGTAAGGGTCCTGGTAAAGGTAGTGCATCTTTCAATAAGGCTTTTGGTGATGCTCGTAAAGCAGGTCTTAAAGAGTTTACATTTAACGGAAAGAAATTCAACACCGGTCTTTACAAACCAGGAGAAGGTAATAAGGTTCTTGTAAAAGCAGCAGTAGAAGGAACACCTGCTGAGTATAAAGAAAGAAAGGAACAAATTACTTATGACGAAGCTCCTGGTATACCAACTGTTCCAGATTTTACTCCTTCAGAAAATAACACTCCTTATGGTTGGACGCAACAGGATATAAACAATGCATTGCTTGCTATGAGCAACCGTGCAGGTATTAAGAAGTATCCAAGTGTACGTAGAGACTTCAACCCTGTTATGCCTGACTTTAGAAACATGGACTGGAGAGGTAAGGCTGCAGAGTTGCAGGGTACATATAACTCCCAAATGAATACGCTTGGTACATATCAAAGTCCTACGTCTCTTGCAGCTAATGCATCGTTTATGGCAGGTCAACAGGCTGAGAATCTTATCAACCGTGCAATTGAACCTACAGAACAACAAAATGTGCAGATTTATAATCAGGTGTCAGGTCAGCGTGCCGGTATAATGAACCAGGCTTTGGCTAATGCTGCACAGAATACATTCCTGCGTTCACAAGATAGAGCTGTATTAAATCAGCAATATGACAATGCTGTTAGGGATGCTAATGCGGCAATGATACAGACTATCAACCAAGGTATGACAAATGCATCAGGCATCTACAATACTAATCTTGTAGAAAGCCCATACTACTTCTATGATCCACGTACACAAAAGATGAAGTTTAACTCAGAGAATGCACGTGCAGCTTTTGAAGCAGCAAGAAGATCTGCAGGACCAAATGAATCAGATATGGCTGCTCAGTATATGACTTTGCGTAGTAAACTTACTGGTGTACCTGAAGATAAAAAAGATGATGTTGCTCAAATGATGATGGGTCTTGGTAAAACAGGAAGAACATCATCTACTACTTATCCTTTCAATCCCACTATGAACAGAACAACTGTTCAGCAACCTTTTAATCCTTATTACAATCCCTATCTCAATCCTGCAATGAGGGATCAGTAAACCTGTTAAGTTTAGTTTTAAACCTTTCAGATTTTTCCGTATATTATTAATGTAACCTATGGCAACATTTATACAAGGTGTAACTGATACGAACTTAGATCCGGTGCTTTTCACACCGGACTATAGTTTTTTGAGATACAACCTACAGAAGAAGTCTGCTCAGTACGAGCAGGGTTTGAAATCTGTATCAAATGCTTATGGCTCTCTAAAGAAAGAGTTGAGTGATCCCATTAACGTAGAAAGAAGGGACAACTATCTAAAAGCTGCTGAAACAGAACTGCAAAAGATTGCATCAGCTGATCTGTCTTTACAGCAGAATGTGAATGCTGCTAACGCTATCTTTGATCCAATTGCTACTGATCCTGCCATTGCTTTTGATGCTTATCATACAAGTCGTATTAAACGTGAGCTTTCTGAAATGGAAAGCTGGGCTGACTCAGAAGACATGGCTACACGTAAAAAATTTAACAATGAGATATACAGCTGGTTGAAACGTGACTTAGATGGTTTAAAAAACGGTAATGGTGATATTAAGAACTATAAAGTTCAGGGACGTAAAGCCTGGGCTTTTGTAGATGCTCAAGATATTGTCAACCAGGCTGCTAAGGACATGGGTTACAAAATAGAAAATGATTCTCTTGGTCAACCCTATATTATAACTACCATTGGTGGAAAAACCAACAGAGAGAGTTATGAACTTTTTGCTCAAAATGTTCTTGCTGCTAACCCTGTTTACCAGCAACAAACAAAGATTTTGGGTCAGGCAAGAATAGAAAATATTCTTGATTTTTATAAAAATGATCCTCTTAATGCCGGACTAGACAAAACACAACTTCTTAATAAGTATTCAGATGTTGCTTACACAGAAGGACGCAACAGGCAAAAAGGTTATATAGAAAATCTTAATGAAAAGCTGGCTGTACAAAAGGCAGACTACATTGCTTTTCATGCTGCCAATCCTAATCCCCAAGGTGAGACACTTGCTCTTATGCAACGAAAACTGGCAGATCTTAATCAGTTTAAAAGTCAGGTAGATAACATTCAAAAAGAGTATAGTAATACTTATGGTGCAGATGATGCAGCTTTTAAACTGAAGAAAGAAAACTTTACCAAGCAGTTTATTGAGAATCCTGAAGGTTATTTTGCTAACCAGGTAAGAACAGAAGATGTGGTGCGTTGGTCTAATATCCGTTCGTCTTTTGGTACTGTATCAATCAAACCTGACCAAGGATATATATCTATGGTCAATGCTGCTGATAAAGCTTTGAACACTTTGAATAATATCAAGGATGATCAGTTTGACAACCAGATGGACGTTGAAGAACTTAAAGTGAAACAGCTCAATGCTGCTCTTAAGTTACAAGGTAAAACTGCTACTGGAGAACGCAAGAAGAACGCAGATGGTACTGATAAACTTCCGGATATAGAATTCAACGGTATCAGTTCTACACAGGTAAATGTTACTACAAAGATTGATCAGCTTAAAGATGAACTAGCCTTGGCTAAAGCTGGAGCAATTACTAATATGACAAGCACCTTTGGTGGATTGTATTTGTTAGAGAATATGGGTACTAAACCAGAAGATGTAGCATTGATCCGACAGTTCTTTACCAACCAACAGTTTCAAAGTAATGCCAAACCTACTAAAGAACAGGGAGTAGCATTAAAGAATGCTTACAGAAATCTCTTTTCTTTTGTAAAACTTAATAACAGGGATGAAGCTCTCACTGAGATGAGAGGGCAGGTAGATAAGAATATATCAATTGATAAAGTAGATTTTCCAGGCTTGTTGAAAAAAGCTGTTGCCAATTATGTACCCAAAGATGAAGAAGAAAAACAAGCCATTCGTAACATCTTTGAGTATGACAAGAACCAGGCTTTGATTAAAACAAAGACAGATGCTATCAATAAAGGAGTAAACTTTGTTGGCAAGACCATCATGAACCAAACGGATGAGGAATTAAAAAAGTTAGTCAAGAAAGAAGGTGATGATTATCGTTTACTAGATAAGAATGATGTAAAAGAATGGTTCAACGGTTTAAAAACCAGTGGTCAATTAAATGATGCTCAGCTTGAAGAACTTGCTGGAGCTTATATAAACGGTAAAGTAAAAGTTAATATTACTAAACCAGAAGGAGCAGCTTCTGCAGCTCGTAGTGGTGGCAGTACTTTGGGATATGTAGATATAACATACAATGATAAAAAGTATTATTTAAACGGAACCAATCCTAATATTATTAATTCTGCTGATTATATAAAACTTTCTAAACGGATTAATGAGCGTATTCCTGTACCTGAGTTTGAAGCATCTGTACCAGGTGCTGTGGTAAAAGGTTCTGCTGGCTATATTTTCCGTGGAGACACAAAAGAAAAGACCAGGGAATTTTTGGCTAGTCCTACTCAGGATAATTCAAACATATTTATAAGTGAAGACGGAACTGCTAATGGATATGCCCAGGTAGATCCGGAACAACAAAAACAAATCAGATCTGCTCTTGCCAGTAAGGAAAATGTGGAGATGGTCAAGCTTTGGGTTAACTCTCCTATTAATGAAGGAAAGCAGGTGGTTGAAGTAACTTTTGCTGCTCCTAAAAGTGAGAAGGATACTAATCCAGCTGCAGGAAAAACTTTTTATTTTCCTATTAACGTAAATGAAAGAACATCTGATATCTTCAAAACATTTGCAGAAGTAAATGATGAGTTTTCTAACTACTCTACTAAGAACGAACCTTATGTGATGGACTATCACCAGGCTTCTGGTGTAATGGCAAAGATATATGCTGATCAACCCGGTTCACGTACAGGAACAGTAAGAGTATATACTAAATATGATCCTGTTACACGTCAGTATGGTGATACATGGATCGAGCAGAAACCTTTACAGTTTAATCTTAATAACATTTCTTTTTCAGAACTTAAGGATGTTATTTACAATGATGTATTAAGTCCTTATGTTTCTTCACATATGGCTTATACAAAACAGATGCAAACTCAGCAGGCTGCTCAAGGAACTTCAAATCCCTGGAACCAGTTAAAGTTAAACTGGTAAGTGTGAACCCTATGGAAAAATTTACAATAGATCCTGGTTTATATCTGCCTTCAGATCCTTTGCCACAGGCTATTTCTCCTGTCATACAAGACTATGAGAACAGCGGTGCTTTTATACAATCACAGCAGGATTATGCTGACAGCATTTCTATGCCTGGTGACAGCATTACTGATCTTATAAATAAGGTGGAACAATACCAGGCTCAGAGTCGTGCTCTTCTTGATCAAGGCAATCCAGAAATTCCTGTTGGTCCCGGTTATCAGTTTAATATGAATGGTGTCATGAACAAACTTGCCCGTTCTTTAAATCCTGAGAAACCAACACTACAGGCATCAGCTGCTCCAATGACTCTTGGTTCTCAGAGTGACTTTGATCGTTATGCACAAAGTGAAGACTTTCAGACATTTGGTTATGTTCCTTCTTTAGGAAGTGAGCAGGAATACCGCTATGGTCGTGCAATGACCTGGGGAGACACCGTGGGTAAAGCATTTGCTGGTGGTTCTGCACTAGCCTGGGATACTTTTGTAGAAGGATGGAAAGGTTGGGGAAGAATGACGGAAGCTCTTTTTACGTGGGATTCTTCAAAGCTAATGGGATCTGAAGAAGAACGCTATGAGATAGCTAAAAAACAAGAAGAGATATTTAATAAGTATGCTATTTATAATACTGCTGAATCAGAAGACTCTCTTCTAAACAGACAGTTTTTTGGTAACATGTTGCAGCAAACCGGATTTACAGTAGGTGCGTTGGGTCAGATGGCTCTTGAAACATATCTCACTGCCGGTTTTGGAAAAGCTATCAGTGCTGCAGTGGGTGGAATTGGTAAAGCAAGAGGGCTTAAGACAGCCATGAATGTTGGAGAACTTATTAACGATACCCGTAAGGTTCAACAGGTCATCTCTAACACACAAAAGGTAAACAATGCTCTTAAACTTATTCCCCGTTCTATAGTACCTCTCTATGGTACAGCAGAAGATATGATTAAAGCTGGTAAAGCTGGTGCAGGTACTTTACAACTTGGTATGCTGCTTGGTGGAGGTATTAAACGTGAGTTGAGTATATTTAATATGGCTCGTTCAGAAGCCATATTTGAAGCAGCTTCTACATATAAAGAACTTGAAAATAAACTTGTGCAGGACTTTGTTAACACTAATGGACGTGAGCCAAGTGTAACAGAGCTGGAAACTATAAGGCAAACAGCAGACAATGCTTCTGCGGACAACTTTGCTACCAATCTGGGTATTCTTACACTAATGAATAGAATTCAGTTTGGTAACATGTTTAAAAACTTTAATACATCCCGTAAGATATTTAGCAGTAATGCTACTGCCTTGGGTGATGATGTATTTGAAGTGAGTGGAAAAGTGGGAGATAAAACGATAAAGAAAGTATATGAAAAAGGATTTGTAGGAAGACTTGGAGCTGTAAGAGATATTTCTAAAACTTTTGGAAAAAAGAAAGCAGCATGGGAAGCTGCAAAATCAGCAGGTCTTGGTATTATGAAGTTTGAAGGATCTGAAGGTGCTCAGGAACTCTTGCAAGAAGCTTCTAATAAAGGACTTAGTGCTTACTATTATGATCTTTATAATGGTAAGAAAGGATATAGTTCTAAGATTGATAATGTACTTTCCAGTATACAAAATCCTATCACTGACATTGATGGTGCAAAAACGTTTTTAATGGGGGCCTTAACAGGTCGTTTTATTGCACCGTTCTCTTATGCAGGAGGTAAGTTGTTTGCAGGTAAAGAAGGAAAAGAAATAGCAGCTAAAAAAAGAGAAGCTGTAAATATCATTAACACTTTTTATACTGACCCTACTCAATATACAAAGGAGTGGATAGCTAACGTAAAGGTGCAAAACCGTGCAGCTGAAAACATGGAACAGGCTGTTGCTAACGGTGACAAATATACGTTCTATAATACTAAAGACTCTGCTTTTGCAAAAGCTGTTTCTTCAGCTATCAAGCTAAATATGTATGAGTCTTTGAAAGGTACACTAACTGAACTTGGACAGGACCTTACAGAGCAAGAGTTTAAAGAAGCGTTTAACATGGATGCCACTGCAGCTAACCGTGAAAACGTTCAGCAGTTTATGGGTAAGGTTGTAGGTCAGATGGACGAATATTACACCCTTTACAATAACTTAAAAGATAAGTACGGAGACAGGATTGTTCCTGAGCTCTATCGTTATAATAAGCCTGAGGAGTATGAGCGTGTAAAGATTGCCAAGATAGCTCTTGACAATGCTATTGAGATGCTTACTACCAACGTATTCAAAGCACGCCAGACTACTAAAAGAGCAGCACAACTCCAGAGTGAGATAGCTGCCAATGCTAACATTGGTGCTTCTTCTATAGAAGTATTAAATAAGTTGGGCAGTGAGCAGTCTATAGGTGATCATATCAGCATGCTTAACAAAGAGATCGGCTTTTATGAAAAAGCTGAGACACTAGATGCTGAACAGAAAGCCATACTTAATCTAAAGAAACAGGAACTCAAACTTAGCCAGGCATGGCAGGATGCGTTTGAAGATGTAATGACCGGTCAGGGTGAAAGTTTTTTTGAAGAAGGATCCATTAAAAAGATTTATGAAGCATATGAGAACCTGGTAAACTTTTATAACAAAAGTGAAGAAAAGAATGTCTCTGTTTCTATAGAAGATATAGAAGACAACTTTACCAAGTTCCTGGATTACATACAGCTTAACAAAGATGGCAAAGCTTATATAGATGCCATGAACCTTCTTGCTGACCCTTACAACATGAATCTCATCATAGAAGCTACCAAGTCTTCTATAGACGAGATGGGTAAGATCATGCAAAAGGAACACCTTGAAGAGGTAAACAAGATAGCTGAAGATCCCAAGCCTCCTGTTGAAGTGCCTCCTGCTGAAGATCCTGTTCCTCCTGCTACTGATCCGGTGGTTGTCACCACTACTGAAACAGCACAACCAGCCACTGAAATACAACCTGAAGTTAAACCGGCAGAGAATGCCGAGATGGAAAATGCTCTTAAGAATGCTTATGATAAGTATAAAGCAGATGCAGAAAGAGCTGGTAATCCTGTAGCCAACTATGACCAGTGGAAAGACTTTAGTGCTGCTGCAAAAGAAATCCGCAAAGGATTTCAAGCTGCCCCTGCTACAGAACAGACAGAGGAACAACCAGAGACCTATGCAGAACAGTTTGATGTGGCTGCTGTCAATACAGAAAACATATCAGAAGATGTTGTAGATCAAATATTGAGTTCTACAAAATCAGAAAAAAGTGATAACTTTGAGAACAAGGTTGATGACTTTTTTACTAACCTGACCGTTTGTAATATCTAATATACCCTATGAACAAGTGTAGTATAAGTATCCAGACTTTTGCTGACTTTACCAAGCAACTGTTGGCACAAGATGCCAAGTATAAAAACTTTGCAGAAGTGGCAAAGTTTATCATCAAACGTCCTGGACAACCGGATAGTGTAAAGATGGTAGCTCTTAAAGGGCTTGCCAAGATATATGACCAGCTGTCTAAAAAAGATAACACTTTTAGTTTCTCTGCAGATGACAGCAAGATCATTGATGTAGACCTTGAGAAGGATAACTTAGAAACACAGTTTAAGAATATTGCTGCTAACTACCAGGTGCGTCCGGTAAGTGGTCCTTCTATAGACGCTATCAGAAGTGACATAAAGAACCTTGCAACACTTCCTGTATTACAGCTGCAAGATGCTGTTACCAAAATCGTAAAAGACATAGCGGCCCTTGCCAAGACCAACTTCCGTAAGAGTGCAGACGAGATGGTTAAGTCTATTGGTGAACTCTATGACAGAGCTATCAATGAACTTGCAAAGAATACAGGTGTAAGTCCTATCATCCGTAACTCTCTCACACAGCTTCTTAACACAGAAAAGAACATTGCTACAGAAGCTGCCAGTGATTATATACCCTTAAAGAACACTATCTATGGTGACACCAAGCTTATTGTAAAGAAAGATGGTAGTGTGTTTGAAGTGTTAAAAGACAACAATGGTAAGTTTATAGACATTAACTCACAGGATGGTACAACCGAAGTTGTATTTGACAGAAGTGCCGGTGACCAGTTGTTTAATCTCAGGGTTGACTCTTCACCTTTTGTAGGTGGTAATGATGGTACACAGTATATTTTTTCTCACAATGAACTGAGAAATGGTATGAACCTCCGTGACCGTACCGGAAAAGTGATGACCAACCAACTTCTTGGTTTGGACAATCCCCTTTCTGCTTTAGAAGTAATAGCATCACGTACAGAGGTAGACCGCAACCAGGATCGTATCCGCAGGATCCGTACTGAGATCCCTAACCGTACACTTGAAACACAGGAAGTAGCCTCACAGCAAAAAGCTTTGCTTGCAGGAAGTCCTGTACTCACTGTGTTTTCTCCAGTAGATGGAGCACAGATCCAGTTCAGAATTCCTGGACAACAGGGAGCTATGATACTATACGGTATAGATAACTATGCTATAGTTTATCCTGATAACCGCACAGTGCCTGTTGACTTTTCTGAGTCTCAGAAAGAACTTATTCTAAAGCTTGCCCGTAAGAACACCACTAATGAAAACGGTGTAAACGTAACAGAACCTCTTACAGAGGAGGACTTCTATAACCTGAAAGCCAGCTACGAGAAGTTTAAAGATTTCAAGAAAGCTGTACAGGAAATACTTGACCTTAACAAAGACCAGGCTGAGGTTGTCTTACCGCAGGCTTTGGTTAATACATATATCAGTCTTGCCCGTACAGGTGAGACTATTGCTGTTGCCCCCACTGCCGATCAGCAAGCTAGTTTATCTACACTTTTAAATAAAGAAGGCAATCCTGGTCAAATTAGCTTTAACGTTGTTGAAGCTCTTGATGATGAAAACTACTCAGAACCACGCCGCGTAACCAAACCGATCATGGTTGCCAAGCAGGGTGGTGTGTGGACATTCATATCAGACCTGAAGGGTAATGAGATGATAGCAGTAGAGCGTGATGGCAAGACAGAATACATAACGTTTTCTGACTACATGCAAAACGTTCTTAATGTTTCTCCTGAGATTACTATACCAAATTTCCCAAGTGCTTTTGCATGGTTGTACCAGAAAGCTAACGGTAAGTTTCAACCTATTGCACTTAAGTATACACCTGTAGAAACAAGTGCAGATATTGCACGTCTTGCCATGGGCTTTGGTCAGCTGATCAAAAAGATGAATGATCCCCAGGCTGAAGGACCGAGAGAGCTCAGAAACTTCAACCTGAACAACTTTGGGTTTTCTCCTTACAACCCAACAGGAGCAACCAGCTTTGCCGGTGACTTTGATAGTTTCAAAGATCCAAGTGGTGAACGCAGTGTATCTATCCAGATCCATCCTATGACTATGAACTGGAGCCAAGTGCCACGTGATGTAAGAAAAGCTCTTACTATTTACATAGACGTTCCTGTAATGAATGCATTCTTACAGGTGGTACGTAAGGCTGCAGAGATGCCTGCCTTTAAATCACAGAAGCTTGACCTGAACACAACTGCCGGCAGAAATGCCCTGGTGAAGTTTATAGATGAAGATCCTCAGCTCCGTAAAGAGTTAATGGGTGCTTATGAAGATATCAATACCCATATCTACCGTAAGTTTCAGGGTATAGGAGAGAAGCTTACCAAGACTTCTTATAACGGTGAGTTTGACATACCTAAGATCTACACCATTATGGAAAATGAGAAGAGTGATCTTAGTGGCAGATGGAAGCTTAAAGTGAAGGACCGTCAAAGTGGTAAGGATATAACCAACATGGATAACTACCGTAGCATGACTACGGAAGAAGTGTTCAGCTTTGGTGGTATACAAGCTGTGTTTGCAGGACCAAATGTTTCTGCTGTACAGACAGTAAACAAACCGGCACCGGTAACACAAAACCCGGCTAACAATACTGCTGCAGATAATGTACCTGGTACTACAGGTGGTATGCAGATAGACCTTGACTTTGAAGACGGAGCTTTTGAGCTTGCCATGGACACAGAGCTTTTCCAGGCTTACCAGGCAGGACAGTTCCAGCAGGAGCTTGACTGGATCAAGGCTAACCTTCCTAAAGATATAACAGTAGAAGACCTTGCCGAGATCATGGATGATCTGAAAGCTGAAGGTCGTGTACTTGGTTACTTTAGAGACAGGGTTATCTACCTTAACGAGCAACTTTCAGGCAGGGGATCTGGATACCATGAAGCATTCCATGGTGTGTTTCGTAAACTCATGGACGCTGCAACACGTGAGCGTTATCTAAACCTTGCTAAAGAAAAGATGGGAGCTGTTTCCAAAGAGCAGATTCAGGAGTTCCGTCAGAGACGTTCTCTCTATCATCTTTCTAATGCACAGGTAGTAGACCGTATGGCAGAAGAATACCTGGCTGACAGGTTTAAGTCATATAAGTTAGAAGGACGTGGTGCCCAGGAAGGATGGTTAAAGAAACTTCTAAACCTAATAGACAGCATCATTCGTTTCTTTAACAAGAACTATAAAGAGATAGACAGCCTGTTCCAGAGAATAGACACAGGTTTCTATAAGAACGCACAGATAGTAGGAGAATTCAAGGAAGGAGCGTTTGAAATGCTGCCTACCCGCAGCACTCTTGTAACAGGACCAAACGGTAAAGCTGTACAGAGAAAGAACTTCCTTAATAAGATTGAGCAGGCACAGCTTGTTAACCGTCTTGCTGAACTGGCTTCTTTCTCAGTAGGTAAAAACTTTGAAGAGAAGTTTGCAGCAGCCCGTAAAGAGTTAATTGCTGAACTAAACATAGATAACCTGGTAGCCCAGAATCCTTCAGAGGAAGCAGCTATTCGTGCACGTTACGAATCTATCCTCCAGGATAAACTATACACACTTGGTGTACCTGTATCCATGATCAATGAAACAAGTAATGCTGCTATGGACCAGAACATTAGTCTGATCCAGGCGGACCCTGCACAGCTGGCAGCTTATAACAAGCAGCAGGCTGATGCACTGAAGTCACTGAAGCAGCAGGTAAACCAGAAGCTGAACAAGATTTCTATAGCAAACATGTACTTTGATCCTGAAGCTATGCTCAGTGAAGAGGAGTTTGATGAAGATGATCTTGGTGATGAAACAAACTACGAGGATAGCTTTGTAAACATGAACACCCTGGATGGTCTTAGCCGCCAGTTCCGTTCATTCTTTGGGCTGATCTCTTACATCCATACAGATGACCTAGGTATAAAAACTACCCGCATGGTAGATGGAGCTACAGTGTTTGATACCATGATGAAGATCTTGGCTGACACTCCTGTAGAGAACATGATGACCCGTATGGAAGAGACCCTTGAAAAGATGCTGGAGTCTGAGAACATGCTGGCATATGAGCGTCTTAATGCAGTATGGGATAAGATGAAGAAGTACTTCGGTCTTAACGAAGACAACCAGCCTACACGTAACACCAACCTGTACAACCAGTTTATTGATGTATTCAATGTAGCTGATCTTTCTACAGATGTTTATTATGTAAACACACGTAATGACTCTTCATCACTAAGGGTTATTGATGCCACTATACAAAATGACATCAACCAGTACTACGAGAAGCTGAGAAGAAAGTATGAGACCAGCTTCATGAAGAAGTCTGTTAAAGAGCGTGAAGAGATCCTGCGTCTGGCTAAATCTGTTATCAAAACAGAAGTGACCACACCAACAGACTTGGGTAGCCAGAGTTTTAACTCACTGAAGGCTAGAGCCAAGAAAGTACACAAGGCTCTATCTGATATGGGTATAGTGCTGCCTTTGCATACTATCACTTACTCACTCATTGCTATTGACGTAAAAGAAAACAAAGTGGAGCTTAAACCTAAGAGCAAAGCTTTGAAGCAATACATCCTTGACCAGGAGTTGATCAACACTGGTGCCTACCTTGACAAAGACTTCTTTGACAAGCTTGTTAGATATGTAGATGAAAACACTAACATCTTTGACAAGACTGTAGATAAAGATATTGCTGCAGATGGTACACTGGGTCTTAGTGATCTTGAAAAGAACCAGCTCCGTTTAAAGAAGAGAGGTCTTGGTCTTATCAATTCTGTACTGAAGAAGACCGGACGCTACGTTGTTAAATATGATCTTGACACTGTAGTTTCTGTGTTCCGTAATGCAGAAGGTAAGAACGTTTACCGTTATGTACGTTACACGCCACCACTGGTTATCTCCCAGTCTTTGAGAGAGAACGGATGGCAGGGTACTTATACTAACTTCCCTGTTATTGCAAGATTCTTGCAGGACAACCCACTCACTGCTAACAAACCTGAGAACCTGCTCTACTTACAGAACCTTGAGCTCAGAACTTTTGGTGGTGCACGCCAGACACTCAAAGGTGTAGAGCGTGACGGTGTTACTGCAAAGACTATTGACACTGCAGGATACTATCTTTCTTATGTGCTGATGTCTATGAACCGTAAGACAACGGTTAATAACAATGCAGCTATCACCACTTTCTCAAGGATGCTTACACAGAATGAGGCATCTAACACTATATACATGGTACCTAATCTTTACAAGAGAATGGTTACCAGTGCTGGTTATGTATCTGAAGACAAGCAGAACCTGGTAGTAAAAGGTTTTGTAGATGTTATCAAGCAGGAATACCAGCGTATACAAAGAGAGTGGGCTACACGTAATGACCAGAACAAGGAGAAGTTTAATAACTACAACGCTGTTTTGAACCAGGACGGATCTGTAAACACAGAAGATCCATCTCTGCGTGCATACAACTTTAACATGCTGGCAGACTTCTTTGAGTTTAACAATCCTGCATCCAGGACTGCTAATCCTCAGCGTGCTGACATCCGTAACCAGCTTATACAAAGTGCAAAAGATGGTGTGAAGTTTGACAAGCTTGACCTTGGTGCACTGGAGCGTGAGCTTCTTAACTATGCAGAAGAGAAGTTTGCTGCCCACTTAGATATACTGAAGTCTTACAAGCTTGTTGAAGAAGACCAGCAGACTGGTGGACTTACAAGCCGTCTGATCCCTGACAGCTACAGTGTTGATGGTACATCTGTCAGTATTGAGACAGAAGATTCCAACCTGGAGTCTTATCTTAAAGATGTATACTTCAACGTATTTATAAACAACCTGCAGGTATCACAGTTCTTTGACGGTGATATTGCCATGGGTGTTAAGAACTTTGCTGACTACTTTAAGCGTCAGAAGATGAACGTTGCTGCCGGTCCTTCTATGAAGAGTGGTAGCCATAATGTAGCTTATGTAGATGAGATCACTTTCCTTATCAATGAGTCTGAACTTGAAGAAGGTCAGTATGATGAGAATGACGAGATGCCTGAAGGCTTTGCAGGGCGTGCCCAGAAAGTCAAAGGCTTTGATGGTCAGTCTATCACTACCATAGAGCACCGTATTGAACAATACCGTAAGCAGGGTAGGCTTGTAGATGATGTAGAAGGTCAGAAGTCTGTAGAAGAGATTCTTAAAGCCAGCCGTTACAGAAAACTTACAGAAGAGGAAGTAGAGTTCCTTAAAGATAACAAGGTGGTACTAGGTCCAAAGAAAACCGTAACCGGTGCTTTGGTGTACTACCATAAGCAAGCAGAACACATACTGTTCCGTACAGACAGTTCTTACATGGTTGTACCGGACGGCATGACCCGCAGCCAGGTAGAGAAGAGACTTGCTGAACTATATAACCAGGCAGACATCTTTCGTTCCAAGTTACGTAATGCAGATACATATGATGTCACTGCAGATGGTGGTGTGGAGTTTATTGAAGACCAGCTCCGTGATCTGTATACCCAGATACATCGTTATTGGGAACCACTACCTCACCGTGTTGCCCATCACAATATGCTGAACTCAATGGAGACTAACGACATTGATCAGCTCATGGATCTTACAGCTTCCAAAAAAGCTACACTGCTTCCTGTAAAAGTTAATGAAAGAGGCATTACTGACCTTGGCAAGTCTAAACTCAGTGTTCCTAACATATATAAGTTTGACCAGGTAGAAACTTCTAAGGTGTCTACTGACATCAGTTCTACTACACAGCTTCAGCATTTGATAGATGCAGACATCAACCTTGACGATAAAGAGGTGGACTCTAATCTGAAAGATGCAGTGTTGCAGTATCGTAAGCTTACCGGCAGACTTTCTGAGGTGAGCCTGGACAGACTGAACAACATCATCAAAGATGAAAATGGTAATGTAGACGTACGTGCTATTATCCGTAGCATGAGAGATGGTCTTGAGTCACAGGGAGCTGACAGCAATACGCTGAAGTTCTTTGAAATTAGAGACGACCAGCCTGTACACAACATCAATCTTCCTTTGCTGAAGAAGATGTTTACTTACTACTACTTTGCTTTCTACTCTAACAATGTGTTTAACAAACGTCAGAGTGGTAGAAAAGACTATATCATTACCAGCTGGGGATACAAGCTTATTGAAGACCGTGCTACCGGTGAAATCATTAAGAGTGACGAGATAGCTAAAGACCCACAGAAGTATAACGACAACTCTAAGTATAAGCTTCGTTATCCTGGTGTAAAGTATGATGCTGCTAATGATCGCTACATCGTAGAGGTGATGGTACCACGTCCATACTTTAAGAACCAGGAAGAGATTGACCTGTTTGAGCGTAAGCTCAGTGAGTTCCTTTCTACCCGTATTCCAACAGAGGACAAGCGTTCTATGATTGTGGCTAAGGTGGTGGACTTTATTGATGGTGCTTACCAGAATGCTATCGTCATCCCTCAGATCATACATATCCTGTCAGGTTCTGACCTTGACATTGACTCTCTCTATTCTCATACGTTTGCTACCTATGAAGACTTCAATGGTAAGCAGAAAGTATATGGTGAGGCAAACACTCCTAAAGAGCAGTTTGTGGAATACCTCCAGAGCATGATGGAAGATAAGACGCTTGCTCCACTTGTAAAAGCAGAACTGGATAAGGTTTATAAAGAGCAAGTTACTGATGTACCTGAGTCTTTAGAGGATCTTGCAGAAGACCTGAACCTGCCGTTCTATAACTATACAAAGGAGCAGTGGATTGCTGCTTTGGATGAACTGCGTAAACAGCGTAATGATTACTATGAGCAGGCACAAGCTATAAAGGAAAGGCGTAAGCAAACCCAGGAAATTTACCAGAGACTTAAAGCTGAGAATGAGCAGATGGTGCAGGAGATCACTGATGCACTTAAAGCTTCTCTGAAAGCTGAGGGTATTGACACTACACCGGACGAGTTTGCTGAACTTCTTTGGGAACAGACTTCTGTAATGAGAGAGCGTTTTCGTGAGCAGGGTAGTCTTCGTGAGTCTTTAGAGCAAATGAATTATAGCATTAAGGTGGCTTATGATATAGTGACATCTGCTAATAACAAGATCCGTAACTCCCGTAATGAACTGGAGCGTATCAGCAGACTGATGAAAGTGCTTGCTACACTCAACGTACTTGCCCGTAAGAAGATGCCTGTCACTGTAGCTCAGTATACTAAGGAAGCATCTAAGAAAGGATCACTTGTACCTGAGACATTACAGAACGACTTGCTCCAGGCTAAGATGGACATCCTTGGTAATCCTTATACGTTTAAGAAACTATACATACAAGAACGTTCTGACGTTTCCAGGTTTGAGAAGATAGCTGTGGCTATGAAGAAAACCATCAAGGACGTTATCAACAAGAATAACATCTTCTCACCAGACGGTATTATTGGATCCCGTGACATGGTGAAGAGTTCCGGTGCAGGTATTGGTATTGCTGCCAACATCAACAAGTTTGCTGCTTTTGCTTCTAAGAAAGGACTTAGACTTAATGCTCCGGTGTGGAGTGTAAACGGTAAGAACTATGTAGACTTCACTGCAGACAGTGAGAGCCGTCCTATCTCAGACATTGGTAACGCCCTGGGTATGCAGGCTGACGCCAAGAGTAATCCTATCCCGGCTGTACTTAATCTTAATGAGGTTAGCTTACCTATCACTCTTGTAATGATTGCACAGAAGCTTCCGCTTGAGATGGCTATCACGATCAACTCTGTACCACTGGTATCTAAAGTGATCCAGCGTGTTATGGAAGAGAAACGTGAGATCCGTACCATAGCTGACCTCTTTAACAAACGCAGTCTTACAAGCATAGCCCGTGAAGAAATGAGCACTGCTATCGAGCAGCTCAAAGAAGACGGCTTGCAAGCTGAGCTATTTGAAGTAGATGATGAACAGAACATCATCTATGACATGGCAGGTAATCCTAAGTTTAAGAAGGACCTAATGCTGGAATATGAGTTTGACTATACTCCTGCAGAAAGAACATCTGCAGAAGAGTTTGGTTTCAAGCTTTCTGATAAGATGGGTATACAGTTATCTGATGCTGCTGCCCAGATCTACCTGCTTAACAAGTACATCCAGACCAGCAACCTTAACAATGACGTGTTTGCTTTGGGATCTATTCTGAATCTTTACAAGAAACTTAAGCCAAGCTGGAAGAGTGTAGACCGTACGTTGAAGAACTACGATTATTTCACTAGTGTGTTTGCCAATGAGAAGAGCCAGTTTGCCAACATACAAGAGATCCTTGAAAACTCTCCTGAGTTTAAGCCATTGATACAAGCGTTGAAAGAGCTATCTGAAAATGCAGAGACCATCCTTATAGAACGTCATCCTGTTATGAAAGCCATTGATGATACTATCAAAGGTGGACTTCAGGCGTTCAACCTGGATGAACAAGTAGAGCAAAGACTTACTGACCAGATAACTAAGTTCTTTATAATCAATAAGTTCAGAGAGGAAACTGAAGCAGAGCTTAAGGAAGAACTGGCTAAGCCAACTCCTAATCCTCTGACTATCCAGTCACTGAAGAGTGCTCTTGAAATGTTCAAGGCTGATTTCTGGAAGGGTGAACCTTCTAATGCAGATGTCACTTCTATAGAGCAGGACTTCCAATATCTAAAAGACAACCATGAGGGTAATCCTTTTGTGGACTATCTTAAAGAACGTACACGCCAGGGTATGACTTTCGTTGAAGCCCTGAGCCGTATGAAGCTTGAGAAAGAATATGCAGAAAACATCAATGATGGTTTCTTGTTACTACAGAACTCAGCTGACAGCCGCAGTAAAATCATAGCCCGTAAGTTGTTCCACTATACACTTGTAAAGGACGGTCTTGGTTATGGTTCTAATACGTTCATCAGCTACATCAATCCTCAGGACCCTCAAACTTTTGAAAAGATATCCAAGTATCTCAACCAGCTGCAGGCAGGCTTGATTGAGTTTAATAAGAAGAACCGTGCTCTTATACAAAAAGGTAAGACAGAAAGTTACTACAAGAAGTTCAATGATCTTCTTAATGATTTCTTTGGTAAGAAGACAGACCTCAATGTATACATCAGTTCTATTATCAGCCGTATAGGACTTTATGCAGGTAACAATGACATCATGGTGAAGAGCCGTATGGCACTTATCAAAAGCAAGAAGAGCCGTTTTGCCGGTATAGATCCTGCTTTGATAGAAGAAGAGATGAAGTATCTGCTTCCTGAGACATACAAGCTCAAACCAAAAGAAGTATATACAGAGCTGGAAGACAACCCTGAGAACATAGAGTTCTGGTTGCCTACTTCTAAAGAAATGGGTGTGGGTAAGATTGTAATAGATACTGCACAGACCTATTCTAATATATCTAACATCATCCTGTCCCAAATGAACATCCGCCAGGGTGCACAGTTTAATGGTGACCAGGGTCAGGTGCAGACTTATGTATTCCCGCTGTTTGTAAAGAACAACTTTGGCCAAGTGTTACGTCTTACAGAAATAGATGGTACACGTCTCAGTGAGAAAGTAATCAACAACCTGACATCAAAACTCCAGGGAAAATCATATAATGATACTGTATCCGGTGTGCGTGCTACATACGTAGTTGCAGAACAGGAAGGTACAGACAGTATTCTTAACCTTGGATTCAGTGAGCAGGAAGCTCGTGAGCTTTACAAGTTTGCACAGGAAGATAATGATAACGCATTCCTTGACATCAGCCTTACAGGCAAGTTTGAGCAGGTGCTTCAGAAACTACGTAACGTGTACAAGGTAGAGCCTAAGCGTCTTAACCTCTTAGCACGTATTGTTAGAAGTGAAGTGATGAACGGTGCTGCTATCACCTTTGAAAAGCAGAAGAACAACTTGTTCTATGTAGACTACACTGTTGATACAAAAGACCGTGGTCCTGTACAACGTAAACTTTACTTCCGTCCGAGTGCTGCAGATCCTCTGAGCATCACTATAGAGATGAGAGAAAGAGAAGTAGTTACCGGTATAGAAACTCTGGTTAAGCTTGAAGATGACATGCGTGAGTTTCCAGCGGTAGAGATCGAGTTTGTAAAACGTGGTAAGCAATTCCGTGGACCTAAGGTTGCCAAGCCAGCTAACCCTACCACTAAAGAAATGGTAGATGAAGTGGTGAAAACTTACCAGGTTCCTCAGGGCAGAAAGCTTAAAACAAGACTAACATTTACTACCTTTGCAGATACACAGTGGAACCTCCAGAAAGAGAACCTCAACCTGGAAAAACTGGTACAGATCTTCAACGATGTACACACTGTTCCATTGAACCAACCAGCTCCTGTACAGGAAGCTGCACCTGCTCCTTCTTCATTTACTATCCCAGCCGGTTTTGCACTGCGTCCTGGTGCTCCTGATGTAAAGACTTATGTATCCCAGATGCGTAAAGTGAGTGACAAGAGTGAGGCTGAGCTAATAGAGATGTACAAGAAGATTAACCTTGTTGCTGTCTCTACAGGGAACATAGATGATGTAAGAAAGGACAAAGACTCCGGTGAGTGTATAGCAGAACTTTAATACCTAACCCTACGAAACATACATATGGCCTGTCAAGTATTTAGAAATCCCAAGCGTGAAATCGTTAAGGTGGTTGCACCTAACGGACAACCTTCTAACTTATACAAGGACATCCTTGCCCGCCCTGAAATGCAGGGTAATAAAGAGGCCGCCTTGGATGCCTGGTTGGTTGCTTATACAGATGATTTTAAGAAAGTCCATGGTGACTGGGAAAAGAGTCCAAAGACTTTTAAAGGAGTGCTGGACAGCAATGGTGAGCCAGTATATAACCTTGTATTACCTGGTGCTGTATATAATCTTTCTGATGTAGCAGAACAGTTTGCTTACCAGCAAGAAGAACTTGAGAGAAACTTTAGATTCACTTCAGGCTTGACACTCATGAGCCGTGATAAAGCCCAAAGAATAGCAGACTGGGTAGCTAAGAATAACAAATACAACTCTGTCAAAGTAAGCATCCGTGGTGTAAATGATGGTTCTAAGATTATGTATGCCGTGGATATAGCTGAGAAACCTTTAAAAGAGATTTACAAACTTCAGTCCCAGCAAGCTATTGAACTACAGAAAGCCAGGGTAAACCAGGTGATCAACCGTCTTGCAGTTAAGTTTCCAAAACTGGAGACCAGATGGATTAGACCTGAAGATTTGGATCAAAAAGATCATGCTATAGATGTATCTACTGTACGTGGTTTTGTACGTGACGGTGTAATTTATCTTGTAGAAGGAAGAGCTACTGAGTCAGTAGCTATAGAAGAATTACTACATCCTTTTATTGAGTCACTGTTTCAAGACAACCTTGCTCTTTTTACAGGACTGTTCAATAAGGGTAAGGAGCGTTACTCGGATCTGTGGAAAAAGATTCAGGGAGCCTATCTTGACAGCCGTGGTTTTACTGAGGCTGATCGTAAGAAAGAACTTGTCACTCGTGTATTACAGCAAGTATTGCAGGAAGACATGAACAATCCTGAGAAATCTTTTCAGGAGCTGAAGTCTCTTTTACAAAGATTCTTTAACTGGCTCAGTGAACTCTTGCAGGAAGTATTTGATATCCGTACAGACGGTAACATCATGATCCAGGCATACAACCTGCCTACCAAGATCAGCTACGAAGAGCTTTCTGAAATCATCAACACTAAGAACGTACAGCTTTCTACAGCTGTTGCCAATGCTAACTCATACAACACAGACGGTGAAATGGACAACCAGGAACTAAACAGTTCCAAGGACCGTAAGCTTGCCCGTGTAGAGGAGCAGATGGACATAGTGCGTAAGGTGATTGGTGATCTTAAAAAAGCTAAGGGCACTGATGCTAAGATTGCCACACTTGAAAAGGTGTTGGTTAACTTAAACAAGTACCGTCAGATCATACAGAATGATGAATACACTGTGTCGGTTACTAACCTTACCGGTGGCGGTGAGATAGATAACCAGCAGGCTTATAATGACTTTAAAGAGTTTGGTACGTTCATCCACTTTGTACTTGAGAACGTTCAGAAGATGAGCGTTGAGTCAGGTAAGAAAGTAACAACCATTCTTACCCGTGAGATGTTTGATATGCTAGCTGACAGCTATCCTGGTGAGTTTAACATCGTTAACCTGGACAGAAACCAGATGTACGAGATGAGCCAGGAGATGATCAGCTATCTTCAGTTCTATATTACCGGTGGCTACACCCTTCTTCCTGAGATATCAGTGGTAGGTAAGGATCGTAATGACCGTAATATAGTGGGACGTGTGGACATCATGGCAATAGCTCCTAACGGACAAGTAGAAATCGTGGATCTCAAGACTAAGAAGGTATATACTAATGCACAAACTGGTTTGATATTTAACAAGCCTTATCCTGTAGCTACTACAGAACAAACAGATACTACTTTTTCTAATACAAGAAGATCAGTATATGACAGCTGGGATACCCAACTTGGTGTATATGAAAGACTTTATGCTCAGGAAGGTATTCCTGTAGGACGTAAGAGCGTGTTGGTATTAGTTTACCGTGGTGACATGGTTGACGTTACAGATGTAAACACACCTGGTCAGTTTCAGTTTGAATACTCAGGATATGAGTTTGTAAACTACAGCTCTGACCAGCGTCAGAACGGAACAGATCTTGAGAAGTTGAACTATGCTAACACAGAACGTAAAGTAAAGCGTGCTGTCCCTGTAGCAGGAGAAGTGTCAGAAGAAACCAAGACTTCTAAAGAGCCTATTATCTTCAACCTTAAGGATGAAGAGTACAATCGTCTCTTAACTAACCTGGAGTCAATAGCTGCAGAAGAGATCAAGAAGATAGAAAAGTCTTTGTCTCAGTTAGATGAGAACAATGAGAACGATAAGAAGCTAAGAGATTACTACAAGACACGCCGTGAGTCTATCCGTAAGATTCAGGACAGCTTTAAGAAAGAAACCTGGGAACCTGCGTACAAGCTTACTGCCATCATGCAGTTTATGAGTGACAACACTGCTGCCATGAAACAAACTGCACAAGACATTGCTAACATCAAGGATCCTGTAGAAAAAGCCCGTAAGCTTGATGACCTTAAGAACAAGGCAGTAGCCTTTAACTATTTTCTTTCTGACATTCGTGAGTTGCTCATCAATCTTAATGACGAGCGTAATGATAAAGCCATCAACCTGCTTGATAACATCCAGGCTAATATTGACTACACTATAGGTGTATTTAATGAGCTTGGTTTTAACTACCTAGTAGATGTACTGAAGTCTTCCATGAGTCCTCAGACTTTAGAAAAGCTTAACGCAGAAAGAGCTGAGAGTATAGACCCACTGATCAACCATCTTAAAAAGAAACTTGAAAAGCTAAAGGACCAAAAAGAACAGGGTGGCAGTGGTAACACTATATCTTATTCTATTTGGCAGGGGCTTAGTAACATGGCTCGTACAATAGCTAAGGTACCTATTGACACCAAGAACGAGATAGAAGCTTTAGAGGTACGTATTAAATCTTTAGAACTACGTAAGCAGGGAATAAATTTAGATGACAAGTCTGTACGTCAATATATACAAGGCATCCTGGATAAAAACTCTCTTTACTATATAGGATCAGATAGTACTGTGCTTACTGATTTCATAGCTGCATCATCTAACGCAGACCTGGGTATTTCTGGTTTTGCTAACCACCTAAAGTTTATTGAGGTGAGAGCCAAGCAGCTCTACGTAAACTTTATGGAGAAGAACAAGTTCCAGACTCTGTATGATAAGTTCCGTAAAGGAAAGACAGACATTGACAAGATCAATGCTCCTATATCAGAAGTCAGGGATGTTACTGAGTACAATGCAGAAGGACAGCCTATAGTAAAACGCTACCGTTCTTTTGTTGACCCGGTCACTGAAGAGTACAAGAACGTGTTCAAGAAGTACTATAATGATATGAGGATGCTGAACAAGCAGATCCGTGAAACTGGTGACATTGATCAGAAGAAAGACCTTGCCCGTCAAAAAGCTGCTTTAGTGCAGGCACATAAGACCTGGAGATTAGAAAACTCCCAGATGCCATACGTGGACGAGATCTACGAACTGGATAAATTCCTTCCTGAACAGTTCAAACAGAAACGTGATGAGCTCTATGAAGAGCGTGAAGCTATCCTTGCACAGGTAGGTCTTAATGAAGAAGAGAAACTTTCTGAAGAAGATTTAGAAAGTCTTGCTGAGATAGAGATCCAGCTGAGAAAACTGAAGCAGGAGACTATCGAGCAGAATGCTTCTTACCAGGAGTATATAGAGAAAATGGAAAAGTACTACAGCTACGAGCCTAACGTATTTTTCTTTGAACGTATCAAGAGCTCTAAGCAGATTGAGTATGCAGATGATCCTGTAGCATTTAAGAAGTGGATGGAGCTTAACACATACAAAACACCTAAGCAGGAGTACTATGATACCCTTGCTGATCTGTATGATACTTTGTACAACTTACTTCCTAATAACGAAGCTACACAGGAGCTCAGGGAAAAGCAGCGTACAATTCTCAGAGCGTATAAGCGTAATGGTTATGTTGATACACGTTTCCTTTCAGCTGAAGACATCAAACTCTATGAAGAGATAGAGCAGCAGCTTGCAGAGATCCGTGAAGGAAGTGGTAGTATTATGTCCGGTCTGAGCAGGGAAGAGAAAGATGCAGTGCGTGAGATCTTTGACGAGCTCAACTCTATGACTGCAACCTTTGTTAACCCTTACTATGACAGGGACTACTCTTCAAGGATTGAGGCTTTAGACCAGAAACTATTTATATATAACGAGGCTAAGCGTAAAAGTGAAGCTGCAAGTGGTGCAGAAAAAGCACAGCTGGAGCGTGAGACTATACAGGCGTTAGAGAACTTCTATGAAGAAGAAAAAGAGTTTGAAGCATGGTATAATATGAACCATGACAATGTCTATGAGTCTAAGCTTTTAGGTAAGCCTCTGAACCCTGCTCCCAAAGCATTCAACTTTGTAAGACTTCCAAGTGATCCTAACATGATGGAGGTAAAGCCTTCACCTAAGTATAGCATCCGTAAGTTAAAAGAAGAAGCTTTCAATAAGAAGTACCAGGAAACCGTTGACGGATTCCCTATGCCAAGAGGTATGAAGTCTGTAGATGGTGTAGTTAAGATTGAGCAGACATCTAAATGGGTGAACCCACGCTATGAGCAGCTCACTAAAGAGACAGATAACTTTGACTTCTATACACAGTTTGTTGGTCAGTTTATCAAGATGCAGGACCAGACCTATGGTCGTAACCTGGGATACTTCTTCCCTGGTTTTGAAGAGACCAGCCTGCAGATCTATAAAGAGAAAGGCTTCACTGAAGGTTTCAAGAAGAACTTTGAGATCTTTAAGCAGAAGAACTTCTCTGCCAGCAGCATCTTTGACTACTCTATCAACGAGATAGCCAGTGGTAATGATACTATGGTGAGGATGAAGTTCAACCGTCCTATCAACCTCAATGAAGCAGAAGCTACTGTAGATGGTATTGGTTCTGTTATCCGCTGGTATGAGGAAGCATTTATTAACCAGGCAGTGGGTGAGGCTCAGCCTTTGGTAAGCTCAACGCTTTCTTATCTAAATAACCTTTACAAACAACTTGACCAGTCTAACATTGCTGATAAAGAAACCCGTAAGGCTAACCTAAAAAGAGTGATTGACTCTTACACCTTTGAGTATGAGAAGATCATTAAGGGTGAGACTAAGCTCAATGAAGGTAACATGGGTAAGATGGGTGACACCTTACTGAAAGGTATTGGTTTCACACGTCTTGGTTTTGACATAGCCAACCAGATAGGTAACTACTTCTCTGGTAATGTTCAGACATTCCTGGGCGGTCATAAAACCGGTCAGTACAATAATAAGAACCTGGCTAAAGCAAAACAGCAGTTCTATAGTCAGGATGGTCTTATGGCTTCTTTACTAAGAGATGCAAATAAGATGTCAGGCTTTACTTTTATGACCAAGATGTATCTCTACTTTAATCCTGCACAGGCTGATCTGAAGAATGCATACGATAAGACCCGTTCTACCGGTCAACGTATCGGACAGGGAGCTCTGGATCTTCAGCCTGCATTCTGGATACAGGACAAAGGTGAGATAGAGATCTCTTCTACTATATGGCTTGCTATGATGGATAACCGCAGGGTTAAACTTGTAGCCGAGCGTAACCCGGACGGCACTGTTAAGAGCTACCAGGTTAATCCTGATGGTTCTGTAAAGACTGTTCCTGCTTATGAAGCATACAGAACCAATGCAGAAGGTGAAGTTGTTATACGTGATGATGCAGACTGGACCAAGGATGACGAGAAGAGCCTTATGAGTGCTATCTTCTCTGAGATCCGCAGGACCCAGGGTAACTATGCATCAGCAGACAAGACAAGAGCAGAGCGTGGTATCCTTGGAAGGTTCTTAGTATTCTACCGTAAGTACCTCTTACCGTTTGTTCTCAACCGTTTTGGTGCAAGAAGAGACAGTACTGAAGCCGGTGAAGTAGCTATGGGATATTACAACGCCCTGATCCGTGGCTTGTATTACTATAAGTGGAACCTCTTTGCGGGTATGATTGGGAAAGATGATAGTGTATCACCATTCTATGCAAAGAAAGCTTACTACGCTGTACGTGAGATGGTTCTTGCTTCTATGCTTTATGTACTGGGTACCTTCCTCAACTCTCTGGTAAAACGCATGGACGATGATGAGGATGACGCCATAGCTAAGAACATAGCTTACCAGCTCCTGGCTATTTATATAAAGACAGAACGTGAAACCCGTTCAATGGTACCGATGCCAGTAGTGGGATCTCTGGATGAATATATCAATCAGTTCACTGACTTTACCAACTTTGGTAGAGATATAACCAGGGTGGTTAAACTTACAGAGCATGGTCTTGCACTTGGTGCAGCCCAGGTATTTAACTCTGAGATGGTAGACAAAGCAGCGTACTACCAGAGACGTACTGGTATCTTTGACAAAGGAGATGCTAAGATTGTAAAAGACATCTATGACGTCTCAGGTTTCATGAATTTTTATGAACTTTATAATCCTGAAGTGAGGGTAGAAGATGCCTTCAAGAGAAGATAAAAGAAAGGGGCTATTGAGTAGCCCCTTTTTTCTTTTTTAGAACAGTAATGGTTAGTAGTAATATACCTACACCAAACTCTATATCTATACCATCATATTCACTTTCAGTCTTCATATCGAAGGTCTCATGCATAATGATGTTTAAACCTAGTAGCAACTGGTATTTTGGTAAAAATGATATACTGATGTTATTTAATCCCATGTTTATTGTTTTTCTGTAGTAAATGGATGACGGCCTAGGTAGCAGTCTTGCTCCCATCCCATATGTCTTTTGAGACCGTTAATATAACTCTGTATGTTGGTTGCTCCCACAGGGTTGTGTGAGTGTACACATACAGACTTAAGTACTGTATTATTCTGCTGGACATATTCTCCCAGCCAGCGGGCACAGTCTAGCCCGGTCTTCTCTGTATATTTTTCATAGTCAGGATGCTGGTATCCTACCATAGCTACTTGGTTAAAGTAGTCATCCATGTGTTCCTTTGCCAGATCATGGTCAAAGGATATGAGATCTGGTATTCCATTCTCTGTAATCCATGCTACAAACTCATCGTAGTTTCTTACAACATACCACGGTTCATAACCAGAGATTGTAGTCGTTGGAGTGCGGACATCATCCAGGTAGAGAGCTTTCTTCATAACGGTAAGGGGTTTTCTATAAGGTCTATACGTCTTTTAAGTTCCAGGTTTTCCTGCTGCAGCTGGGTAATCTGTATCATGCAGTTCTCTGTCACATTAGCCAGGCACTTAAACGCCTGCTCGTGATCTACCAGGGATAAGTTGACACCATGCATGGATATAATTTCACCTGCCAGGCGTACAGTTATCTGCAGGTTGTGTCCAGCGGTTAATGTTTCATAAAGACCAAGCTTACCAGAGAGGGTAAAGTCTGCAGACTTGTTGACACCATGAATCACTTGAATATCCAGGTTGTCTCCCAGCCAGGCTTTCATCTCATCATGAAGGAAGAACCTTGGTTTCTCCCCCGGCTTGTGGTCCTTCAGTATCTGGTCTATCATAAGGCGGTTCTAGTTTAGTATTTCCTTTGAGATGTGGTTTAGTGTACGGGCAATGACGGCATTTATTCCCACAGCAGGAACCACGCTTGACGTGGAACGCTGCTGTAAGAACTATCTTACTATCCTCTTTGTAGTAATCACTTGAAGTTTTCATGATACTTTGATTCCTGAACACCGGATTGTCCATGATACTTACTTCCAGCTTTTTGGTCATAGGTCTCCAGGATCTCTCCTTCAACACGTGCAAACTCTACCTGGCAGATCTTCATATTGGGATAGACTATCACTGGTTTGGTAGCTACCAGTTCCAGGACCAGGCTTCCTTCAAAACCGGTGTCTATAAAGCCTGCTGTGACATGAATGAAGAGTCCCAGTCTTCCCAGTGAACTCTTGCCTTCTACCTTTGCACGAATGTTATTTTTTACACCAATGCGTTCATTACACGCATACAGATACACCTCACCCGGATGTAGTATGTATCCTTGTGGAGGAATAACAAACTCGTCTACTGGATTAGGTTGTCTTGGATCCAGTATATCACCAGTATAGCGTTTGAACTGTGGAGCCAGTGTAAGATCTACACTATTAGGATTTACATATTCATGGTTTAATGGATCAATGATGATGTTACCAGCAGCAATCTCTTGCAGAATAGTCTTATCACTTAGTATCATTTTTCAAACGTTTTAAGATGTCTTCAATAACAGCTTCCATCCAGAAGCCAAATGCAACTACAGCAAGTACACCCCATGCCATGGCAGTGGTACCACATAGATAGTAATCATACGCAGCAGCTGCTCCGTAGATGATAAACAATAAGATCATGAGCTTTCTTTTCATAGCCAGTACTTTTTTTCTAAGGGTTTAAAAGAGAATATCATCCTATCATAAGAAGGAAGCTTGCTGTAGTTATTTACTTCTTCAAAGATGTCTTTGTCTAGATTAGCCATTGACTGATCGTAGTCTTCTTGAATAATCTGCCTTCTAAATCTGGCTACTTTACTGTTTCTAAAGCTTATAAAAAGACATATTGCAGCAAGAATCATGGTTACACTTAGAAGTATGATATCACTTGTTGTCATAACCAAAAGCTTTGAGTGAGTGTTCAAAAGGATTACCGGGAATGTCTTGTACAAGCTGCAACATTTGCTGGGCTACCTCTCTTACTTCAAGCTGTGCATGCTCAGAGTTTCTGAGACCCTGAAAGTGCATAAAGCTTCTGAAGTTAAACTGTACGTCAGCTGCTATCTGTGAGTTGTAGGTCTTAAAGAACCTGGCGGATTCTTTGGCACGCTTGCGTCCTAGGATAGGTGTAAGCTCTTCCAGGCAGGCGTGATACATAGCATTACCCTGCATAGTGTAACCTTCCAGCATGTAAACCCATTGCTTTAATATTTTATCCGGTCCCTGGGTTTCATGACCCATGCTCCAGTCTACAGGAACATAGAACTTATCTTCTTTAAGTTCTTTGTAGCGGGCAGACTCTGCATTGACACTAAGTCCAATACGATGTTTGATTAGATGGATGTGGGTAGCAATATCTGTGTTGACTAAAAAGTGTAAACTGCTTTTTTCAAAAGGAGTATGGTGTCCGTCTTTAGCTAGCATCTCTAATAGTTTAGGCATGCGGTCTTTCTTGGCATCATAGTCCCTGGAGGTAGAGGTCCATGCAGACATCGCGTGTTCCTTGTCTCCCCCGTAGTATCCTAATAGTTCTACTGAGTTATTCATTGGTCATTGTAGTTTGGTGAGTGTCGATCCAGGCTTGTATGAGCCGGTCACATTTTTCTTTCCAAGTGTTGGACTGAACCTGTATCATGGGTACAGAACATCCACTAGCTTTAGCTTTGGAGAACTCTTCTGGATTATCATCCAGGTGCCACACGAACTTGGTCCCGTCTAAGTAGGTGTACTTCCACTCCATGCATGTAAAGCGTACATGATGCTTGGGTATGCCGAGTTTCTCTGCTACACCCCATACGTTAAAGTTGGGATCTCCATTGTGATTATCATAAATGAGGGCCCACTCTGCATCCGGGAACTTGTGGATCCACTTGTGCACGTGGTTGGCATCATAACGTGTGGTAACAATCCACACTTCTATACCTCTTTTTATAAGTGACTTGGCATAGTCCTGGACGTCTTCAAACTCCAGAGTGCCATCAAAATCAAAACTTACTTTCATATAGTCTGGATTAAAAACATCAGTATATTATACCATAAGTACATGGTAATACAAAAGATTGCAACCCAGGTTACTATAAAAGTCCAGTTATAGTTTTTCATAGAGTAGGGTCTTTTTGTTACACTGATTAATTCTGTCTAAGTCTCCTTCTTTAATAGCTGAAAGTCTTAAGGCTGCTTCCAATTGAATAAGAGGACAGTAAGCCCTTGCTTTTTTAACACAGGTGTGTTGAACAAGAGCAGCACTGATACCAAGCTTGTTAGCTGCTTTTTTATAGTTTTCAAAAACAGCTATCAACTGTTTCTTTTCAGGATCATACACTTTAACACAAGTGTTATCACCAATTTGGTTTACAGTAATTTTTTGATACATATTGTACAGATTAATGTCCGGTAAAGTTAGAGAACTTTTTCCACATCTACAAATAGAAAGTGGAGAACTTATTGTTCCCCACTTTCCCAGTATATTTTTCTGACCTTATGCCCTAGCTCAAAGTCATTAGATGTTTCTTTAACTACCTGTACAGGTACCTGTATGGTCTTGGTCTTATTGGTGTAACATTCTATACATAATTGACCGACACCTTCTATATATCCGTACCGCATATCAATATGGTCCGTAAAGTCATAAAGGGTCTCGTTGCCACACATGACACAACAATCTTTCATAGGTATTGATTTTTAGAGGTTTACAACATGGGCTGCTTCTCTAAACCTTTCTTGAAGGTCTTCCCAATAGCCCGGTTCATCATTATACCGATTACAAACTGTAACCAGTTCAGGGAAACCCAGAGCAACTTTAGCCCTGGTAAGTCTATCTAGTTTGAATATAGCATCTATAAGTGCAGTGTATCCGCTGCCAGCCATTCCTTTCTTGTAGAATATGAACAGCTCTTCGGCTTGTGTAATAACAGGTTTAGTTGCCATATAAATCAAGTTGATCTGCCATTGATCGGATTGTTCTACCCAGCATCTTAGCCAGGTTCTTAACTGCTTCTGGATCCAGGCTATTAAGCCATTGATCCTGCTTTTGTTCAGGACAGTCTTCAAAGCAGGTAGGTTCTCTGCGTTCATCTTCATCAAACTTGTGGAAGATGTAGATGCCGCTGATGTTGCGTCTGTTTACATGTTCTATGCTCATAGTGTAATAATGTTTCCGTGTGAAGTAAGTCCAAGGTCAAACCTGCCGTCATAGACACAAGCTGCATTGGAATAAATAGTAGAGACTTTAGAGTAGTGAGCTACTCCCTGGTTAGTATCTACACCATCCATATTATGAATGTGACCGAATGCTACAAGCTTGAGTGTATCTTTAAGTGCCCAGCAGCGTTTCATCAGTGCAGAGCATCCGCACATTTCTAGTTCACCATCTCGATTAAAACTCAGGTCACGTACACCTTTAGGTGGACCATGTGTAATGAGAACATCAGTGTCTTCTGGTATCTGTTGCCAGACCAGGTTGATCTTCTCCCGCTTTTTCATAAAAGCCCATTGACCAAATGTAGGTGTGATGGGAGAACCCCAAAACTTGATGCCGTCAATAGTAGTAGATGCATTCTCCAGGTATATAATACCTGCAGCATGAAAGTCTCCAGGTGTAACCATACGTCTCTCTATAGAGGTGTCATGGTTACCTGCTACATAGATCTTGTGTTTTACAGGTATAGACTCATACCAGGCAATAAAGTTTCTGACTTCAGGTTCATTGCGGTAGGGGTCCATCCAGTTGGAGCAGTCTCCTGAATGAATGACTACATCTATACCTTCAAAACGTTCATTAGGAAACATACCATGAAAACCATGGGTATCTGAGATGTGAAGAATCTTCATAGTTGGTTTTTTTTCTATAAGGTTGGATACCAGGTTTTCAAAGACCTGATTGGTTTCATACCTGGATCTGACATAATCAGCCAGGCGTTCTACAGGTGTCATAGTTAATTATTAAACATTCTTTCAAACAGCTTTCTAAGAAGATACTTACATGTTTCCCAAACAGTGATGATGATAAGGGCGTATAACATGATTAAAAAATGTACCGGATACCAGCCGGGTTGAAGTATTCACTGTACAGGCTGGTAAAGTCCTGTACCATTTGTTTTTTCAGTTGCCACTGATACCTAATGTTATCAGGTGCATACTGAGAATCTTTGACTTCTTGGATGTCCGGACGCCAGATCAAATCACGCACTGGTTGAGAGTTACGTTCATGCTGGTGAATGTTATGCGTTAAGAAGATGCACTCACTCTTTACTTCTATACCAGCAGCTTTGATCTGTTCAAACAAACCACGGTACTCGTCCAGCCAACCCTCTGCATAGATAATAGGAGAAAAGTTGATATGCACTTCCATGTACTGCTGCAGTCTTGGAATCTGAGCTATACGTTCTGAGATCTTGTCTGTACCAGGTTCCAGTATATCAGAATACTTCTGTGGCATCAGACTTATCCTAATACGGTGTTTGGCTGGATCCATATCATATGGCCATGGGTCAAACATACTTGGGTACTTGGTAGCAAATGTACTTTTGGCTTTAGGGTTTACGTTGAAGTAGTCAAACACAAGTGACCAGTCATAGTACTTACGCATCAGCGGTACATCTGTACTACATCCAATGTCTATAGTGTAATAAGTTGGATCTACTTGGTTAGGTATTTTGGGCCAGAGTTGCTTTTGCACCCATTGATCTACAGAGTCTATGATGGATGAGAAGTTCTCATTGACATATACTTTGTCATGATTGTATCTTCCTACATAACAGTAAGAAGACATACATCCTCCGAGGCATCCGTATAGGAAGTTTGGACTGATGGCGTCTGAGCTTCTTCCGTTATCACGAGTGACTAACGTCTTGGTTTTTTGTTTTATAATCTGCATTTACTAAACCTTGTTTTTTAAGAATAGTGTATACACTAAACATGAGACTAACAATATCAGATCCGTTCATAATCTTGTAATCAAACTCCCAGTTGTCCAGTGAGGTCTCTGAGGCATGAGGATTGATAGGTTTTACACCAGGTCTGTCTACACGGATGACAATACCACCAGCATCTTTGATAGCCTGGGCTTCATTGGGAAAGCGGGTATCAGTGATGATCCATTTAGATTCTACTTCTTCATACTGACTACCTCTGGTACTGTAAGGCTTATAGTCAGCCATCAGAGCATTGACCCAGGTGTTGGTGTGTAGACCCTTACGGCAGGCGTCAGTACCCAGCTCTTGTAAGAATTGCCTGACGGTCATCTGCTGCATACCTACGACATACTCCATTCGGAACGTACCATAGGTCTGTTCCATAAAACCTGCGTAACCTTCAGCTTCAGCTTTGGTGACAAAACGTCCTTCCTGAAACTTGAGTTTACCGTTGTCGATAGCAGACACGGTCCAGTAGTTCCACTCAGAACCCAGGTAGGTCTTCTTGAACTCCTGGTCCTCAAACTTTTCTTGCGAAATACCAGTGAGAAGAGATGCTATAGTCTTGAGCTTACCTGCCCACTTCTTGATCTCCCAGCCGGATTGCTCTTCAAGCCACCATTCGTGATTTTTATAGTCAGCCAGTATTTTTTCTATAGTAAGAGATCCTGTGTTGCTGGAATGCAAAACTTGGATCAATGCACCAACAGTGTCTTTGCCGCTACCTGCGTAGCCATTAATACCAATAATCATTTGTCAGTTTTTATAGATTCAGGAAATGGAAGACCATCTGCTTTCCAATCATCAGCCTGGTCTTTGGTGAGTATAAGATTGGGTTTCTTAGATATCCTATCGTAAAACCTTTTTTCTATGCCTTTATTGGTAAGTTTAGCTTCTTTACTTGTAAGATGCCATCCTTTACAATGCGGACAATAGTAAAACCGGCACTGTTCTATTTTACCGGTTCTTCTTTTTACACGTTTTTGTGTTACATTATTATATGCTGTTTTTTTAGCTTTTAGTTTTTGTATAGCTGTCTTGGCATCACCAGAAGTAGGATACCTAGTCTTGCCCGTAGCAGTACATTTACTGAGGTGCAGTGTCTGCTCCATACTTCAGGTTTAGATGTTGGTCAATCATTTCTGTAATTTGTTCTAAATCTTCTTGAGGAAGATTAAACAGTTGTTCTGTTAGTACCATGATGTAAACCAGATCTGCTCTATCAAGATCTTGTTTTACTTTAAGTACCATAGAACTATCTCCAAGAAGATCACATATGTGATTAATAGCTGATCTCACTTTTACAAGAGCGTTATTAATAGCATACTTTTGCTTTTGGGAAGTAGCAGCTTTTGCATAATCTAGTCTTACCTCTATACATTTCATATGTTGCATGAGGTTCATGAATAATTCTCCTACTGTATCTTTTCTCAGTTCATGTGACATAGGGGTAAAAATAGAAGGGAGTAAGTTATAATACCTACTCCCTTATTGATTATAAAAATGTTACACCAAAGTTTCCAACAGGCTCAAGCTCAAAGTCTTCAGGCTGTTCTTCATAGTTTGGTGTAGAAGGAAGCATGGCTTCTTCTGTAAACTCTCTATCATCATAGTGTGGATCAGGTGTAGTAGATCCTTGTAACTGACCATACTGATTAATAAAGAAGTCATGAAGAATTTCATGATCCTGTAGATAACTGTTTGGATGTGATTCCTTAAGTGCTACTGTTATATGGTTATACATAGCCCATGCACTATTAGGATCACAGTTATAGTTAAAAGATGGTTTGTCCATCTCACGCTTAACTATACCAACCTGCGTAAGTGTAAGTATTTCCTGCTCTGCAAAGAGGCGTCCTAAAATACTACCTTTTTCACGAGGCGTGAGCAGTACATCTTTGAGAGCTTCTTTGTCTTCCACGAGTGTACTGAAGTGATGACGTGCGTTTGCTATTTGATCATTGATATGCTGTGTTGCTTCATAGAGAGCAGATCCTGTATGCTTACGAACAAAGCTGGACATGTCACCACGTACCACGCCGTTCATGCATACAAACACATGACCACCTACGGCACACTTGAAACGCATACTCTTGTTATAAGAGTTGCTCCAGGCAAACATGAGTCCCATATCAGGATCGTTGCCGTATTCTAAATGATACACACCTTGAGCTACTTGGCCATCAAGGGTAGTTCTATACTGTTCAGACTTCAGTGAGAAGCCTGCTGAGAAAAGTGCCTTCCTGGTCTCGTCAATAGCGTGACCATGAGGAATTACAGAATATGTTTTTCCATGCTGAGGCAGCACCACGTTTCTAACTTGGGCCTCAGATACTAATGCTGTTTTTACAGGCATAATATATAGTTTAAAAAAGTGCTAGTTGTGTAATTGATCTGGGCTTGAATACTTCTATGCCCTCTATCTGTTTGTTAATTTCTTCCAGATAGTAACTGTAATTGATATCGTAGTCTTCTATAGAAAATTTAGGATCAATCTGGTTGACTACAGTTTGTAGCCAGCTGCCGGACTCTACTTGTATTTCTCTTCCGTCTGGGTGACATTTGACTATCTTGCCACCATTTTTGGATACATAGTATCTGACTATCTTCTGCAGACGATTCGTAGTAAGTACTCCTTTGTCTACATAGCGTTCTTCATAATACCATGCACCTTTGGATTTCACACCTGCACAATAGTCTACCACTTCACGGTTATCTCTAAGAAAGTCTTCAGGTTGGATACCGTTGACGAAGTAGGCATAAATAGCTTTGGGAATAATCAGGAAGCTTTTGTTCTTATGGAACGTGGCTACCTTCTTTTTTTCCAGGTCTTCCCACTCAAAAGCACCCTTGCACTTTACCTTATCTTTTTTAGAGATTGCTATGTAGTTATTGACGTCCCGGATAATCATTTTTTTATACTCATCATGTTCTAAAGAAAGCTTAGTAAGCTTTTCCCATTCGGCACATACTTTCATATAAGTATCTACAGAACCTGTAGGTATCATCATTTCCAGACCGTCTGTATTTTGCATAAGCGGGATGCCTTCTGGAATAGCTAGAGATAACATCTCGTAAAGCATAGACAGTAAAAGCTGACCATTGACAGTAATTTGCATAGTCATACGTGGATCGTACAAGAAACTGTTCTCATCACCGGTAAGTCCGTAAGTAGAGTTTAGGATAATCTTATAGACATAGTTCTTAGGATCTGTCTTTGGGATTTTCTTACGCTCTTCAAAGAACCACTCATACAGTTCCAAGAATTCTTTCTTAGGTAGGTGCTCTGGTGCAAACCCGTTTTTGATAGCCAGGTTAGGATAGAAACTAGTAACGTCAGACGTCATTATTGTCCAACCAGGTTTAGCTTCATATACACCAGCATCAGTAGCACCATGTATACCACCTAGTCCATAGTCTGTCTTTACGCCTTTATACTCCATTCGGTACTTAAACCCATCTTTAGTAGATGTGATTACAGTTTTACGGAAGAAGTCCAGCATCTTTTGCATTTCAGGAGTCTGAAACTTGACATAGTCTAATATGCAATCACCCAAAACAATATGAGTACGTGGTGTACGCATGCGTTTAAGTTCTGCTTTTTCAATACCAGTTTTGTTTTCCAGAAAATACAAGAACAGTTCTTTAGAAATCCTTGGTTCTGAAGCACTATACAAGTCTATATCATACTCTTTAGTAAGTACCTGTCTTAGCTTAATTTGCTCTTTGGAATGTTCTAGAATCTGCTTAGTAGATAATACGTCATTGATACAGTAAGAGATTACCTTTTGCAAAGTGTGAGCATCTGTCACAGGTTCACTATGATGATGTGGCATCTCTTCTACGTTCTCCCAGTCCATTGCATACTGGACCCATTTCAGTGAAGAGCTTTTGGCTTTATTATCCCAGTGGTTGAGTTTAAATAAATCAATCTGTCTTATCCATAGCTTATATGGAGCATACTCAAGAAATTCACCTCTGTTTTTACGAGAGATAACATCTTGTGCATAAGCATATAGTTTTTCTGCTATCTTTTCACCTGACAGTTTAACCAGTTCTGACCGGTTCTTCATTACATGCTGGGTGATCTGAGCATCAAACTCTAATCCGTTATAGGAAATATGCCACTGGTTGTTGTTTTTACAGTCCATTAAGAACTTACAGAACTCTTGTATATCATTCTGTTCTTTGTTGATTACAAAGACTTTACGGACTGACTCATCTTTATAGTGCTGAAATACGGCAACAAACGTGTTACAGATTGTCTCGTAGTCCATTACCCAGTGTATTTGTGTCATAGTGTTCAGTTAAGCTGTTCCGCCATTATTACTAAAAAAAGGCAGATCAACTGCCTCTTCTAGATTGGTTATCATAGGGGGTATGCGTTACGGTGTAATAATACTTGGACCCACCGTTTGTATATTAGCTGCTTCTAAGTATTCATTATAGTCAAAGCTGTCAGCATTGATACATAATAGATTGATAACATTCTTGATTTCTTCTGGGTTATCCAGATAGTATTCATAGTATGTTTCCAATGTTTTACGCTCTTCTGCGTAGTCTTTACCATTGTCACGGCGTCCGATCTTCATGCGTTTAACGTCTCCGTTATCATCAAGTTTGGCAACCATGTGCATGCTTTGTTTCTTTTCTTTACCAATCAAAGCAAGTACTTTAGAGTCACGGTCAAAAATGGCCTCATTATACGGGGCATCATTAGAAACAGGTATCATTTTGAAGGTCTTTGTCTGACCCCAGGCACCTGTTATTAGCATCATAGATTTTGTCATGGGTTGAAATATTGTTAAAGTTCTACAAATCTAAAGAACTTTTTTTAAGTTCTCCAAATGTTCTACAGGAATTTTTAAAGTTTCTTTTTCTATATCACAAGGATCACACAGCTCACCTACCTGTTTAAGGACTGTGGGTTCTACATTCAACAACTTAGCATACACGTCAAAGTACTTCTCTGGATTGAGATAGGACTCTATGTATTTAAACTCTGAGCTGTTTTCTCCATAATAGAGCCTGATAGCTTTCTTTAATGGATTAGAAAGTTTAGAATACTTTCCTAATATAAAATTGAACCAATCATTCTTATAACTATCATAATCAAATAGATACACATTGTAGTCTTGTATATGTATTATACTAGAAAACAGAGGGTTAGATAAAAGCATTTGTTCTTCAAATGCTTTAAATCCTTGTGATGTATCTTCCTTAAATGTCACAATTAGCTTCATGTCTTCAGGACCTACCATCCCATCAAGGGATATGTAGGTACCTGAAGGTGTATGATGAGCTGTTCTTTTTATTCCCAATGCAGGATATAAAAAGGACCTGGACTTCTGAAAGTATTTTGTGTATAAGCTATCAATCATACTGCAACTCTTTTACAGAGCAACCATACCCTTGGCAAATTGATACGGGAGCTCATAGCTTTTGTTAGTGTAATGCCAATCTGCTATCTCTAAAACTTCTTTAAACTTGTCCAACCATTTGTTCAATGTACCATCTGATACAGGGAATGCATAAGTTTGGAAAGCTCTGTCAATCACTACAAAGTGAAACTTAATTTTATAACCACCTGCATCTATAAGATGTATATACTTCATACTTACAAGAGATACATACATAATAGCTTGTAGCCAATAAGAGTAGAAATCTACTGTCTCTGGAAAGTCTTTAAGATCCTTAGATGTGGTCTTGATATCATTAATGAATATCGTCTTTTGACTATGGTCAATAACCAGGTTGTCAACAATACCTTTCAGACCAAAAGGGCGGTCGTTCAGTTCAAGCTGAAGCATCACCTCATTCTGTACTTCTTTGTTATCAAATTCAGTTACATTACAACCAATGAGATCACAAACTTGCTTGTGAGTCTTGATCATATCTACAGCGTTTCTGCAGAAATCATAGCTTTCCTGGTCAATGAGGGTTTTATTACCTTTCATTTGAAGAAAACTCCAATAGTTATAAGCATCTGCAGTGAGTACCTTGTCAAGTCTTTGCTGGTCAGTCTTTAGACTTTGATGATAGTTCATGTCCTTCATTACATCCAGGATAGCCTGGTCAAACTCTTCTAGTTTCTCACGCTGATCACCATTACGTTTCAGTTCTGTATGATGATAAAACACTCTGTCTATTACAGTGCGTAGGTTACCAGTAGGTAAGTTAGCTGGAGAGATGATAAACAGCTCATTGAACTTTTCTTCTTCCAGTAACAAAGCGTGAATAATCTTACCTTGTACAAGATGGCTATCTACTCTTTCTTCTTTAAGACCCATTACATAGAGCTGGTAAAATACAGCAGGATTCCATAACAGCTTGTTTAGAGAGCTGTAAGAAAAATAGAACTTCTGTTTATAAAAGTCTTTTTCGAGATGCTGAACAGATTCTTGCATCAAGTCTTCAAACTGTGTGTCAATCATAGTTATTTCTTTTTAGGTTTCCAATTGATCATAGCACGGTCCCCGTGTGCAGTGACGCAACTTCTGCATATCACTGACACCCATCCGGATGTTTCTCCAAGTTCTTGTTCTGATCCGCAGTCCTGGCAGGTGTTATCACACATGTATTCTGCCATACGAATCATACCTTCTACCTCATCATCATTACCGTTGGTATAGAAGCGTAGTCCACCAAACTTTTCTTTCATCGCTGCACAGGTAACCTGCTCAGGTTTTTTAGGACCGTCTGCCGTGTACCTGGTGGTATTATTTATATAGTCTTGAATACATCCACAGAGTTTATCTATAATAGATAACCAACCATCCGGTACACCATACCAGTTAACTCTGTCTGGGTTTCCTTCATAGTCTTGGAAGATCTTGGGATACTTATTGATTAACTCTTCTGTTGTGATGGCCATACACCTTCTTTTACAAGGAATGAACGAATGCGTCCTGCAGTGGCAGGATCGGTAGTGAGGGCTTCTACTGTTTCTAAAAACTCTATAGTCTGATCCAGTTTTTTGTTTACTCTGTCAAGCTCACATAAGAAGTAGTCCAGATCTGTTTGTTCATCAGGTGACGGGAATGCTTGATTCATGATAGGTTTTTTAACTGTGTAAGAGCGTTATCCATTTCCTGAAGCACCTTGATGTGTAGCTGGTGCTTGCTTTTTGGATCTGCGTCCAGTGCAGAAAGTGTTCTGTATCTTTCCTGCAGACGGATCATGTCATTGTTTGTTCCTTCCATAGCATCTGCTACTCTTGCAAGCTGACGTGCTATTTCAGGCAGTGTATGTTCTATAAGCTTACGACCCATAAGAGTCTCGTGTAGCTCAGCCATAGATTAAAGGTTTAAAGGATGAGTGCCATCTTCATTAGGAGGTAGCATTTTAATATCATCATAAAAGACATGGATAGATCCCAGGTCTTGTTCACAGAGCTCTGCATCGAGAGCTTGGATAGTTACACTTTCTCCATCTTCAGATTGCTTAATTTCTATATCCAGTTTACCTACACGGACCCATAATGTACCAGTGTCAGAATTCAGGGGAATTATCTGATCTTCTTTACGTTCGTTCCATTCAGTTACTAGAAATGGTAAGTATTGCATTTTTTTCTGCTTTAGTTTTTTTGTCATGGCAGGTAGTGCATAATACCTGCAGGTTATTTTGTTCACAGAAAAGACGCTCAACAAAGCCAGGAAGATCTTGTGCACAATTAAGACTTCCTGCTGGGCAAATATGATCCACATTGATATTCTTTTCTGCGTAATACTTGTTACAACTAGCACAGAGGTATTCAAACTTCTGACGCTTGTTGGGACCTTTATATGCACGGCGTGCTTTTTGTTTAGCCAACGTGATGGGTTTCCACCATCTGGATTTTTGTCTGAGAGCAGATCTTATAAAACTCCAGAAAGCAGACTCCGTCATTGTGCCTGCATTGCGGGTTTTAGGTACCCGTGGTTTCTTGGGAGTTGTAGTTTTCTTAGGCATATTGTAGATTAAGCTCTACAAAGATATGTAGAACTTATATCAGTTATCTAATTTTTTATTTAGTAGTGGGACTATTGTATAGTAAACCTTTTTAGCACCGTGATCTTTGATAGAGTCAGAAAGGTCTTTGCTCATAGGAAGAACTACAGGAACTATGTTTGGATAGATTTCTTTATACTTTTCCATAGCTTTCAGACCTGCTTCATCATAGTCAAACATCACCATGACTTTTTGGTAATCTTTGAGATACTGCTGCATCACTTCTTTACGTATCATAGAGTTCTCGGAGTCCGGGGCCACTACATCTACAGCGAGCTTTAGACTTTTAAGACTCATTATATCTTTTAAAGAAGAGGTGATTACTAAATACTTATGATTTTTTATTTGTTCAGAACCTTGTATGTAGTCATTCACTTTAATAAACTTCTTATCCAGAGTCTTGGGCTGATAGATCTTATATAGTGTACCGTCCTTCTTAAAGTAACCATAGAGATAATTACCTCGTATTGTTAACTCTATAGGATCTTCATCTACTATGTCTTTAGACAAAACATAATATTCCAATGGTCTAACACAATACTCTTCCAGTAGACGTGATCCAATGTTGAACTGGGTCCAGAAGTATTGATCAGAAGTATTCCAGGATCTGAATACGAACTTTGATACTTTATACTTGCTGGCCTGCTTGAACTCTGTAACATCGTATCCACCGTTATTGTGTAAGACATAGTCGTTGTATTTTTCTACTACTAAAGATGAAGCTTTATGATAAGGAAGCTGCGTAAGTTCTTTGACTAAGTCTATAGCTGAACCACCTTTGCCGCTTGAGAAATCTTTGTACCGGTAACCATCTTTTTTGGCGTCATAGTAGATGCACATAGATGGTGTCCGTTCTTTTGAATTGAACAGACTTTTGATCTTTACATCATGACCGTTAAGCTTTTCTTTAAGCTTGCAGAAGTGTTCAAATATCCAGGGTACAGGAACGTCCTTGACTTCATGTACCAGATTTTTTGTGTTAAACATAAAACTGCTTTTAAAAAAAAGAGGGGGAAGTGGAAACCTCCCCCGTTGATGTTACTTCTTATACTACTTTACCGGTAGTCTTTTTACATGTCAAAGTCATCGTTAACAGGCTCAAAGCTGCTAACAGGTTTGGTTTGCATTGCCTTGTAGTGATACTGGTTGTTTTTGTCAAACTTATCCAGTCTTGCTTCATCTACAGAAGCAAACTTGTACCTTGGTAAAGAGAGTTTTACAATGGTCTTACCATTGTACTCTTCTTCTGTGCCCTTAAGGAACCAGTACATGTCATGTCCTTTTAAGATGCTGATTGCCTGAGCAACCCAGTCTTCAAGGCTCACTGCTGAGATGTTATCTACAGCATCACGCAAACCAAGTTCTCCGGCAATTACTGTGAGTTTCTGAAGAATCTCATTCTTCATCACATTAGTTTCGTTAAACTGGTCAGTCCAGATGGTAGCTGTTACACGTGATGACAAACCTTTAAACTTAGGTCCGTCCTGGTCATTTCTGTCTATAGACCAGCCTTCAAAGTTTTCAAGTTCTGGACCCTCAAGAATAAGTTCCAGACTCTTTTTGTCTCCGTTCTTGGAGGTTCTTACGTTGCCACTGAAAATGTGGGCATACACTACGCCTGGTTGGAAAGACTTCATTTGTCCACTACCAGTTTTTACTTCCTGTCCTTTAGTACTAAACATGTGCTTGTGTTTTAAAAATTAAGAGAGTTAGTTTTCATAATCAAGAACTGCTTGTCTTACAAGCTGCAGATCGTTTACAATCTCAAAGTCTGTAAACATATCCTTAGGTGCTTTACAAGTATTCTCACCATTGTTACGGGTCTCAAAAACATGACGGATATCCCCGTCTTTGTTCTTTTTCACCTTACCAAACAATACAATAGAGAACAGACCTTCTAGTGTAAGTTTTTCATCAACCATTTTACCAATAGTCTTTGCTTTAAACTTACGTTTACCTTCCAGGTCCGTAGACTCTTCAGCATGCGTCAGAAAGAATACCATGAGGTCTTCTCTCAGATCTTTAGGCATACGGGCAATACGTGCCAGGTGTGCACCGATCTGTGTGAACTTCTCATAGCCTTTCTCGTCTACACGATCAAAGAACTCAAAAGAGCTCATGTACTGAAAGTCGTCAATAACAAGGTTCTTGATTTCCTTTCTCTTTTCACTGACATACTTAATACATGCCTCAATGTTTTGAGGAGAGTTACCATAGTACATATTCCCGTTAGGATTTTCCTTAGACCAGGTTGTGTACTTCTTTTTCCAGCCCTTAAAGGGGAGTGCTTTGTTAGCTACATTAATAATAAATGTCTCTGCCGGGTTCAGGTTTTCAATAGCTGTGGACTTACCTGCACCGGATTCTGCAATAACAAGAATACCTTGTGCCATATTTAAAAGTGTATTTTACTACTTTGTATTAGTTCATTGAGCCATGGCTTTAGACTTAATGGCTTTCCGTAACGGATTGCTATATAGTCTCTAATGGTCATTTCACTATAGGGAGCATCAGACACTTCTGGTCTGCTTGTAAACAATACCTGTGTATTTACCTCTTCAGCTTTAATTACAGGTTTTTCTACAGGAGGTGTTGATGGTGTAGATATGCAACGCAGTTCATCAACCGGTACAAGGAATGAACCTTTTTCATTCATCTCATACTCATCTTCATGATTGTCATTACGACTAATCTTATATACTTTACGCTCAGATTCCAGAGGATCTAGATCCCTGGTAACAAGTTCAAAGAAAAAACCTTTGTCCTTTTTAAACTCTGATCCAAAAATACCTACTACATAACGTCCATGACGGTCATAGAAGGGCATCTTCATGTTAAAGTCAAGTGGAGAAATACCAAGAGCTCTGATCAATGGTGCGTGATATTCACGAACTTGGTCCAGCTTTTGTTTTTTCCATTCTTTTTGGTTGCCATATTTATCTATTGGCAGCTCTGTTTGTAACACGTTTACTTGAGACATGTGTTAGGATTTAAAATGTGTTATAGTTCTTGTCCAATATCTGCTGATATAGGTCTTCTATTATTACCCCCAGCTGATCCACTACCTCTTGGATTATTATAAGGGGTATAACCAGTGGTTGCTGTTTGTGGCTCTATAGTCTCGATCATCTTTTGCCTGTTATATTCTCCGTTCATAAACAGGATGTTGTTGTCATCTCCACCATTACGTACCTTGAGCAGATGAATGTAAATTTGGTCCTTGTGAGTAATGTACTTTTTAGGACCATAAATGTTGATGTTGGACTTAAACGGGCGGTTAAGGGCAATGACCATATCTGAACTCTGCATTAAGGCGTCACCTCCAAAAATGTCTGAGCTGGTAGGATAGTTACCTATAATACCAGGATGGGCACGGGAAGCTTCTTCCATAGTACGGTTCATCTGTGTGATCATTAGTACAATGATAGGCAGTTCATTTTTGAGCTGCATAAGCATTTCTGCTGTATTATACAGTACATCAAACTTGTCCTTTTCACCACTACTTTTTTTAATAAGCCAAGAATGGTCTATAGTTACAATCATAAACTTTGCACCCATTTGTTTGTAATAGAACCGGATAGCTTTTTCTATATCAGTTACACATAACGGCTTTTTAACCAGCTTACGCTTTATACCTGCTTTTTCCAATGCCTGGGTATCTGCTAAGTATTTTTGCATTTGTTTATAAGCAAAGTCATCCAGCTGCTGATAAGAGCTTAGTACCTGATTATAGTCCATAGCTACTTCTGCTGCAAACTGTCGGGCTGCATACTGTTTGTCACCCATCTCAAACTGGAACTCCAGGATAGAAAAATCCTGGTCCGGATTATGAAGACGTGACTCCCTCAGTATCTGGGAAACTATCATGGTTTTACCTGCACCTGGTCTGGCTCCTATTGTCATCATAGAACCCCATTCCAGACCACCAATACCCGCATAATTCAGTCCGGTCCAGGGAGTCTTAAAAGACTTTACCCTTCCTGTTCTGCGGTCGTCTATATATTTGAGACCCTCAATGAGGACCTCAGAATAATCTTTGGCGTCAAAAGGATTCTGTGGATTACTCATTTTTGTTTGTTAAATACCCTTTCTATAACATCTTCTGCAGAGATTAAAACTTGCTGACCACCGTGAAAGAAACCTTTCATCATCATGCGGTCTATGGCTATTTTAAAGCCTTCCAGGTTGATAGCTCTAAGTCCATTTCCACCTGGGATTTCTACTGTTACTTTGTCAAATAACTCTTTAACTTCTACATCGTGGTTAACTGTGTCTAGCATTACAGTTTCATTTTACGGGTTGTAAATATATAGAACTTCATGGAGATGACCAAGAAAAGTTCTATAAGAAAATATTTCCATAAGGGAAGTTCTATAATAAGCCAGTCTATTAAGATCCAGTTTACTACAGAAAATACAATACTGATAAGCAGTCGGTGAACTGCTTTTTCTACTTTGGACATAAGCTTACATTGTTTGGGTAGTTTCTCTGTAGATGATATCAGGATCATCCTTGAGCAGCTGACAGTAATCTGCCAGGCTAGACTTTAGCATTTTTGTTTTATTGTCCGTTTTTTGTATAAAGTATGAGCTAGTAGCCATATACTTAAACCCATCTTTGCTTTTGATATACTTATAGTAGTTTGTTGCCTCCAATACAAGAGGCCAGTCAAACTCGGGATAAGTTTTAAAGAACCAAACAAACTTCATTTTTAGTTCTTCTACACTCTGTCTAGCTATTTCACCATGAGGTAAAAAACCTGAAGGAAAGATTTCTCTATACTCTTTTATACGATCCAGGAATCCATCACCTAATACTTCAGTTGTTACTTTCTTTTTAGTTTTAACTAAGAAGGTTTCAAATTCATCTAACACCTGAACAGCTTTATCTGTAAGTATACCATCATCATTAATAAATCCACGAGAATGAGCTATCATCCTTTCTGCATCAGCATTTATGATAGATGTAGGTTTTATACGGTTGCGACAACTATCAAGAAAATAAAGCAGGTTGGGGGAGACGTTGTGACGTATTAGACTCGTCCAGATCTGGTGACTCATGGCTTTGTTTTATGTGGTTTAGGATTACTTGGAATTTACTTCTGAACTGTTCATCTGTTTCCATCAAGTTTAGAAATGTAGAAACATTGTGTATCACTGTAGTATGATCTCTGGCACCTAGTAGTTCACCTATAGTACCTAGTTTGTACTTCATAGACCGAGCCAGGAAACAAAACATCATTCTAAGTTCAACCACTTCTCTTTTTCTACTTTTAGATGGCAGTGTAAGTCTTTTACCAAAATGAGTGGGTAAAAAAGGATCAAAATATTTGAACAGTTGTTCTAATGTCATCAGGGGTATATAGAAGTCCCCGGTATCTATTTTTGTCAGGATTATAGGTGTATATCCTATTTTTTCCAGAAACTTTTGCTTAAACTCTTCTATAAGCTTTCTTTCCAGCTGTGCTGCATACATGCGTGATTCTGTCATAAATCTTCAATATTTAAGTGTACAAATGTATAAAAAGTCTACAAGATTACGTATATTATATTGTAGACTGTATTAAAGATCTACAGGTTTAAAGTTTAAAACTCTTAATATGGCAAAGAAATTCTATGCCCAAAAGGATGCTCTAGGGTTTCCTATTCCTGGTACAATGATGTCAAATGATACTGTTCCGGCAGACTTGGTAGAAATCCCAACATCTACAGCAGTTTCATATAAAGCTCATCCTGAGAAACTTAGATATTTTGTACGTAGGGATAAGAACAACCAGATTATTCCTAATAGCTTGATTATCAGCTTGAAAGAACCAAAAGGGAATGTACTTGAGTTCCGCTTACCAGATGGTCAAGATATAACTCCTGCTTAATAGACTTCTAAACGCGAACTGAGATGAATTCTTCAGCTGTAGATAAAGTGAAAGTTTGGCTGTTTCCAACACTGGTTAGTCTGATAGGTATACTACTGTACCAGGAGATGAAAGAGATTAAAAGTGATGTAAAGGCGTTGTTGGCTCAGTCTAATATAGATAAGACCAGGATAGATAACCTGGAAAGAATGATGTATCCCATACAAGCTCCTGCATCTCAAAAACAACCAACAGATCCAAGACCAACACCTATCAAGTTTATTATGACCGAGTTTATACCGGCAAGAAACGAGATTGAAGAGGATGAGGATTATGAAAAAAACCACATATGAGACAAGTTATACTAATAGCCTTGGGTTTTATTCTGGGTTATGTTTTGTTTAGTCAGATTAAAAGCTGTGTATCAGGTGATATAGTTAGTTCAGATACTGTATATAAACGTGATACACTATGGAAGCATTATGATACAGTTGTAAAGAAATCAATGAGGATTAAAGTAGTCATACATGACACTCTACCTCCTCAGTATATTCCAAATCCTATGTATGATAGCCTGAAGGTTCAATATGAAGAACTTGCTCAGGCTTTTCTAGCTAAAAATATATATCAAGACACTGTCAAAATAGACACTTTTGGACAAGTGGTTGTTTATGATACTGTTCAGAACAATGAGTTAAGTCAGCGTTCTTATGCAGTTAAATATAAACTTCCCATTATAAGAGACAGCATATTTATAACAAATACAATAGAAGCTCCTAAAACAGGACAGCTTTATATAGGTGGGGGTTTTGCTTCTAATAAGGCATTAAGTAGCACCGGTCACCTAGGTATTTTATATAAGACAAAAAAAGATAAGATAGTGGGTGGTTATGTAGCAGTATTGCCTGGTATGCAAATCAGTTATGGTGTACAAACTTACTGGAAGCTCACCTTTAAAAAATAAATATGAAACTGTTCAGCTTTTTTGCCAAGATGTTTGGCCCTAAGCCTCAAGCTTCTATTCCTGTAGTAGAAGAAGTTATTCCTGTTGTAGAAGAACAACCGGTTGTTATTGTTCCAGAAGACGAACCTAAAAAGAAAAAGGTTGTAAAAAGAAAACCTAAGAATCCTTCTTTATGAACATCAAACAAGTGAGTTTTCCTGCCAGTCAGTATATGCAGGAAGAACATCCTAAAAAACAAATTTACCTACATCACACTGCAGGTAATGCAGATGGTGAACAGGTGTTTAAGGGCTGGGAGTCTAACGCAGAGCGTATAGCTACTTGCGTTACTATATCCGGACCTGGAAAAACATCTGTTGATGGACAGATCATCCAGGGATTTAGTTCTAAGCATTGGGGGTTTCACCTGGGACTTAAAGAATCTACCTTTCAGAAAGCCGGTGTTCCTTATAAGTCTTTAGATAAGATATCTATTGGTATAGAGATCTGTAATTGGGGACAGCTTACAGAAAAAAACGGTAAGTTTTATACTTATGTCAACACTGAAGTTCCCCGCTCACAAGTGTGTGAACTTGAAAAACCCTTTAAAGGATTTAAGTTTTATCACAACTATACTGATGCACAGATTGAGTCTGTAAAACAGTTATTATTACTGTGGAAAGACCAATATGGTATACCGCTTGACTATTATGACGATATCTGGGATATTGCACCCAGAGCGTTAAAAGGAGCTAGTGGTGTTTTTACTCACAACTCAGTAAGAAGAGACAAAGTGGATGTCTATCCTCATCCTAAGCTTATACAAATGCTTAAATCATTATAACTATGCCTAACAGAGCTTTTGTCCGTTACAAAAAGTGTGGCAATATTGTTCCAGGATCTCTTATCCTGACCAATGGTAGCTATCCTGAACCTGATGCAGGTTGGATAGAAGTTCCTATTAAAATGCCATGTGGATCTATACGCATTAGTGAAACAGCACAAGCTGGTGATCCGGACGAAATATGCTGGGGTGGTTTTGCACTAGTTTATGATAATGGATATACTTTAATATCAGGTGCTGGATACGCTTCTACTATAGCAGGAGTTATTGAGAATTTGAATGCTGCATATGGTTTTTTAGGCAAGTGGAGTGCCAGTGGTCTTATAATCACATTAGACATGAAACTAGACGTAGCTGATGGATTAGTTAAAGGTCAGGACTTAAATCCTGGTGGAGCTTGGTCTATGATTATTTACTGTGGTGGATAACTCAAATTTATATAAATGGCAAAGACTGGAGGAAACTATAAAGTAACATTTGGCAATCGTAGAAAAGGTAAAGCTAAAAAACGCAGAGGACCAAAAGATAAATCTGTCTCTAAATATAGAGGACAGGGATAAACCATATAACTATGAAAAAAACCATTCTCTCAGCTATCAGATTATTGGTAGTAATTGGCGTATGTATCCAGTTGACTTTTATTGTACTGGATTTTACTGCACAACATCATTCTGTTAATCAATTAAGATACCAACTAAAGAAAAACATAACTTGTATTTTCTAAGTTTATAATCTTGAAATAAGAAGGGGAGCCGTTAAGCTCCCCTTTTTTATTTTATCCGCCAGACTCTTCTGTTTCCATCAAGCTGTATCCTTGTTGTCAGTGTAAACCCTGGTTTCATCTTAGCATACTGTTTAGCAGCATAGTGCAAAGTGTTAGGATTTTTGGCAATAGGATCTGTTTTTGGTACCAGAAAACTATCTCCAGGTTTCATAATCTCGAAAGGAAACTTGTCAATCAAGTTGTGGTTTCTTACACCATTTATGCTAACACCTTGTTCTACATTGTAGGCAAACTTCTTTGTTTTTTCTGCAGGTGTTGCAACTTTAGGTTTTTTCTTAGTGACTGCCATATTTTTATGTTTGTCATCTAAGATAGAACTTAAGGCATAATCAATACACTTGATTTTTTAGAAGTGTTACTTAGTTACTACTTGGTTACTATACAGCATGTCCACTTTGGTTTACACTTCTTATTCTGTTTCCGTCAAATACTACAACCTGAGCTTTGTCAGAATACTGTTTTACTACATCCAGGTTAAATCCATTAAATCGTGAACCTTCTACACCTATAAAGAAAGCTTTATCTGAGTAGATAGAACAGTTATCTTCTGCATCTGTAATGATGAGTGAGTTGATCCCGTTACGTTCAATAGACCTTACAGCTTCATTGATTGTAGTACCACCACCACAGTCTATCATGGATATAGAGATCATATCATTACGATATTTCTTTACACGAGTGTCAAACAGATAGACATCATTAAGCATGTCAAGTTCTTTTAGCTTGGCTATCATGCTTTTTGCAAAGTCTATTTTGGATATCTGGTCACCATTTGTGTTTTTTACTCCACAACCACTGGACATAGATCCTGATACATCTACATAAACATCAATCTTACCAACAGCTTTAGAATCTTTAATTTGTATGTCTTCTGCAAAGATCTTACGGAGTTTTGGATGTAACAGTTCATAGTCTTCCAGACCAGACACATCCTGAGCATTGAAAAGATCTTCGTATTTAACAATCTTACGAGAAGAGAAATAGCTGGCACTTTTATCCAAGAGCTTTTTGATCTTTTCTTTAAGAGAACCCATAGAAAGCTTAACAGACTCAAGCTTAGCTGCCACTTGACGCATATAGTCCGGTGATAGTTTTCCTGCATCTTGTCCGCCATTTTTGTTAGCTTCTTCAAACATTTTCTCTTGGATATCCTGGTCTATATGATCATCCATCATCTTACAGGTATCTTGTGCATCCTGCATAAGTTTCTCAAGCATATTTTTACCCGCACTGGAATTCATATGTTTGTCCATTGCTTTATCAATGTCATCTTGATTAAACTCAGAGTCACCTTCTCCATTAAGACCGTTCATCATCTGCTGCTGTGCATCCGGATCTACATACTCCATTTGTGTAAGCTGCATTAGATAGTAGAGCATCATGTTTTTGGTAAACACCGCAGATTTTAAGTTAGACCCTTCAGACATAATCTTACCTACAGGATTGTTGGCTTTTTCCAAAAACTTAAACCTGGTGCGGTTCTTTTCATCACGCTCGGTAAATTCAAGCTTGTCCATTTTGTGATAGTACAGCTTGTGTATGTCATACTTTAGAGACTTCGGTAGCTTGTCATAGTTTTCTTTGAGCTTCTCGTGAAACTTTTGCAAGTCCGGTTTCTGGTCTTCAGGCAGTTTACCAAAAGCAGCAGTACCCCTGAACCTGTGGTAGTACTCCTGGATAGACTTAACGTTTTGAATCTCTGTCTTTACCAAGCTATCAATTTTACCTTCATCTATATAGTGGATGTAAGGTTTTACCAGATCACTTTTTTTATAGAAGTTCAGTCTGCCGAACAGACCGTCCTTGTCTTTGTAATAAGACTGGCTCTGTATCTCACCCTTCTTGACTTTCTCAAGAATCGTATATACGTTCTTATACTGTTTGCTTTTAGAAGCCATGGTTATAAGTTTAAAAAGGCTGACTGGTTGTTACACCAGCCAGCCATATTTTTAGAATGGGCTAACAGAATCAGAAGGAATATTACCAGCTTCCATCATGTTGTCAAACTCTTCTGCAGAAACGTAATCTTTACGTGTAGGGTGGTTTGCCAAGATGTACTGCATAGAAAGCTCGATCTCCTCCACTTGGGATACGTCCATGATACCACGAGACGTGTAGGTGTTGATTAGACTTTCGATTTCTGCTACAGCAAGCTCCAGCTGTTCGTTAGAACTATAAGAGTGAAGCATCTCAACCTTACTCATCACTGCTTTGACCTCCGGACTCATCAGCTTATTCTGAAGTTCAGAACCTGCAGATTGGGAGATCATGATCTGTGCAGTTTTAACCAGGGATTTATCTAAAGAAATATCCCAGATAAAACTTACAGCTTTAGTCAGCGTAGGTACAAAGGTGAGCGTACGATCAGAACTGGCTGAATAACCAACCTCGAGATACTTCTCTAGTTTATTAGCTGGTACTTCTAAAGAGCTCATCTCAGCTTTGGTAGGAATACCAATTTTAAATACCTCTTTGTAGTCACGTGCACCCTTATTGTAATACTTTACAAGTTCACCGGCAGATACACGGTTAACTGTTTGCTTCAGCATGAAACGGTCCCAGAAAGGTGAGCCTTGCTCTTCTTTAGGAATTTCGTTACAAGTAGCAACAAAAAGCTTCCACTTACATGGAATCTTGTGCTTACCGTTGAACAAAAACTTCTCATTCATTACACCGAGCATAGCATTACGGATAGCAGATGATGCTTTATCCACCTCGTTGATGATTACAATTTCAGCTTCTGCAATAGGTGCAGCAAGCTCATACTTGTTTTCTGTAAAGAGTTTACCAAGATCTGGCATACCCTTAATCTCTGATGCCTTAGTTCCCTCATCGGTTTCAAGGATATAAATCTTCTGTGCAAAATCTGCAGGTGTCATTTTACCATCACGGTTGAGCCAGGCTTTTGCATATTCTATAACGGTCTTAGTCTTAGCCACACCGGGTTGACCTACCAAAAGCAATGGTAAGCCTGTTGACTCTGCAAGAGCCAACATTTTAAATACCTCTTCTTTGTTGATAAGAGAGGTTTCAATAGTACGAATCTCGTTTGCTTTCCTGGAGATAGACTTAACTTTTGTCTGTGACATGTTCAAAGGTTTAACTTGTTGTTGTGTAATTGCCGCCTGAGCGGGTGCTGCTGGTATAGGTTTATTTATAGTACTGACACGTTGCCAACGCTGGACTCCATCTACG